ATCTTTTAAAATAAATAATCTTAATTCCCTTGGCAATTCTAAAGTTTTCTTTAAAATATAAAATTTTCCATTTCTCTCGAAATAATCTTTCAATAAGGATGAACTTAAAAATAATGTATTATCTCCTAAAGTAGATGTATTGACGGACTGTATAAGGACATTCGCGTCATTTTGTGCTGCACTTTGTGCGACCTCTTTTGCAATACTCAAAGCAGTATTATACGCATCTTCTTGTGATACATCTGATTCAGCAGTTGCACTTCCGGATGCAGTAACAACTTCTTCTTTACGAAAAAAAAACTGCGCAGTAACACTTGCGGTAGCGGTAGCTTTTGCTTTATAAGTAGGCATTATATATTATAATTACAAAATAATATTTAATGTTTTCGGCTTCTTGTTCTTCTTCGACTTCTACTTTTATTACGTTTTGTCTTTCGCTTTTTACCGCCGCTATAACAACCCCAAATCCAATTAGGATTACCGCCTTTTCTATATCTTCTCTTTCTTGAACCACCATTTTGAGTAGCTTGATTGTCATAAACAGAATTTGCTGAACCCTGCATAGAAGTAGATGATAGGCTTTTTATTTGTGTATTAGGATTTGTAGTACCATTTTGAGGAGTATATTGCATCTGCATTTGAGGTACAATTATTGTTGCGGGTTGTCCGCCTTTATATTTACGTCTTCTACCACCAACAGCATTGTTTAAACTGGCTTGTTTAGCATTCATATTCTGACCAGCCATTAGAGCAGAATCACGTGGATTTCCAGCACCAGATGTATAAGAGGATACTTGAGGTTGTAATAAACCAGGAGGTGTATTTTTAGTATTGGACATATTAATATATATTAATATTTTAATTAGTTTAAATAAAATACTTAATATATTAATTATAAATAATGGACGACAAACAACGATTACAATTACAAAATATGATTAAGGCAAATAATGTCGAGGACCAAACCGATTTTATACGTAGCTTAAAACATAGTCAAATAATTAGAAGCGAGGTTAACAATATGATTTTAATTAAGGCAAAATTTAGAGGTGATGATGCTAAAATTCACGAAGAAGGTGTAAATGAATGTAATTTCTTATTTACCTATTACACGGATATTTACAACAAAGTCAGAAAAGATGAAATTGATATTGGTATTCTAAATAAATTCTTAGATGTATTGAAACAAATAGAAGAAGGTGAATTAGACCAGCACGAAGGATCCTTTTTAGTAGGGACCATTTTAAAAGAATTATATGTAGATAGTGCGTTGAAAAAGGCGGATAAATTAAACGCAAATGAACAGCAAAGAGAGGAACCAAAAGGTCCTGAGAAAAAAATATCGTATAAGCAATTCAAAAAAATGAATAAATAAATGTAATAATTATCTGATATTATAATATTTATCTGATATTATAATATGAATACAAAACGAAATAAAAGAAAGAAAAGAAATAATAGAACAAGAAAAATTAGGAATTCGAAATTTAATTCCATAAAACCTTCATTAAAAATATTAGATATAGGGTATCCATTATACGCGGCAAAATCTTATGAAGGTTCTACTATTTTAAAATATAATAAAGAGCAAGAAGAAAAATATCATGACAAATGTTTAATGGAGAATTCAAGCTGGTTTGGAGATTTAAAAGTAGCAAAAAGTTATAAAACAAAAGATAATCATATTTATAAATGGTCTACAAATAAGAAAACGAATTTATTAAATATTAATCATGAAAACGAAAGATTTATAAATGACATATTCTCTCGAACTAAGTTAAAACTAACTCCAACAATTGTTTTAAAAGATGAAGAAATAACAAAAATAAAGAACTTTGAACATCCTTATTTAGATATGACGGATAATCAAAAGGCTTTATATGAATTTAAATTTTGTTTTGGTTTTATTACAGTAAATGAGCAATATGAATTCATGAGATTTATAAAATACTTAATTGAAAACAAATTAACGGATATTAAAAGAAGAGATGGTAAAAGTATTTTAAGGAAATTAAAATTAAAAATAAAATATTATGAAATAGATGGTTTATTTTTTGGTAAAAAAGAAAAATTTAACCGATTGAGTTTTTATGATTTTGATAAGCACGCAATTATGAATTTATGTAAAATAATACATGAAAATAATATGAATATATCAGGTGTATATCAAAAAAATGATACCAGTTTTTGGTTTCCAGATTTAATAGTCTATAAAATGGATATTCAAGAATATATATTATTCAATCCACAAGATAACTTGGTTTATGATAAATTAATTGAGTAAATAACATAAATATATTTTTAGATATAAATATATTTATAATTATGTCAAAGAAAATTAAAACAACTACATCTCTTGTAATAGTAGAGTCACCTGCTAAATGTAAAAAAATAGAACAATATTTGGGTCCAGGTTATAAATGTATGGCATCGTATGGTCATATTCGAGAATTACCTTCACTCAAAAATATAGATATAGAAAATAATTTTAATCCAAGTTATTTAATCATTGATAACGCAATTAAGAGAAAAAATATAGAAACTTTACGAAATGAAATAAAATCAGCGAGGGAAGTAATATTAGCAACAGATGATGATAGAGAGGGAGAGGCAATTTCATGGCATTTATGTCAAGTATTTAAATTAGACATAAATAAAACGAAACGTATTACGTTTAATGAAATAACAGAATCGGCTATACAACAAGCTATAAAAAATCCGAGAACAATTGATATGAATATTGTGAATGCTCAACAAGCACGACAGATCCTCGATGTTTTGGTTGGATTTAAGGTTTCACCAGTATTATGGAAATTAATAAAAAACGGTAAAGACAATGCTTTGAGTGCGGGTCGTTGTCAAAGTCCAGCTTTAAAATTGGTTTATGAAAATCAGAAAGAAATTGACGAAGCAAAAGAGAGAAAGGTATATAATACAACAGGGTATTTTACAAATTCCAATTTGCCATTTGAATTAAAACCGGAAGGTAAATTTGAAGACGAAGATGAAATGATAGATTTTTTAGATGAAACTTCCAGATTCTCTCATATTTACACATGCTCTCAGCCTGTAAAAACGTTTAAGCAACCACCTGAGCCATTTACAACAAGCAGACTACAACAAGTCGCAAGTAATGAGCTACACTATTCGCCAAAAGAAACGATGCGAATTTGTCAACTACTTTATGAAGGGGGGTATATTACATATATGCGAACCGATTCGAAGACATATAGTGTCGAGTTTTTGGTCAACGCGAAAGAATATATAATTAAGACGTATGATGCTCAGTATATCAATAAAGATATGTTTGAAAAAACAGACGATAAAATAATTAAAGAAGAGCCAAAAAAACGTGGTAAAAAGAAAGAAGAGAAAAAAGAATTTGCTGAAGTCAAAGATAGACTTCGACAGGAAGCACATGAGGCAATAAGACCGACTAATATTTCTCTCCGAGATCTACCAGAAGAAATGGATTCTAAAGAAAGAAGAATGTATAAACTTATTTGGACGAATACTTTGGAAAGCTGTATGGTAGCATCATCTTTTTACTCAATAACGGCAAGTATTTCAGCACCATTAAATACAAAATACACTTATTCAACAGAATTAATCGACTTTCCTGGTTGGAAAATAGTGGAAAACAAATTCTCTCGTGAGAACAAAGACTATCAATATTTACAATCTATAAAAAAGGATTCGCCAATCCAATATAAGAAGATTTGTTCAAAAGTTTCTTTGAAAGGTACAAAGATGCATTATACAGAGGCAAAATTAGTTCAGCTTCTTGAAGAAAAGGGAATAGGTAGACCATCCACATTTTCGTCCCTTATAGATAAAATCCAAGAGCGTGGATATGTTAAAAAAGAAGATGTCAAAGGAAAGGAGGTTGTTTGTAGGGATTTTGAATTGGAGGATGGAGAGATATGTGAAATAGAAAATAAAAGAGAGTTCGGAAATGAAAAAAGCAAATTAGTAATCCAACCATTAGGTATAATTGTTATGGAATTTTTAGAAAAGCATTTCAATAAATTGTTCAATTATGAATATACAAGTTTAATGGAATCAGCTTTAGATAAAATAGCAAAAGGTGAACTAATATGGTTTGAGGTTTGCTCATCCTGTAATAAAGAAGTAGACGAGTTAATTGAATTAATAAGAAATGAAACAAAATATGAATTTAAAATAGATGATAAAAATACATATTTAATTGGTAAGCATGGACCAGTAATAAAATGTGTAGAAGAAAAGGATGGAAAAGAAGAAGTAATATTCAAGTCAGTTAAAAAAGACATAGATGTAACAAAATTAAAAAATGGTGAATACCAAATAGATGACATTACGGATACAAATAAAAAAACAAATACACAATATAATTTGGGTAAATATGAAGGGAAAGATGTTATATTAAGAAAAGGTAAATTTGGGCTTTATGCTTCGTGGGGAGAAAATTCTAAGACATTAAAAGAATTAGGGAATAGACCTATAGAAAATATAACATTTGAAGAAGTATTAGAAATTTTAGAAAAAGGTTCTAATATAGTTAGAGAGATAAATACAAGTTTGTCGATAAGAAAAGGTCCGAAGGGAGATTATATATTTTATAAAAACTCCAAGATGAAAAAACCACAATTTTATGATATAAAATTATTTAAATTAGAAACAAACGAGGATTATAAAATATGTGATTTAACTATTTTAAAATCTTGGATAATGGAAAAATATAATATAAAAATTTAGAGAATTATTTTTTGTTATCTAAAATTGTAGAGGTGGATAAACCGTTGCGTTTGAGCTTCGTAATATTTGTGGAACCATCAAAGTAAATTGAAGCATAAAAGAATAATTGAATACTCCAAAATTAACAACTCTCCCATCATGATATCTCAATCTGATTTTTAATCTTCGCATTCTTTCAGCTGGAGGATAATAAATTTTATATGGAAGAGACATATGATCAAACCACTGTGATATTGGTGTAGTAGGTATTCCTAATTTAGCAAAAGATGAATTAACAATACCATTAGTTTGATTAGTTGTTATTGTAAAAGGGCTTAAATTAAATGGTTGAGTTTCATCAATACAATTTTGTCCAGCTATTTCCATATACATATAAGCTTCACCCATTAAATTAATTTTATATGGACACTCTACCCAATGAACTACACTTCCAGATAAATCTAAATTAGGTAATAACCAAAACCCATCATCACCAGGTAAAACATTTCCGTAAAAAAATCTTGGAACAGTAATACCGTTATAGGTTTCGAATGAGCCTTGATCAGGAAACTCAGTTGAACTGATTGAACTGGTATTACATCTGGGTAACCCAAGATTATTAGGTAATCCCCATGCAGTAGTATTAGGTGCGTGTGCTTTTTGATTACAACTTAGTTGAGTTACTAAATTTTCTAAAACACCTACTTCATTGATCAATATAAATGGATCTGTAGTATTTCCAAACCAAATTCTGGCGCTAACATTATTATAAACTATTGTAAATCTCTTATAACCCAGATTTAGTTTAAAAGTTTGTAAAGTAATATTCCAACCATCAGCTGGATAAAGTTCATTTTTTTTAGTAAAATATTCAATTATTCTTTTTGTAACAACAAAATTAAATTTATTAGTTAATTCATTTACCATTTGTTCTGGATTATAAAATCCTTCTTCAATAACAAATTGATACGGTATTTCATTGGTACTTACCAATGCTTCATAAATCCTATAATTATAATCATCTACTACACCAAATTCGGCAGGATTATAAGGATTAGTTATTTTGAAAACAAAACCTACATTTCCATTATATCCAGAAAATACATCATAATTAGAAGGAAATGACCAATTTACTAAAGATAAAGAAGCAACATTTAAAAGATCTTCTGGAAGTTCTATTTCAAATTCAGCAGCATTAGGATATTTAATAGTATCTCTATCTTCAGAATGTATGGAAATATATTTTTTATAAAATATATATTCTTGAGAATTTTGAATTAATGGGTGATTAGTATTTAAATTAAACGAATTTAAACTATTATGAAATTTAACAGAATCATTAGATGAATAATTGCTTTTGTTTAATCTATCCATTATATATTATAATAAAAATATATTTTTATATTTAAATATAATTAAATATAAAAACTTATATTAATATATGGCAGGAATAGTAAGTACAACAGCAAATTATGGCGGAAAAGTAGATACACAACAGGGAAATATTAAACAATTTATTTTTTCATCAGATACGATAAATTGGGTTTATAAAAGATTAACGAATATTTTAACAGTTATAACACCCGTAAATCCCAAAAAATATCCGATTTATTTAGATTCAGATCTAATAGTAACAGGTTCTATTTTTAATCCTTCTGATGAAAGAATAAAAGATAATATAAATACTATAGATGATGAAAGAATAGATAATTTACTTACATTAAATCCTATAATATTTTCATATAAAAATGATATAAAAAAGAAAAAACATTTTGGAATTTTAGCTCAAGATATTGAGAAATTATATCCAGAAATAATTGAAAATAATATTATGTTAGGACATAAATCTGTAAATTATATAGAATTAATGCCTCTAATGTTAGCTAAAATGAAAAAAATGGAAGATGAAATAAATGAATTGAAACAAACCTTAAAAATAACAAGTTGATAATTTATTATCACTTAAGTATATAAATGTCCAAGTGGTATTCATCTATATATAAAGCGTGTATATTGGCTTCATTAATTTCATTTATTATTGGATTTTTTGCTCAACCACAAATATCTTTAGGAGCATATTTAGCAGGTTATTCTGTTTTAATTTTTGGTATAATGATGATTCTAATAATATTGTTTAATAATGTTTTTAAAACAACTGGTAACAGTTCAAGTAGTCAAATATTATACGCCATTTTTATGACATCTGGTCCTTTTATATTAATGCTTGGCGTAATAGCATTCGTGTTATATTTATTAATCACTTATTACAATAGAATAAGCGAAGGTCAAGTGGCAAGTGGTTATAATTCATTTAGTAATATAATTGTAATGTTATTATTATTACAAGTCTATTTAGTCTATAGAAACATAGATAATGACAGTTTCGAATCCTCTGGAAAAATTTCAAAAGTAACATCGAGTATAATTTATTTATTAGGTATATTAACCACAATATGCTCTATAAATTTATATATAATTCTTAAATATTATACAACTGATGGTTTTGCTAACATTAATTAATTTTGATAAATTTATAAGTCAAGCCAAAATTTTGTTGTGTTTCCCAAATTCCAGATATTTTAAGAACGAAGGAACATTGTTGTTTATTTCCAATATCTGAAAAAATTTTTATATATCCTGATCTAATTTGTTCATAAATTTTAAATGATGGTATCTTGTTTGTCTTATATTTCTTTAATAATTCTTCTTCTATTATCTTAATACTGTCAATAATATCTTTATGATTAGAAATATTAAAATTACATTTATATTTATTATAATATTTCTCACATGTAATGTCATTAAAATTAACTAATAAATAGATTCCATTTAAAATCATATTAGGTGTAGAATATAATATTCTTATAAAATTCCCATTATTCATAATATTATTTTTGATAGGTTCACAAAAAAAAACATTTTTATTATTATATTGTTCTATTAGTTTTACTAAGTTCATAAATTATAATGTATTTTGTTTTTAAGCAATATACATAATAATAAATAAATATAATTGGTTAATATAGTAATAAAAGAATATTAAACTATATAATAAATAATGAAATTTTATGAGACACATTTTGAAGAATATATTTCTGAAAATAATAGAGTAAATCTAAATCCTAAATTGGAAAAAATATATGAAAAATTTCCAAAGTCATTACAAGAATTAAAAAATTTGATTTTTTATGGTCCAAGTGGAACAGGTAAATATACCCAAATGTTAAAAGCTATAAAAAAATATAGCGCATCCGATTTAAAATATGAAAGAAAAATAAGTGTTACTTATAACAAACAACAATATTTTTTTAAAGTAAGTGATATTCATTATGAGATAGATATGTCATTATTAGGTTGTAATTCTAAATTGCTTTGGCATGAGATATATCAACAAATTATTGACATCATTTCAGCAAAAAATGATAAATCCGGCATTATTGTATGTAAATATTTTCATGAAATACATAGTGAATTATTAGAGAATTTTTATAGTTATATGCAGCAAAATAATTCAATAAATGTTGATATTAAATATATATTGTTAACTAAAGAATTAAGCTTCATACCTGATAATATTTTAAATTGTTGCGAGGTGATAAATATTCCAAGACCTACAAAAACAGCTTATATAAAATGTATAAAAAACAAAATACAGAATAAATTAAAAACTGAAAACATTACAAATATAAAAATGCTACATCATAATTATAATGAGGATTTAATGTTACAATATCGAATAATTAGTAATAAAATAATACATAATTTAATCAATATAAATGAATTGAATTTTTTAAAATTTAGAGATATTATATACGATATATTTATATATAATTTAGATATATCAGATTGTATTTGGTATATTCTCTCCAATCTTATAGAGAAAAAATTTATTAAGAAAGAACATTTGTCTGATATTTTAGTTAGAACGTATTGTTTTTTTCAATATTATAATAATAATTATAGACCTATTTATCATGTTGAAAACTATTTTTTGAATTTAGGAAAGATTATACATTCTCTCTAAAATGAATTACTCCACAAATTAATTACTCCACAAATTAATTACTCCAAGGCCATCTATAACGACTATTATTAATATAAATTCTATTTTTAAATTGATAGGAGCGTAAATAAGAACCCATTGGTGCTGGAATTATATTATTCGACTGTGCTACATAATAAAAATTATTATAACTATTTGGTACTCCTCTTCTGTAAGTAATAGCGCTGGTATGAATTGCCATTATATATATAAAGAATATAAAATTTAATTACCATATTTAATACTTAAAGTTTAAAAATTAAGTATAAAATAATGAATTATAAAGATGCGTTTAAAATACTTGAAATCGATTTTGTTAATATAAAATACGAAGAATTAACGTTAGAATACTTAAAAAAGAAATATAGGAAATTGGCACTAAAATATCATCCAGACAAAAATGGTAATACAGAAGAATCAAATGAACAATTTAAAAAAATAAACGAAGCCTATAATTATTTAAGGAGAGAATTAATGAATTTAAAACCAGATGATTTTCTTAATGAAAATGAAAGCGATTTATATGACGAATCTCATAATATTTATTTGAATGTTCTAAAGAATTTTATAAAGTCGGTAATGGATGGTAATTATATTGATATATTGGCTAAAATAGTAAATGATATATTGATTGCTGGAAAACAATTATCCTTTAAAATATTTGAAGATTTAGATAAGGATATAGCATTGAATGTTTATATTTTTCTCTCGAAATATAAAAGCATACTTCATTTTAGTGATGAATTGTTGGAGAAAGTGAAACAAATTGTACTTCAAAAATATGATAATGTAGAAATATATAAATTAAATCCAAGTATAAATGATATAATATATAATAATTTTTACAAATTATATGTAAATGAAAGTTTATATTTGGTTCCTTTATGGCATAACGAATCTTATTTTGATGGTTCTGGATGTGAAATAATAGCCATATGTGAGCCTGATTTACCTGATAATATAAAAATAGATGATGATAATAATTTAATAGTTGAAACCAAGATACATGCTTACAATGATTTACCAGAAATGATAATACATGATGAAATATTAAACTTTTATATAGGCAATGAATTATTTACCATTCCTCTCTCGGAATTATATTTAAAAAGAGAACAATATTACCGTTTTAAAGGTAAAGGATTAGTGAATGTAAAAAAAGATATATATGATTTATCCAATAAATCGGATATTATAGTAAAAATTACCTTTATTTAATTTATAATCTATTATCTGATTTCTCTCTCATTAACATAATTTGATTGTATTTTTTTATCATATTTTCAACAAATATAAGATCTTGGTTATGTTGATACATACTTGCTGCTTCAAAAGAATTACATGGTCCACCATATTCTATCATTCTTTTTTTATCAATCTCTCTAACCTTCTCAACGGAATCTAAATTTATAATATCATTTGGTTTCATTTTTAGTTGTCCGCCTAAATAAAACGTGCCTTTATCGAGTTCAGATAAAAATCTTTTAATAACACGTTCATCAAAATCAAACATTTTCTGCTCTTCTTCACTTAGTTGTGTAGTATTGAACATTAATAAGTTATACAAAGTAATAACTCGTGACATATTTTTATTATTACAACTTCTTTTTATTATCATTTAGAATAACATATAATAAGTATTTTAATTTATTATATGTAAAAAAAATTTATAATTTCAATTTTTTTATTTATATTTTTTAAATTTTATACTTCAGTCTTCTTTTTGGTGACAACCTTCTTTTTCTTTGGTTCTTCTACAACTGGAGCTTGTACAACTTTTTCCACAACTGGTTCTGGAACAGGTAATTTATATTCCTCTTCATTATCAGAATCCTCAACCAAAGCACTTACTGAATTGTCAACTTGTTCTGGAAGTTCAGTTTCTGGTAATGCCTTTAAAGCTGCTCTATCACCAGGTCTAACTGTTAAGAAACAAGTATCATCTGAAATAGCAGATGTCTTAGGCTTTCTAACAATGACTTGCTTCAAATTCCATGTAATAGATACCTTAGCAGGACTTCCAACAAACCATAAACCAGCACACTGAATTAAACAAATTACTTGAATAGGTGCCTTACTGTTACATCTTAAGAAATCAAGAGGAGTTACTCCAGGTTCAGTTTTTCCCTTAACATATAACTGATTATAATCTTCATCAAATACAGATGTTTGCCATACATCCTTCCAGCATGGTAACTTTACAGTTAATTGTGGTGGTTGATCATAATCACGTTCTTCACTTCCCTTACTCTTCTTAGGATACTTTAACATTGGAGTAAATTTCTCATCCATAACATCCATAGACTTAATTTCCTTACCAAACCAATCCTTAGAATAAGTCATAGCATCTTGCTTAATTTTTTGTTCAACTAATTTCATTTGTTCAAGAAATTTATCAGCATCAGGAGTTGTATATTGTCCCTTAGAGAATTGTAAAGTCATAGTATATTTGCCGGTTCCTTGACCATCAAGAGTTTTTACTTCTTGAGCACCCCATGAACCGATTAGTGGTGCTGAAATAGTTAAAGATTCTTTGAAATGTTTATTATATAAATTTACTACTTTGCCTCCAGCCGGATTAGGCTTAGGAGCACTGTAACTGAAAACAGATAAATCAATATTAGTACCGTCAACGATTGCGCTTGCCATTTTATTAGTATACTTTACATTATTGAATTATCTTTAAATCAATTTTTTTTTTAAATATAAATTAAAAGAAATGATGATCGTGAAAAGTAATCAAACCATATATGGTAACAATTTTATTTATATTTTTTTGAATAAGTATTTCAATAAATATTGAATAAGTCTAATAAATGTGTATATTTATTAAAATTTGTAAAGTTTCTACTATTAATAATGTTTTTGAAAGCATTTAAGATTATATTTTATATAATTATAAAATAATAATAAAAACAATATAATATTAATATATATTATATGTCTGATAGTTTAAAGAAAAATAAGAGCAAAGAAAGTTTGCTTGAAGAATATTTAAATAATATAACAACAAAATGCGAGAATAAAATGCCATTAATTAAGAATCCAAATAAGATTAGTGATGACAAAATAATTATTCCAACAATAAATACATATAACGAGTTAGTTTGTAATAATTATAATGTGACTCAATTGAAAAGTTTTGCGAAACATTATAAATTAAAAATAAGTGGAAATAAACAGCAATTGATGAGTAGAATTTATACATATTTATATTTTTCATCCTATATAATTAAAATTCAAAAAATTTTTAGAGGTTATATTGTGAAAAAATACAAGATTTTACATGGTCCAGCATCATTAAATCGAAAAATATGTACAAATACAGATGATTTTATTTCAATGGATCCAATTGAAGATATTAATTTTCATCAATTTATAAGTTATAAAGATACTGATGGTTTTATATATGGATTTGATATAACTTCACTCCACAATTTATTTTTAAAATCTGGAGAAGATATAAAAAATCCATACAACCGCAATTTAATACCAGATAATGTATTTAAAAATATAAGATCGCTTATTCGTTACAGCAAAATTCTGAAAATAAATATTAATTTAAATTTTGAAGATGATACAAAAAAAGTATCCAACGAAAAAGCAATTGAATTAAGAGCACTAACATTATTTCAAACTATAGATTCGTTAGGGAATTATACAAATGCGTCTTGGTTTCTCTCTCTAAACAGAAATCAATTAATTAAATTTATAAGAGAATTGATCGACATTTGGAATTATAGGGCTCAAGTCCCAATTCAAACTAAAAGAAATATTTGTCCTCCTATGGGTGATCCATTTAGAAATTTAAGTATTCAATACATAAATACCGAACAAAATTTATGGAATGTAAAAAAAGTTTTACTTGAAGTTATGGAAAAAATAGTAAATAGCGGTATAGATAAAGATAGTAAAGCTTTAGGAGCATATTATGTTCTTGGAGCACTAACATTAGTTAATTCAGATGCTGCTACATCTCTACCTTGGCTTTTTCAATCAGTTAATTACTTTTAATTTTTATGTAGTATCAAAAAAAATTGAGTGTTAATAATAGATTATCATATTACCGTAAGAATATATATTATTAGACCAAAAACTACTTAAAAACTACTTAATAGAGTATAGTATAATAAGATGCCTAAGAAAACATCTAAGACTACTGAGACTCTCGAAGTTGCTGCTCCTGTTGTTGTTGAAACTGCTCCTGTAGCAGAAAAGAAAGTTAAGAAGACCAAGGCTCCTAAGGCTGAGCAAGTCGCTGCTCCTGAGCCTGTTGTTGCTGCTCCTTCTGATGCCCAAGCTGATAATGAAGCTCCACTTGCTGAGCAATCTGTTGAATTCCTTGCTAAGATTCAACAACTAAGTGTTATGATCTCTACCCTTAAATCCGAGTACCGTGCTCTTGAGAAGAAATGGTCTCGTGAGGTTAAGGCTGCCCAAAAGGTTTCCTCTAAGAGAAAGAGAAAGGCTGGTAACCGTGCTCCTTCTGGATTCGTTAAGCCAACCAAGATCTCTGATGAACTTGCTTCATTCCTTGGAAAGGAAAAGGGAACTGAAATGGCTCGTACTGAAGTCACTCGTGATATCAACAAGTACATCCGCACCCATAATCTTCAAGACAAGGAAAATGGTCGCAAGATCAATCCTGATTCCAAGCTTGCTGCTCTTTTGAAGCTTAAGAAGACCGATGAACTTACTTACTTCAACCTTCAAAGATACATGTCTCCTCACTTTGCCAAGGCTACCAAGGAAGCTACTGCTTAAACGAAGTAGTTATAAATTAAACGAAGTAATTATAAAATAAATTTAAAAATAAAAATTATACAGTCTTTCGGGACTATATAATTTAATTAAAATTATTTTTTTTGAAATACTTAATATATATTATTATCATATAATGGGTATTGAATTAGATACTTATAAAAAAAACAGAATAAATGAATTAAAAATAAATTTTAATTCTGTTATAGCCCGTTTAAATACTTTATTAATTGCTAATATTCGTAATGTTAATAATTCAAGAATTTCTACAAGCCAAAAGCAAAAACTAATAAGTAATTTAAGAAATCAATATAATAACAATATTAAATCATTAACTGATAATCTAAATAAAAATATACAATTAGTCAATAGTTTTCAACCTAAACCAATAATAATAAATAAAAATAAAAAAGCTTTATTAGTTGGTATAAATTATATTGGAACTCAATACGAATTAAATGGATGTATAAATGATATTACTTCTATTCATGAGAGAATATCAAAAAATGGTTTTAATGATATCACAGTTCTAACCGACTATACTAATTTAAAACCTACTAAAAAAAATATTTTAGATGCTTTCAAAAAATTATTATCTGACGCGCAACCAGGTGATTTTGTAGTATTTGCTTATAGTGGTCATGGATCTTACACTAAAGATTTAAACGGCGATGAAACAACTGGATATGATCAAATGATTGTCCCACTTGATTTTGACATGATAATCGACGATGACTTAAAAATCATTATTCAGAATAATTTGAAGGAAAATGTAACATTATTTGCGTTATTTGATAGCTGTTATAGTGGTTCTGTATTAGATTTAAAATACCAATATTTAGATTCGCTCAATTATGATAATTATACTGAAAATGATAAACAATTAGAGACTAAAGGTCGTGTATTTATGATAAGTGGTTGTACAGATAAACAAACAAGTACTGATGCGTTTATTAATAATAAAGCAGGTGGAGCAATGACTTGGTCTTTATTGGAATCTATAAAACAAAAACCAAATTGTAGTTGGAGAGAATTAATAAAGGGTATGCGTGACAATCTTAAAACCAATGGTTACGATCAAATACCGCAATTATCATCAGGAACTATTCAAAATATTGATACGCAAATCTTTATTTAACCTTTTCTTATGGAAAAACTTTCAAAATCTTCAACACTATCATCGTCTGAATTGTATGATATTAACATTTCCAATAATTCTTTTTTATTTATATGTGGCTGATATTTCAAGACATCTTCAATCGATATATTCATATCACATTCTTGAAGTTGATACAAATCACTTAAAATATAACGCACGATAAATGTAATATCAAGAGTTTGTGTTTTTAATATATCAATGAGTTTTAAAGAATAAATATTTTCTTTCAAAGTATCTCTATCGTATTTATTATTATATAAATCCAACATTTATATAATAAATCATAAAATTATTTTTAAGCAAAAAAAAATTTATATTTAATTTATGGAAATATAAAGCCATCAGTTTTCAATATATTTTTAATATCAGTCTTCATTATGGGACCATTTGCTATTCTTATTTTTTCGAATACTTTTATACTACAATGATCTACACTTAAATCAAACATATTATTAATTTTCAATAATAATTCATAATCTTTAATTGCTTCTTTGTAGTTTTCGTTTAACCATTCATAGAATGACATTTGTGAATTTAATTTGTGATATTTTTTGAAATATTTTAAAGTCTTTGTCAAGGTATTAGAATCATCGCATTCAATATTATAATCAGTGCCAGATAATACACAAATATCTCTTAGATCTTTTTGGGTTATACCTAAATTATTCAAAATACCTTTCATATCATAAACTACCGCAGTATGATTTAATAAACTCATATACCTAACAACTCGAGGACAACCATATACAAACATATCCATATCTTCACTTAAACATGCCCATACCTTGTCTTTCATTGTTAACATAGCACATAATTCATCTGCTTCTCCTGGAGCGTCATAATATGTGGCTCCATATGCTCTAATTAGATTTTTTATAGTTTCGATGTCGTTTTTACTAATACACACAAATTTTTTCTTCAACATATCCATATTATAAATGATTTCCTGTTTATCAGAATCATCCATATCTTTGTTTAATTCTAAAGTTTCTTTTAATTTATTATATTCTTCTTCAGCTTCTTGTTTATCTTCTTTGCGTTTTTGTAATAATTCGCGTTTTTCAGGAGGAGGTTTACCATCAAAAACAAATATCGGAATAATATTATAGTTTCTGAATATAGACAACATAAGATATATATTTTCGATAAGAGTATCTTCTGACGCAAATCTGTACATGTAAATGCTAATGTCGACCGCTATTTTTTTTCCTGATAATTCCGCGAGTTTACATAATTTTATAGAAGGAGACGCATTATCCTTCAGAAATCGATTTAAATATCGGATTCCCATTTTGTTATAGTATAAGTGCTTTTATTTAATAGATAATTTTATTTTTCAATTTTATTATTAATCATTTTTCAATAAATCATTTTTGAATATATGAAAACCGAACCATTGTCCTGCTACAAATTCTAAACTGTAGATTTTTTGATGACCCTTAGTATCTGGATTTAAACCAACTGAAGCTTTTATATCTGTTAATTCAGGAATAGTGTATCCTTTGATTTTTTCCCTAAATGGCTTGAAAGTAGCTTCTCCAGCACCATAAGCAGCATAATTTGCACGAGTGAAACGTGTTGATAATGTAGAATAAAGTCCGTGTACTTCAAAATAATTAGAACTAATCGATGGTGTTTTAACTAAGACTCTTACCAAACCTATAGGTGCTGTACCAGTCAGAGTTCCAACAACTGGGAATGTTAAATCAGACATATATTTTTCTGGAATATTACTATATACCCATCTATCAGTACCAGTCGAAGTTACAGTTATGCGTTCATCTAATGTTTGAAGATAAGTTTGAGCAGCCAAAAACCAAGCTGTTGAATCTTGTGTTCCTTTTTGAGGTGGCATACGATTAGGATCTGAAATTGATCCCGTGGATTTTAATGAAGAATTCGAATCTCCCATTTATATATTTATAAATTATTATAATTTATACCAAAAAAAAAAATAATTGTTACTATTAATTCCGCGAGTTTACAAAACTTTATAGAAGGATACACATTTTCCTTCAGAAATCGATTTAAATATCAGATTCTCATTTTTGTTATAGTATAATTAATTTTATTATAAAATAGAATTATTTAATTTTTGATATATCATATTCACCAACACTAATGATATTTTGATATAAATCATTATACTCTTTTGATTTGCTATCCATTTTCAATAATTTTTCCATTTTTTCTAAAACAGTATCTTCATAATAAATATCGTTTTTAAATACTTCATAAATATTTTTATCATTTAAAATAGTTTTATATAATTCATTTTTATCTTCTAATACACTATACTGTATTTTTGACTTAAGTGGACAAAGAAAAGGACTAAATAACTTTATTGGATAATTATTAATCACTAAATTCATTTTATAATCAATATCATTTAATAAATATTTTATACATTCGTCAGTTAATAATGAATTAGATTGATTATTATAATGATGATGATACCATACTAAACTATAACATAAATAAATATTAGATAAAATATCTGCCATATTACCAGATAACATTTGCTTTGATTTAATCTTTCCTCCCAACAATGCTATAAAATTAGATAAAATACTAAATTTTAAAGTTGATCTATCTAATCTGGAAATAAGTTTATTTCTATCATAAAATGGATTTAAAACAGACAAATAATTTTTAACAATTTCCAATACTAATTGGTTTAAATTTTTCTTAAAATCTTTCATATTATTTTCTTGAATATTCTGAAAAATCGGAAATATATATGGGTGACTCTTATTTAATCCTTGACCAAAAATAATAAGTCCTCTTGTTAATGTATTTGAACCCTCTACCGTAATTCCAACAGGAGATGAGTTATAAAAGTTTGTAAAGAAATTATTTTTACCAGTACATATTCCACTTCCCGAATAAATATCCATACCATTATTTAAAATATTTCTTGCGCGTTCGGTGGTTTGTTGTTTCATTATTGCCGTAATAACTGATGGTGTATTTCCATTATCCAATATAAAATTGGTAAACTTCACAGATGTATGAATAATCCATGTATTAATATACATATCAATAAATTTCTCTCGAACTGCCTCCATATTTCCAATATTCATATTAAATTGTTTTCTTATATTAATATAATTCAATATAGATTGTGTTACAAATTTGGAAGATCCATTTGCTGTTGCAGGTAGACTAACACCACGTCCTACTGCTAAACACTCCATCAACATTTTCCAACCTTCCCCTATTTTATCAGGACCACCAATTACTTGTTCAGGGTCAATATAAATAGTTCCTTTGATAGTTCCATTTGGAAAGCCAGCGTTATTTGGATTATGATAGGTTTTTTGTTCTAAACCTTCTTGACCACTTTCAACTAATGCTACTGTAATACCTGTTTTTTTATTTTTCAATAAACTATTAGGATCATTTAATTTAAATGCTATTCCAATTAAATTTGAAACAGGTGCTAAAGTAATATATCTTTTATTTAAATTAATTTCTATTTTAATTTTCCCATCTTTCATTATAATAGTACCTTCATCAATTTGACCTACAGCATCACTTCCATTATTTGGTCCAGTTAAACCAAAACATGGAATAAAAGTACCATTAGATAATTTTGGTAAAAAATAATTTTTTTGTTCTTCTGTACCATAATGTTGTAATAATTCAGCTGGTCCTAAAGAATTAGGTACCATTGTAACAACTCCTAAGGAAGGATTATAGGATGATATTTTTGATAATATATATGATTGACTATCAATAGAAAGTCGATTTCCTCCATACTTATTATCAATTATCATACTTAAAAAACCTTTTCTACCTAAGTCACTCATGACATCTTTTATATAATTAGATGGATAAATTGGATTAGTTCCATAAGTATTTAATAAGTTATGAATAGTTTTATCGATATTTTCATTAGTTCTCTGTTTTTTTTGTATTGGTTTAAATAATTGTTTATAATTAATTCTACCTTGAAAGATGTCTCTATCAATACTTGTGCCGCCAGATTTTAATGCGATTATCTCTGTTTCAGAAATTTTTGGTAATATTCTTTTTATACCATGAAACAACTTATTATACAACATAATATAGTTTGATTAAAATAACTTTTTAAACTATTTTAATCAAAAATTATATAATTTTAAAAATGTTTATTATAATGTTGATGGTGTTGTTGATTGAGGAGCAGGAGAAGTTGTAAAACTCCAAGCCATTTTATATGTTTTAGACAAAGTTGTAGTTTTTGTGCCTAGACCAAGCTCAGACAATCTATCTGTTAATTTAGGAACAAGATTACCGTTTATAGGTGTAGAAAATGGTCTAAATACGTTATCACCTCTGGCTTGAGCGAGAGCTTGTTCTTGACTGTAATGTTTAGATAATATTGAATCTAAACCAGATATTATTAAATAATTATTACTTGTTTTGTCAGTTTTAACAGCAACGTAACTCAAATTAACAATAGTACCAGTACCTTCAAAAATTTGTAAAACAGGAAATTGTAATTTGTCTATAACAGTTTCAGGTATGCCTTCCAATACAACTTCATTATTATTATCATTGACCCATACTAAAATATTTGGATCTGTTTTAGTAACTAACGCTTCAACAGCTTGTACCCATCTTAAAAGTATACTACCATTTGAAGAGTTTTTCATTAAATACTCTTTAATGCCTATTCTTCCCATTATATATACATAAAGTATTATAATTTATACCAAAAAAAATAATTGTTACTGAAATTTTCAATTTTATTATAAATTTTTTTTATCAAATGATAAACAATAATATTGTAAAACATTTAATTTTTAATTAATAAAAATTAAATGATAGAGATTTTAGAAAACGTATTGTTTAGTAATTTAATTATCGCGTTTACCATTATCACCTTTATGGTCACGATTGTCAGCACCTCCTAATATAAATCTGAAAAGTTTGTGTTGGTTAACAGTTGGTTGTACATTTGTATCAAGTGCTGAATAACCATCAGCAAGTTGAGCTAAACCTCTTCCTCTTACATCTTTTTCGCCGAAAGGAGCGTGAGTTCTTTTGTCATCAAAATATCCCTCTCTATTACTTCTGTTAAATATACCTGCTGCGGCCTCTGAAAGTCCACTAACTGAGACATATTCAGAACCATTGTTAGATGTTTTTACATGAACTCCTAATAAAACAGGTATTTTTTGATCGATTGCTGGTGATGTAGTAGCAGCTTTGATTTTTTCTAAATCTCTTTCTTGTACATCTTCTACAGTTAGAAGTCCATTTTTATCCTGACGGATCTTAATGGAGGGATTTACTGCTTTAGCCTCATTTGCTAAGGCTTGAGCCCAAGAAACTGGTGGTGGTTGTAAGGTGACTGATTCACCATCGTAACCTTCAACAAGCAAAGTATAAGCAACTACGAAAAGTGCTGGTAATGCCATTTATACATTCCTTAATTATTATTTTTTTTACAGAAAAAATAATCGTTACTAAAAATTTTCGATTTTTGTTTTAAATTTTATTTTATCAAACGTTAAACAATAATAAATTAATATATTATTGTTTAACGAACCTATAATATATTAAAATTTGTTCTTGTTCAGGCATTTTATGTATAATAATTCTTTAAAAAATTAACTACAAAAAAGATTTTAAAATAAATATATTATTCATTTTAAAATGTTATATAGATAATACTATTTATTGATTTATGGTATTCCAAGACAATAAATCCAGTTCGAGCCTGATCCACAGTTAGAATTTTCACCAACACCAGATGATGTTTGAGGTTGCCATAAAAGTTTATATATTTTTTTTGAACCAAGTGTTGCTGGTGTTTCACCAGTACTTGAAAAAGTATCTACTAATTGGTTTATAGTTTTACCACCAAATAAAGCTTTAAATGCTTTGTGACGTGTTTCAGCCTTTGATTCAGCATCTGCGTTAGATCTATTTGCTCTTAAGCGTAATGTATCTAATATACCAGGAACATTAAAACTCTTACCACCAGTTTTATCAATAGCAACTCCAAAAGCTGCTAACGTTACAGGATTAAGTGAAGTACCTAAGGTTGGAATATTTACGTCTTGAATTTTATCTTCAGGTACATTATCTAAAAGAAAGTATGGCAAACCTTTTGAATCATTGCCAAATTTTGTTAGGATATATTGATCAAGTTTATTAGCTTCTTGAGCTAATTGTTGAGCAAACGCAATGAAATTGCTTCTCTGGTCATCTGTTATTCCTCCATTAGGAGGATTAGGCAAGTCATTATTTCCATGACATGGCATTTTATACATTAAGTCTAAATAAAAAATTTTACAAAAAAAATAATCGTTACTGAAAATACATTATTCATTATATATTTAAAAAAAAAATTGAAATACTTTTTCCTAAAATATTAAATGTATAAATAAAAAATGAAAACAAGAAGTCAAACAAAATACGAAAAGTCGGCAGAATTCGAAGTCGATATTGACTTCGACGCAGCGAGTAAAGCTTGGAAATCCAATAAAAAATCAATTGGAAATGGTATGTATAAATATATATGCTCCCACAAAAAATCTATAAATCATAATAATTGTACTTTAAAATGTGTTCCAGGAGAAAATTATTGTAAAAAACATTTGAAATTATTTAATGAAGGTAAAATTTAACCTAATTCACAAATACTCATACGTAAATTGGATAAGATAAATTTATAATCACCTTTTTTATTCTTAGTTTTCGAGAGAAGAAGTTGAGTTTTTTGAATATCATCCAATAAAGATTGTTTTTTATAGTTTTTCTCTATGAATTTACAGAATTCTCTCAAATTACCAATCGTCTTCTTAAAATCTAATAACGATAAATTATTTTTGTTACACCAAATGAGAAATCCTTGATAGTTATTTAATAATATAGTCTTAATAATATAATACGATAGGACATTGGTATTTTCTTTATACAAATTCTCTCTAAGTATTATTGAATGTTTCGAATCTAAATATAAATCTTTATATGTTAATCCCATAAAGTGAAGTGTTTTTACTAATTGAAATATACTGTATGTTCTTTCATAATTAATATAGAATTCAAAATTAGAGAGAAAATCATGAATATTCATATTGTTTTTAATAGTATGAAAACTACAAAAACAAGCATTTATTATTTCTGCCCAAAATTCTGTGTAAGCTTCGTAACAATTAACTTGTGAATTGACTTTAAAAATATCTAAAATACATTCATTTACTATTTCATTATTCATCATAGAAAAGTCTAATCCAAAGTTATGGAATGTTTCATGAATAAAAACTTTAAACCATTCTTCTTTTCTGAAAACAACAATTTCTGAATCTCTCGGACATGTTGTTGTAAATGCTGTATTAACATTAATTTCATCTAATATATGTATATTGGAATTTGGTAGAGTTTTTTCTAATGAAGTCATATAAAAATAGATGGTCAGATTTTTAGCACATTCTTTGGATGAATATATATTTAATATATATAACCACATACATATTGACTCCATATATTTGTTATATAACTCGATTTCCAATTCCAAATGTTCATTTTCAACAATAAAATATACTTTTATATTTCGGTCATAGAGAGAAAAAGAATATATTACTTCAGACATCATAGATTCGTCAATATGATTTCTGACTAATTCTGGAAAACTTTTTGCGTTAAAATTCAATGGTTTTGTTATTTGAGAAGAATTCACTATATTTTTAAATTCTATTTTATAATGTATATTTTTTTTACAATAATGATATGATTTCACTAATACATTATATAACTCTCTTAATATTTGATTTGTTTTATTTGAGTTATAAATATAATTTAAATGTTTATTTTTTGAAAAAAATAAAATCAAATCTCTGCTTTGTTTCGATAATTTCATTTCTTATAATATAATATTATTAATATTTATATAATATTATATAAATAATATATATGAATAACACAGTAATAATTATTTTAGGAATTATTTTGTTAGTTCTGATTATTTTAAATCATATAACCATTATAACAACTACAAATAATTCTCAACAAGGAAAATGTTCTCAAACTGCGTTTGGATGTTGTCCAGATGGTGTAAATTCCAAAATTAATTATTTAGGTACAAATTGTCCACAATATAATCCAGGACCAGGTTATCCAAATCCACCTCCTCCACCAGGACCTGGACCTGTGATAAACAAACCTATAGGCGGTTGTGCTGGCACACAATATGGATGTTGTCCTAATAGCCAAACACCAAAAGCAAATCCACAAGGGTCTAATTGTAATTAGAATTTAATATTAAATAAATAAAATGATTAAGTATATAATGAAATTCATTAATATAATATTTTTATTTTTAAATATAATAGATAATATAAAATCTTTATATTTAACAAATTATCAGCTAAATCTAATAAATAATTTAATACAAAATGATAAGATTAATGTTATCGAGAGAAATAAAATAAATATGATTTTATTCAAAGCTTATGAAAATTTTGCTATTAAAAAATCGTTGGAATTTAGAAGTAAACATAAATTTAAATGTAAAGACATTAAAAACGATGAATTATTTTTCAGTAGTAAAATAGGTTTATTTAAATCCATAAAAAAATATAATGGGAAGCATAGCTTGGCAAATTATTCAACGATGTATATCAATTCAGAGTTATTCAAATTATTAACCGATAAATATTCACTGAGTGGTGTACCAAAAAAAGAGAGAACTAAAAACAAATCTAATTCGTCGATTAATGAATTATATAACTATAAAAAATTATTGAATCCAGAATTTGCTTCTTCTTATGAGAATTGGCAATCAGATTCATTATTTGTTAGTAATGAAGATATTGTAAATAAAATAATGTGTAAAAATGAATATAATGATAAGTTAATTAGTTTAATAAGTAAATTGACTCCTTCTATGAAACGAATATTATATTTAAAATATTTCACAAACAATAATAGTAATAAATGTATGTCGAATAAGGATATATCATTATTAATGTCTTGTTCCGAGGAAGCAATAAGAAAACAATTAATTAAAATAAAAAATATAGCAAATAAAATATAATAATTTATTAATATTATTATTTAAAATAAATTATTTAATTATTATATAATGTCTGATCCATCTACAGCTACTTTAGAAGAAAATAATCTTCCTGTTGTAAGTCCTACTACTCAAGAACCAACTCCTGTTCAAGAACCAACTCCTGTTCAAGAAACAACTACTGTTGTAGAACCAACATCTGTTCAAGAACCAACATCCGTTGAAGAAGTCGTACAAACTTTTGCTGATGTAGTAAAAAAATCGATGGAAATTGAATTAGTCAACGAAAAAATTAAAATAAAACTAACACCTGAAGTTAAAAATGTTATGAATAATTTACTTAATCATAGTCCAAATACATTAAATGATATTGAAAAGGCTATAATCGATATTGTAAAGGATGATAAAATTGATAGTAATGATATACCAAATCTTATTGTCGTAATCCAAAGAATATATCAATTTATTTACTCTTTAAAAACCGTAAAACTTGATTATAAAAAGCGCGCTGAAATTACTTCTGTTTCTCTCAAATACTTGATCCACCTTTTGATTTTATTAGATAAAGTTAAGGTTAGTGAAGATAAAAAAGATTTATTTTTAGTACAAACAGATGCTTTAGTTGATTCATGTATTGGATTATTAAGTTTTTCAAAAAATATTAAAACGCCAGGATGTTTTAGAAAAAAATAAAATATTATAGTATAAATGAATCTATATTTTAATCATGAAATAAATTATAGATTAAATGAATCAAATAAATTAAACTTATCTAATAAAAAATTTAAAACAAATAATAAACAAATTGATTTTAAAACAACATATAAAAGTATATCTAAAAATAATACTAATAGTCTTATTTACAATAATAATGATAATAATAATATTGAAGATTCTAAGATAAATAAAATAAACTTTAAAAATATAACAATTCATTTAGTTTATCAATACTATTATAAAAATGAAAAATCAGTTACTGGGTTTGGAGATTTTATACGAGCAATTTATTTTATGCTGCAGTTTTCAGAAAAAATTAATGTTTGTGTTGATTTTCATATAAACAAACACAATATCAAAAAATATTTAAAATATTTTGACAATTCTGATAAAATTGATGAATGTATAGAAAATAATATAATATTTTTTGATAAAACTAATTACCAAGTAATAAACAAAAATAATGTGATTGATTATAACTATATCGATATATATAATGATTTATTAAATCATATTAATACATTGCCAATTTATGATAACAATATATACTTATATTTAGTTAATCATCCACAAAAAAAATTAATTAGCGAAAAACATAAGAAAAAAGTCAAGAAATTAATTGAACCTACAGCAGAATTAGAATCGCTTGTTGATAAATATCTGTTTAATTTAAATTTAAAAAAACAAAATTATGTAGTAATTCACATTAGAAGCTGGGACACATCATTTTCAAATAATGTAGAAGATTTGAGTAAAATTAATTTTAACTATTTATGTAAAACGATAAAAAATATTATTTTTCAACATAAATTGGATATATTGTTATTAACAAACAATAATTTAATTAAACTTAATATTATTAAATACTTTCCAAATATAAAATGTAATATTAATGAAATATGTCATACATGCGATAATAATTCATCTGACGAACAATTAGTAAATACATTAAAAGATTTTTATATATTATCACATTCAAGTTATATTTATTGTTTTTCTGTTTATGAGCATGGAAGCGGATTCAGCAAATGGTGTGCTGTAACTTATGATATACCGTATGTATGTTTTTATTTGTCATAAAATTATTGATTTTTTAGGCAATTAATTTCTTTTTTTAAGTCATTTATTTCATATTGTAAATCTTTAATTGCTTGAACCATTATTGGAATCAATTTTCCATAACTCGCAAATAATTTTTCAGGATTTTCGTCAACAACTAAACCAGGAATGTTTATATTACAATCTTTCTGTGCTTGGAGTAAATCTTGAGCAATAAAACCTTGTTCAGGAATATCAATTTTTCCACCATCCCTCATATTCCATACAAAATTGACGGGTTTTAATTCATTAATAAAATTTATACCAGATAATGGTAAAAGTTCTTTAATATCTTTCTTATCTCGTTCATCTGAAAGACCTGTAATTGAAGTAGTTTGACAATATAAAGTGGATACATAAGAATTGCCAAGCACAATAATATTGCTTGCTGTTGTGCTTGCTGTAGGATTGATTGCGTTATATCCAACAAAGGTACAATTAGTTCCGTTTGTTAAATTTTGGTTAGCATCTAATGTACCGAGTGCTGTATTGTAAGAAGAACTTCCTGTTAATAAATTAAGTGAACCATAACCTATTGCTACATTTGAAGTTCCAGTTGTTAAAGATTGTAATGCTTGACTGCCTATAGCAGTATTAATAGTGCCACTTGTATTGTTTTGTAAAGTGTATGTTCCTAATCCTATATTATTACCTCCAGTTGTGTTTGAATATAAACCTTGATATCCTATGGCAATATTATTATTATTAGTTGTATTTGAATATAAACATTGATAACCTAAAGCTACATTTGCTGAAGCAGTTGTATTATTGTATAATGCTTGAACCCCAATAGCAACATTCTCACTTCCAGTTGTTGAATTTTCTAAAGCATTGCTTCCAATAGCAACATTATTATTGCCATTTGTATTATAACAAAGTGAACCTGCTCCTACAGCAGTATTATAATCACCTGATGTATTACTAAATAAAGAATTAGTTCCTAAACATGAATTTGATATTCCACTGACATTATTTGTCAATGAAAACGCACCAACGGCTGTATTCCAATATCCAGAAGTATTTTCTTGTTCAGATGAAACACCAAATGCTGAATTTTGATAACCAGTTGTGTTATTTTGTAAAGAGTTTGAACCATAATTAGTATTTCCACTCATATTATTTTAAAATATAAAAAAAATTTTAAAATAAATATATTCATGTTTACATTTCAGTTCTTCTAATTTTATCACGAATCAACATAAGTTCATCAAACACTTCAGGTTCTGAACCTCTAATAAAATGTGTTAATTTAGCATCTCCCGTAGCTAATAATAATTCTTTTAAATCTTCATTTTGAGTAAATTTAGCGTATTGAGCAGCGTACATTTCTCTTTTTTGTCTTTTACCAAAGAAATCAGAATCTACTGATACTTCAACTGGTCTTAAAAGATTACCTTTTAATTTACCAGATTTTCCTCCAGCCGCTTTTGCCATAGCTGGATCTTTTGATAAATCAGTACCAGAATCCATAGAGAAACTCAAATAAAAGTCAGGATGTGTCTTCTTAAATTTTGACGCTTGATAATAGTGTTCAACAGACGCCCATTTATGATTATCTAAAGTAAAAGGTTGAACCCAGAAATTAGATAGTTTTTTACGCCACTGAGGAATAGATGCTAAGGTAGAATATTCCCTCAATCTATCACTTGGTATTTTTTCTCCACTACCCTTCCCTGGTAATGGCTTATCGAGTGATTTTGAATAGAATTGAAATACAATATCATCACTATATAATCCTCTTAGTTTAGACTCCGTTAAATCTTCATATTGTGCTTCTTTAATAACGGTTTTTTTTTGCGAAGCTTTGAATTTTTGAAAATCAGGAATAATGGCAAATGGTCCAGCATTCTTTTCTAAGCATTTTTCGTATATCATTTTCTTAATATCATAAGGTAATTCACTAAATTTAAATATCAATTTTTTCTTATAACCAATTAATTTGTAATGTGAACCAGTATAATCAACCATTATATAAAATTCAGGTGTAAATCTACCACGTTGCTCTAAAATCTTATCGTTCAATTGTCCACATTGTAAAACATTTTTCTCATCTTTTGCTTTATAACTTTCACTGGATAGAACAATAAATTTAATATTTAAAATTCTCTCTAAGGTAGATATAGCCCAAGTATCTGCCCAAAAGTCGCAATGTCTAATTATACGTTTAAATTGATCAATATTTTCTATTCCTTTCATAAATTTATATTCTTTTAAAATAGATGCTGTAACCTTTTTTTCTTCCACTAATCTATCATGTGTAGCTTTGACTTCTTTTGCTTGTGAAGATAATGCTTTTTGTTCATCTCTATCGATTACTTGGGTAAATCTTTGTTTCAATAACAAATATTCTTGTTCTAATTCTTTAATTTTATTTGTATCTTTTACTAATGAAGCATTATACATATCGTATTGTTCTTTATAATTCTCAAAAATTTCTTGGGTAGCTTCATTAGAAAGTTTTTTTCTTAATTTATTTACACTGGTTTGTTGTGCTATACTTGAAAAAGCATCTCTTATTGTGGCAAATAAACAATCACCACCACCTTCATTATCTTGAATTGAAAAATGTTTATTTTTCATTAATTTATCAATCCATTGGTCTTGTGGTGTTTCGTGGTATTTCTCTCTGATATCTTTTGCTTGTTTTTGAGTTTCTTCGGGTAACAATGGTGGAATAGGAACTCCTTTTATTTTAATGAAAATATCTTTTCGTTCTTCAGGGACCTCGTAATCTTCTACTATTTTAACTTCTTCTTCCTCATGTTCCTCCTCTTCTTCGCCTTCTGATTCTTCTCCTTCTTCTTTATCAAGTTTATGTAATGGGACTTCTGGTTGTAATCTCATTTTATTTAGAAATTCTTTTGTAACAAAAGAATAAATAAGAGGATCTTCCATCTTCTCTATATCCAAATTATTATAATTATCCAAAAAAGATAAATAATCTGATGCTTTAATTTCATATACACCAATTTGAATGACTTTATTATTGTATTTAACTAAATAAATTGGAAAATATAGAATATTTTTATCTTCATAAGTATTTTTGGAATTACCTACCGCAATTATAACATCGATATCTTTTATTTCTAATTGATACAAGTTAGCTTCCATTTTTAAATCTCCCGAATCAACACTTTTTAATTCAGGATAACTAATATTGCTATCTAATTTTGATAATACCATTTATATAATTTATTAGAATATTTTATATTTTTAATACATTATATAAAATAATTATATAAGTCATAAAATATAACAAATTTTTTATTTAAATAATATAAAAATATTCAAACATTTAATTATTATGATGTATGATATAATTATTTATATAATATGTTACGATATTTGGTTTTACTTTTCTCATATTCTATTACATAAAAATAAGTTTTTTAAATTTATTCATAAAGAGCATCATAAAACGCATTTTAAAAATATGATATATTCTGATACATATATTGCGCATGTTTATGAAACTCCATTTCAAAGTATAGGTATTTTTGTTCCTATATTTTTTTTAAAATTTTTTATATACCATTTTATTTATTCTATAATATTTTTGAATATTAGGGGTATGATAAGACATGATCATAGATTTATTTGGTTATTAGGTAATCATCATTTATTACATCATGAATATCCACAATATAATTATGGTGAATATTGGTTAGATTATTTATTTGAAACTAATTATCCAAATAAAAAAGAATGTATAAATGGTTTAATATGTACATAAATTTTACCAAAGAACAAATTTCTTCATGAATTTATCATTCTTCAATTCATTTATATAAAACCACATATTTTGTCTTTTAAATACAATATCAGAATTTGTTTCATCTGATTCAAAAGAAACTAAAAAATCAATAATTTGCTCTTTATTAAACTTATTTGTTTTCATGTCTTTAGCAAACCCATAATATTCACAAATTAACAAAAGTTCTTTAACAGTATAATTTTCGTGATAATTAATCATATGCGGAACAATTAAATCATCATGTAAATCGGTTTTGTCAATTTCAGCCATTAATTCTTCTATATTTAATTCATCTTCTTCTTTTTCAATTTCTTCAACATAATATGAAATAGCTACATCACTTTCATTATTAGACATTATTTAAATATTTTAAAATTTAATATTTAAATAATATTTTTAAGAATATTTAAAAAATATATATAAAATAGCATTATTTTTTTTCATATCCAAATAACTCAAAATCTTTACTATAAAATTCATTTATGAGTTTAATACTATGTTTATTTAAATATTCAGAATAATCTTTGTTAACATTTTCGCTTTTTAAATTAATATTTACATTTAAATATTTGTTTATTTCTTCATTACATTCATTTAATTTTTCAGTTTTAAAAATTTTAATATTTTCTATTAATTCACCTTTCTCATTGGTAACAAATTTATATTGTGGAATGTTATGATTATCTAAACAATCTCTATATAAATAATTATTTTTAATTATATTATAAACTCTTGTTGACGAATCATATAAATTTATAAGTTTAAACCAAAATAAATCACTAATAACTCTATCATAAGGATTTCTAACAACAGAAAATATTTTAATATTTTCAAAATTAATATTCAATTTATCTTTATAATTATAAAGAGTCATATAAGTTTGATGTTGAAGAGCTATTTTATCATATGGTGAAGGAAGTATATCATTTTTCCATTGACTGAATAATGTTTGCTCACATTTTTTTTTTAAATTTTGTTCAATATTAGATCCTCCTGTTTTAGGTATATGTATAAATAATATATTCATATCATAATTATTATTATAATATGGCATCTATAATTAATTTATATTATATTTTTAAAAAAAAATAATAATTTAAAAGTATAAAAAAAATTAAAAGTATAAAAAAAATTTATAGAATATAATACATTATATTATTCACTTTACATATTATCAACTAAATCCATAAATTTGAACAGTGATTTATTTGTCAAACTTTTATAGTCCTTAACTTTGCTATTTGCGATTTTTTCAATAATTTCATTAATAGTAAAACCTTCAATTAATTCATAATTATTATTATCTCCGTTTTTATTTTCATATAATTCTTTTTTATATAAAATACCTACATTTTCTGTTAATTCTTCCACTTCATTCTTTTTATTTTCAATTGAAATAAATCTATATACTTTGTCAAGTAGATTTCTTGTAATTTTAATAATATCATTTTTCGATATTATACCAGTTAGCATTAAATTCATGTAAAATGTTGCTAATGATTTACGCTTTTCATTAACCTTATTAATTTCACAAAACTTATCATAATTTTCATTTGGATCAACATATTCAATATTATCAAATAATTCTGTAAATTTATTGAAGTTTTCTTCATATTTACATTTAATGAATTCAAACTTGGAAGATAAATTAGTATATAACTCAGCATAAATTTTAGAATAATATCTATTAGATGAAGCTATTTCAAATATATTGGTACCAATTACAGATAATTCATTTTCTGGAATTTCAGAAACTAATTTCTCTATTATTTCTACAATTTTATTGGTCATATCAATATGATTTTTATCTGTCATTTTATTAATATAAGATCTAATTAAATCAAAATCAGCATCAACACCTGTTTTTACTTCAATTTTTGTAGTTTGGAATGTTCTTATAGAATCCCAATCTTCATCATTCAATACTTCCATTGCTTTATTATTTTTTCTCTTTTTATTGAATTCTTTATTAGAAGATATATTTTCTTTTGGTTCAACTTTCATAGGATTTTCACGTTTTTTGAAAATAGGAGTTTTAACATAATCTGGAGAACCAACCTGCATGGCCAAATTAGATATTTTTTCAATAACATCATCAGGAACTTGATAGTCAAAACCCTTAAAAATAATATCTTCAATTTGTTCTAAAGTATATCTTAAACTCATAGTTGCCATCTCAGTATTGTATTATACTAATTAATTTTATATTTATATCAATTTTTTTATTATTATAATAATTATTTAAAATACACTTAAACAGATTATAATATATTATAATAGAATATGACAACGGTAACAGATAATTTGGTTAACGAGAATATATCTGATGGATTGGAATTTGATTCAACATCGGATGTAATACAAAATTGGGATGAGTTACAATTAGAACCCAATATTTTACGTGGAATTTTTGGATATGGTTTCGAGAGACCAAGTCCAATACAACAAAGAGCCATTAAACCTATAATGGAAGGTAGAGATGTAATTGCTCAAGCTCAATCTGGCACAGGAAAAACAGCAACCTTCACAATAGGTGCTTTACAAAGCATAAATCTATCTGAATTAACAACACAAGTTCTTATATTATCTCCAACAAGAGAGCTCTCAACACAAACTTCTAAAGTTATAAGTAATATTGGTGCTTTTATGAATGGTTTAAAAATACAAACACTTTTTGGAGGTGCTTCTTTTGAAGAAGGTAGTAGTTTTTCGAATAAAAATACACCACATATTATTTGCGGTTGCCCTGGACGTGTTCATGATATGATGCGTAGAGATCGTATTAGTAGTAAAACTATTAAATTAATTATATTAGATGAAGCAGATGAAATGTTGTCTGCTGGTTTTAAAGAACAAGTTTATAATATTTTCCAGCATTTAAATTCCGAAGTACAAGTTTGTTTATTTAGTGCCACTTTACCAGATGGAATCAATTCTATAATAGAAAAAATTATGCGTAATCCTGTAAGAGTTTGTGTCAAACGAGAACAATTAACATTGGAAGGAATTTCACAGTATTTTATTGCGGTGGATGACGATCGACAAAAGTATATCACATTAAAAAATTTCTTTTCTTTTATTAATTTGTCTCATACAATAATTTATTGTAATAGTATTAAACGTGTTCAAGACTTATATGAAGCAATGTGTGAAGACGGGTTTCCAGTATGTAGAATACATAGTAATATGGAGAAATCAGCTCGTGACAAAGCTTTTAATGATTTTAGAAATGGAAATACCAGATTTTTGATATCATCTAATGTAACAGCTCGTGGTATAGATATTCAGCAAGTTAGTGTAGTTATTAATTTTGACTTGCCAAAATGTGTTCATACTTATTTACATAGAATCGGGCGTTCTGGTAGATGGGGTAGAAAAGGTGTTGGAATTAATTTTATTACAAGAAGGGACATTGGTCAATTAAAAAGAATAGAAGAACATTATTCAAGTCAAATAAGTGAAATGCCTTCTGATCTATCATTTTTAAGTAAATTTTAATTATTATAAAAAATGTATTTATAAAAATATAATAATAAAAACTTAAATCTAAGTATTAATAATACTATTAAATATTATGTTAAGTGAAGACAACTTATACATAGTTGTAAATAATGCGACAAGTGATTATAATATTTCAGATTGTTTTGATATTTTTAAAGATTTAGAATTAGCAAAACAGATGCTTAAAAATCTTTATAAATCAACGTTTGACATTAAATATTTTAATTATGAAATTAAACTATACAAATTTAATAATAATAAATATGAATTAACAAATGAATCTTATAGTTACAATTATAAATTAGATAAATTTGTAAAACATTCGTAAAAATATTTCATTATATTTCTAATTTAAAATATAATGAATTCTGAATCCAAAATTAATGAGATAAACGATCATTTTAAGCTTCCTATTTATTATAATAATAGCAAAGTAGAATTAAACAAAAATATTATAAAAGATTTAGAGTTAATTGAAACAGTAGATTCGTCATGTAGTTCTATTTATAATTTTTGTTTCGATAATGATAATGATATTTCTCAAAAACTTAATCAACAAATATGTAAATTTTATACAACTGACACTAATTTCCTTAAGGATAATCAAAAACTTTTAAAAGAATACAAACCATTAGGGGTGAAATATACTGATTATTCAAAAAATTATAAAAATATAGTCGATATATGGAATGAATTGAAAATTGATAATGGTTTTAAAGAGAGATATTATTTTATAGAGTGGGAAATGCTTGAGTTTTTAAATCGTTCTGAATATTTTCTTCAATTTATGAGTATTTATAATCTTTTATCACCTGTTATTTCACTACTCGTTCCTATAATAATACTTATTATCCCATTTTTTATCATTAAAATGCGGGGTTTACAAATATCTATTAATGAATACATTGATGTATTAAAAATAGTAGCAAGTCAAAACGCAATAGGAAAACTATTTGTTGTAAATTTTAATGAAATAAATGCTCAGGAAAAATTCTATATTTTTATATCAGCTGCTTTTTATTTATTTTCAATTTATCAAAATTTTATGGTGTGTGTTAGATTCAACAACAATATGAAAATTATGCATAATCATTTTAACGAAATTAGAATTTATATAGAACATACCATTAATTCAATTGAAAACTATTTACAATACTCATCTGATTTGTCAACACATCAAGAATTTAATAATGTACTGAGAGAGAAATTACAAATTTTTAAAAATATACAAGATAAGATTAAGACCATATCAGACTACAATATGTTCAATTTTAGTAAAATAAAAGAAATAGGTTATGTGTTTAAATGTTTCTATGAACTACATACAGATAAAATTTATGACGATGCTATAATGTATTCATTAGGATTTAACGGTTATATGGATTGTTTAAAAGGTTTACAGAATAATATTTTAGAGAGAAAAATGAATTATGTTTTGTTTATAGATGAATCCAAAAAATCAGTTTTCGAAAATAGTTATTATGCTTGTTTAAAGAACTCTAATCCAATTAAAAATACCATTAAACTTAAGAAAAATATAATAATAACTGGTCCCAATGCTTCAGGTAAAACTACCATATTAAAATCTACATTAATAAATGTTCTATTCTCTCAACAATTTGGTTGTGGATTCTATGATTCAGCAAGGTTAAAACCATTCAAACATATTCATTGTTATTTAAATATACCCGATACATCTGGTCGTGATAGTCTTTTCCAAGCCGAAGCTCGAAGATGTAAAGAAATTTTAGATGCTATTAATATAAATAAAAACGATACACATTTCTGCGCATTCGATGAATTATATTCAGGAACAAATCCAGAAGAAGCTGAACAGAGCGCAACAGCATTTATGAAATATATTACAAAATATAAAAATGTTTCATGTTTATTAACAACCCATTTTATTAAGGTATGTAAAAAATTAGAAAAAATAAAGACAATAATTAATTGTAAAATGATAACAGAAAAGAAAGAAAATCAGTTAATATATAAATATATATTAGGAGAAGGTATTTCAGAAATAAAAGGAGGAATCATTGTATTAAAACAAATGAATTATCCTAAGGAAATAATTGATAACACAATTCTGTAATAAATAAATTAATTCGTTATTAAATGAATTAATTTATATAATCTTTTTGTAATAAAATGGCATCCTTAGCAGATTTATTTAATCCATCATTTTTTATGTTTTTAGGAATATTAGTGCTTGTTGTAGCACTTCTTGTTGTTTATTTTGAAAGTAAAATGAGAGAACAAAATCATAAAATTGCTTCTATGTTAAGCTTAGTTTCTACATTAGCAGATGATATGAATGGTGTAAAAATGGGTTTAAATCATTTAGCGATTAGAGGTGGTCAAGGTTTTTCACAACCTATTCATGAAAATTTAGGAATAGTTCAACCAATACAAAATCCCTTAAGGGATTTAATTGAAGTATCGGACGATGACCAAACTAATGATGAACAAAGTGATGAAGAAGAGGAAGAGGAAGAATTAGATGATGAAATTGAAAGTGATAATGAAAGTGATAATGAAAGCGATAATGAAAGCGATAATGACGATAATATTAAAGTTATTAAATTAAATGTTTCCAATGAAGATGAAGATGAAAATAATACAATTATTTGTGATGAAATAGAAGATTTAGAAGATTCAGAACTAAATGATGAAGTACCTGATATAACAGACGGTTATATTGAGCAAGTATTAGATCTTAAATATGAAGATGATGAAACAAATAAGATGGACGAACTAAAACAACATTTAGAAGAGAGTAATATCACTTTGTCTAATGAATTGAAGACAATTTCTATCAATTTAGGAGAGGAAAAACAACATTTAGAAGAATCTATTGAATATAAGAAATTACAATTGCCAAAGCTAAGAAGTATTGCTGTTGAAAAAGGGTTAACATCAACCTCTGATGCTTCAAAATTAAAGAAACAGGACTTGCTTAAATTACTTGGTGCTGAATAAGTTTTAGAAATTTTATTATAAATATAGAATATAGTATGTCCTGGGGAACTTGTTATAGCGGTTCTAATAATATAGATTTTAATTTTCCACCGATTATGTCTGATGGTAGAAACTATGCCTCTTGGCAACCAGATGCCGTAATAAATGAAAGAATTCAGAGACAAGAAAATATTCATACTAATTGGGGTTATCGTCAGTTTCTCCAAAAAAATGGTTTAGAAATCATGAAATACAATAATCAAGAAGCATGTTATGCTCTTGGATTAGACCCACATGTTAGTACAGGAAAAACACCTTCAGATAATGTACCATATACATTTAGAGGAACATTTGATTCCAGTAAACCAGGGTTTGGTTACTGTAATTCAGACTTAAAGAATCCTTATTTATCACGAGAACAATTAAATTCCAGGTTAGTTGCTCCAAGTATAAATCCTGCTGATTTCAAAAAGTAAATATTATTAAATAAGATAATAAATAAGTTATTTAATAATATATATTATGAAAATTCTTTCCATTGATGTTGGTATCAAAAATTTAGCATTTTGTCTTTTTGATAAATCACCTAACGCTGAGCATTTTAATGTAACAAAATGGGATATTATTAATTTAGCAGAAGAAGAAACTTTGAAATGCGGTTTTCTTGATAAAAATATCCTTTGTAATAAACCAGCTAAATTTAAGAAAGACGAACAATGCTTTTGTTCCAAACATTCAAAAAAACAACAATTTAATATTCCAACATCGGAACAAAAACCATCCTTTATAAGTAAACAAAAATTAAATAAATTATATGAAATAGCTGATAGTCATAATATTAAGTATGACAATAAGTCTAAAAAGACCGATTTAGTAAATTTAATTAATGAATATATTCAAAATAATTATTTTGAAACAATTGAGAGTAAAAAAGCAGCTGAAGTAGATTTATTTAATATTGGTGTTAATATTAAAAATAAATTTAATGATTTATTTAAAAATGAGGGTAAAATTGATTATGTAATTATAGAAAATCAAATTGGACCTTTAGCTATTAGAATGAAAACTATTCAAGGTATGATAGTACAATATTTTATTATGTCTAATTTAAGTGTTCAACATATAGAATTTATTTCGGCATCTAATAAATTAAAAGATTGTGATATAAAAGATAAGGAAAAATATAGTGATAGGAAAAAATTAGGTATAGCAAAATGTTTAGGAATTCTTACTACTGATTTTAGATTCACTGAACATGTTGATTATTTTAATGGACATAAAAAGAAAGACGATTTATCAGATTCGTTTTTACAAGGATTATGGTTTATTAATAATAAAAAACTTTAGAAATTATTTTAATTTAATTTTAAATATATTAATTGTAATTCGTATTACTTAAAATTAAATGTTCTATTTAATCAATAAACATGGCAGATTTAATGGAAATTACAGAGCTCGATTTTAATGATAACAATTTTGGTAATGAACGTTCTACTAACTTTGGTGGTGGTTTAGAGCTTTTAATGAATGATAAAGTTAGAGAAAGTAGTAGACCAACCAGTGATATTGATTTAGATGATTTAAATAAACTTGAAAATGAATTAAATGATTTAGTAGAAGAAGTTCCAATGAGTGGATTTTCAGCTAAATCAGATTTATTTAGTAAGCCAAGTGTCTCATTTAGTGATGAGCCAGGCATACGTTTAAATGATTTTAATGATTTAGGTAAATCAACATCAGAAACTGAAAATGATAATAAAACTTGGGATGGATATGGAAAATTTAATAATATTCCATTAAATCCTGATAAACAAGTTCCAATGGAGCCAAAAATGTCAAAAGAAGAGTTACTTAGAGAGAAATTTAAGTATTTAAGAAAGCTTGAAGCATTAGAAAAGAAAGGTGTTGAATTGTCGAAGAAATACAATATGGATTCTTCGCTACAAGAAATGATGGGTGAATATGAAACTATTATGGAGGAAAAATCCAAACAAAACTCTGTAAAATTTCAAGGCAATATGCTAATGGCTATTATTAATGGTATTGAATTCTTAAATAACAAATTTGATCCATTTGATATTAAATTAGATGGTTGGTCAGAACAAGTTCAAGAAAATATTAATGATTATGATGATATTTTCGGAGAATTACATGAAAAATATAAGAGTAAAGCATCCATGGCTCCTGAATTAAAACTACTTTTCCAGTTAGGTGGAAGTGCTATGATGGTTCATATGACTAATACTATGTTTAAATCAGCCATGCCAGGCATGGACGACATATTACGTCAAAATCCAGATTTAATGCGTTCGTTCCAAAATGCCGCAGTTAATTCAATGGCTCAATCCAATCCTGGGTTTGGAGGATTTATGTCTGGAATCATGAATCCAACATCGGGACCACCTCCTGGTATGGGACCTCCACCACCATTGGCTACTCAAGGTCCTAATTCTATTCCACCACCAATGGGAAGACCCGGTAATAATAATTTCGCAAGACCAGATCTAAATTTAAGTAAGAGTAATTTTGAAGATGGAATTAGTCTTCGAGAGAATTTTGAAAGACCAGATTTACAAGATAGGACAAGTAGAAGACAACAACCTCGTCCTGAAATGAAAGGACCAAGTGATATTTCGGATATTCTCTCTGGATTAAAAACAAAAACTATTAATATTCAACAACCTTCGACACCTGATGGAAGAACGAACGACAATAGTACCATCAGTATCAATGATTTAAAAGAACTACAGGCAGAAGGAAATATGCCTAAACGTAGTGGTCGTAGAAAGAAATCAGCAAGTAATACCGTTAGCTTAGATATTTAATAATATTCATTAGATCTATAATAACCTGAATAATTTATATTACTATTATTCGAACCATTTGTATTTACTTTACCTACTTCATAACCACTTAATAATCCGAACGGTATTTCATTTGAATTTATCAAATGTTTTGATGTTATAGGAGGTCCTCCAATATGTACTATAGAATTTCTATATCCTTCTTTTAAAGGTATAATTGAATTATTGTTTTTATTTGAATAAAATATCAATAACCCTAAAATAAATAATATTATTAACCAATGTAAATCCTTCATCATCTTTTATATTTTACGGATATAAAATATAAAATTATAATTTATTTTTATTCATTATTTTTATTCATTATTTTTTTTTATAAATAATATGTTGTCCTAACCAATACATTTTTCTTAACTTCCAATTTAATATACATTTATCATAAATTTCTGGAACCCATTTACAAATTGGAATCATAGTGTGTCTAACATCGTTATTATTATTTTCAGTATATTTTTTCCAACCTATATCAGCGGATTCAAAATTGTTATATCTATAACATTTAAAACCTTTTATAGGTAATCCATTAACTGATTTATCTTCGTAACATAAATATACTCTATCAAACCAATTATTATTATTATTATTATTATTATTATTATTATTATTGAAATAACTAACAATTTTAAAAAATGAAAAATCATTTGATCTTGATAAATTACCTATATCTTCAGCCATTTTTACACAAGGAATATCAGATGTATTCATAATACATTTATTTATGTATTACATTTAAATAACTAATTTATATAATAAAACTTTATCAATAAATTATTTTTGTTAAGAATATATGTATCATTTGTTTTAATATAAAAATATCTATCAAAACCATCCATTTCTCTATAAAAAAATCGAATATTTATGATAATAATATCTGATTTTATTTTATATTCAATAAAATAACCACGCATATTGTAATCCATTAATCGTAATAACACTTTATTATTACATACATAAATAGGTCGTGTAATATTTTTTAATAAATCATATCTTTCATCTTTTTTATTTATCCTGTTAATATATTTACCATTTCTATATGTAATTACATCAGTATAATTTATTATTTTGTGTATTAATACATCAGGTAAATTCGAAAATTTTTCTAATAAATTTATAGTATTCATATATCTATATTATTTGTAACTCTTTAAAATTTTTTTTTATTCTTTTAATTAATGACATAAAAGGAGTTTGATCTTTTCCATATAAAAGTGAGTCATAAATAAGCTTTAAATTACCTACTAAACTTTGTTTATTTATATGTAACCAAATAATAAATATAAAGAACAAAACAATAGTAAAAACTATATCTCTCATTTTTATTGGTTCATTTCTTAAATAATATAATGGTATCACTTTTATGAAAGTATTAATGACAATAAAATAAAAAATAGTAATACCACTTGTACCGTATGTTAACATGAGAACTAACATTATTAAGTTGTCGATTAAACCTAATATAAGAGGAAATTTTGGTGAAAAATTAATTATTTTAAATGTATATAAAATGAACCATGTAAAAACCCAATAGGAAAATACTAAATCGACTCTTAATGGTTTTGCCATATATATTAGTCATATAAGAAAAAACAACAATAGTTTAAAAGACAATTATACAAAGTTCTACATATAGAATTAGATTTTTGATTATCTAATAATTTTTTAGTAGGTCTTTCATCATATGAACCATATATTTTTTCAAAACTAACTATAACATTGTCGTCCATTATAACATAATATTATAAATTAACAAATTAGAATTTTTTAATTTATATTATTATTTAGGTTAATTCAATTTAAATAATTATAGTATTAATATTTAATAATGAAATCAAAAAATGATAAGAAACCAAATTTTTCCATGACTACATGTGGAAAAACTGGTATTAAGATAAAAAATACAGGAAATGAATATAAATGCGATCCATTTGCTGGAGTAGATCCGTTTGCTAACCAAGCAAGAGAAGTAGAAAAATTTGATATTCAATATAATAAATCACAATATGAAATGATTGATTTAAATATTGAAAACTATTCAAGAAGTGATTTATACAAATTATTTGGGTTTAAAACGTCTGTTGTATTGACAGAGGAAAATTTGAAAGAAGCCAAAAAGATTGTATTGAAAACTCATCCTGACAAATCTCGTCTGGATAATAAATACTTTATATTTTTTGGCAAGGCATATAAAAAATTATATGAAATTTATGAATTTCAAAATAAGACTACAAAAAAAACAAATATAGTTAATGAATATTATGATTCTCAATATAGTGAAACTTTAGATAAAATGTTTGAACAAAAGAAAAACTTAAGAGATCCTAAAAATTTTAATCAATGGTTTAATGATCAATTTGAGAAACATAAGTTAGAAGATTCGACTGATAATGGTTATGGTAATTGGCTAAAGTCTGACGAAGATATAGTATTTATTCCACATGTAACCAAAGATTCTATGGGAAAAGAAATGGATAAAAGAAAAAAACAAATTCAAGAATTAACACCTTATAAAGGAGTGGGAGATACATTTTTATCTTCTTCTGTAGGTGGTTCTGCTTTAATGGAATATAATAGTAATTTTACATCAGGTTCTTTATTTAATGGTACAAATGGCATGGGTTATACGGATTTAAGACAAGCTTATGTTGAATCAGTAATTCCTGTAACAGAAGATGATTATAATAAAGTCGCAAAATTTAGATCTGTAGACGAATATAAACGTCATAGAGATACTACCAATGTAGCACCAATTAGTAAAGAAGAGGGATTACGTCAATTATATTATCAAGATAAACAGAAAAATGAGGAATCGGCAGCCCTTGCGTATTATTATGCTCAACAATCTGAAAAAGTAAAGAAAAATAATGAAAATTTTTGGTCTGGTCTAAAACAATTGACTAATTAATCCACTTTTAGAAAATCCACTTTTAGAAAAAGTGGAGTAAAAATTTACCTAATCTGATTTTTGAAAAAGTGGAGTAAAAATTTACCTAATCTGATTTTTGAAAAAGTGAAGAAAGATTTATAGTTTATTCAAACTAATATAAAAATAAAATCATTTTTATATTATTTATATGCCAGAAGGTCCTGAAGTTTGGATTTTAAGCGAAGCAATAAACAAATTCTATCATTCTGAAAAAACAAAAGCATATGGCAAACATTTATTTGTTTTTTCACATGAAACAACATCTCTTTGCGTGGAGTCAAATACAAATTTTGGTTCCACCTTTTTAAAAGGTGGATTAAATTGGTCATTTGGTTTAACTGGAACTGTTGAAATATCAGATGATAATGAATTAAAAAAAATAGATTCTGGATGGATATATGGTGATAAAGTAAATTTTGATGATTACACATTAGAGACTCAAAAACTCGGTATTGATTGGTTAACATGTTCAGAAGCTGAATTACGTAAAGAAGTTGATAGCTGGATTAAATCAAAGAAAAAAATAGCTGCTTTAATATTAAATCAACAATTGATTTCTGGAATTGGTGTAGCATGGGGTTCAGAAATATTGTTTAAAGCTGATTTAAGACCAGATATGAGATGTTGTGACCAAGTTTTAAATAAATTAGCAGATTCAATGATTGAAATTAGAGAGGAAGTGAAAAAAAAATATAATGAACAATTGGATGAATCAAATTGTAAAGAATTTATAAATGAATGGTTTACTAATTTGTATGAGATCAGAGAAATGAATGTATATAAAAAAGGTTCTCAAGTAAAAGTTTTAGGTCGTAATTGGTGGGTCTAAAATCCACTTTTAAAAAAAGTGGAGCAAAATTCGTATACACACTTTTAAAAAAGCGGAACAAAAATCCATATATATACTTTTAGAGAGCTTTTGCTCCACTTTTTTTAAAAGTGGATATATATGAGCAAAAAATTGGAAAATGGATTATTTATATTTAGACGAGATTTAAGAATTGTAGATAATAATGGTTTAAATTTTCTCTCTGAATTATGTAACAATATTTATACTATTTTTATTTTTACACCTGAACAAGTTGGTTCTGGTAACAAATATAAATCCGATAATGCGGTCCAATTTATGATTGAATCGCTTGAGAATTTGGCATCAGAAATTAAGAAAGAAGGCGGTCATCTTCATACTTTTTATGGTAAAAATAATAAAGTAATAGCTGATTGTATTAAGGCTTTTAACATTAATGTAGTTGCGTTTAATTTAGATATTACTCCTTATGCCAGAATAAGAGATGATGAAATTGTCAAAATGTGTCAGAAAATGAAAGTGTTTGTTACTTATGATCATGATTATTATTTAACAGAACCTGGTTCAGTTTTAAATGGGTCTGGAGAACCATATCAGAAATTCACACCGTATTATGATAATGCGAGATCTAAAAAAGTTGAAAGTCCTAAAGGAAAACGAAATTTACATTTAAGATCTAAGGATAGTAATATTCCAAATAAAATCTCATTGGACCAAGCTATGAAAAAATTTACAACTGTAAATCCTGATATTTTAGTTCATGGCGGACGTCCAGAAGCACTTAAAATGCTTTCAAGAGCAGCAAGAACTCTTAATAATTATGCTACATCTCATAATGATTTAAATAAACATACAACAGAATTGAGTGCCGCAATTAAATTCGGCTGCGTTTCAATAAGAGAAGTATACAAGGCTTTACATAGTAAAACAGCTTTAATTAGACAATTGTATTGGAGAGATTTTTACGCAAATATCCTATATGAATTCCCACGAGTGTTAGGACATAGTTTAAAGCCAAAATATGACAAAATACATTGGCATCATAATGCTAATTGGTTTAATGCTTGGAAGAATGGTGAAACTGGTTATCCTATTGTAGATGCGGGCATGAGACAAATGAATACTACAGGGTATATGCATAATAGAGCTCGATTGATTGTTGCGTCTTTTTTAGTGAAGACTTTATTAATAGATTGGAGAGAAGGTGAAGAATATTTTGCTCAAACTCTTACGGATTATGATGTCGCAAATAATAACGGAAATTGGCAGTGGGTATCAGGTGGAGGTGCCGATTCTCAACCATACTTCCGTGTCTTTAATCCATGGCGTCAAGCTGAAGAATATGATCCAAAATGTGAATATATAAAAAAATGGGTTCCTGAATTAAAAGATATTCCTACAAAAGATATATTAAACTGGGATACAAAATATGTTGAATATAAAGATATAAAATATCCGAAACCAATTGTCAATTATGAAGAGCAGAGGGATAAAGTTCTTAAAATGTATTCAAACGCGTTTTAAACATTAATAATCTTTTTTAACCGTTCAAAAAATAATAATTGTAGTGTTGTTGTTGGCGCGAAACGTGACCAAATCGGTAAGAACCCGGCATAAAAACCTTTGAGACCTTGATTTTTAAATATTTGTAATAAACAATCCACGAAATTTTTATATTTATTTTGTGTCATCAATTGCGTTCTAATCATATCAAAAGGTGATACCGCAACAGCCATAAAAAATCCAGCACTAAATGCTGAACAGAACTGTATTGCTAATTCATTTTTAATAATATTGCGTTTTGTGATAGCTGATTTAATTTGATCATAACAAGCCATTTTGGTACCATTAAGAACACATGCTCTTAATACATTTGCCTGAAGACCATTATAAAATTCTAATTTATTTGTTTTATATATGTCAGAAAATACATTATAAAAACTGGGTATTTGTTTACTTTCAATGCTCATCATTCTTGTTTTTATAACATCAAATGGATTTCCCACTAAAGAACCAATCGCTCCAGCTAATGAGCCAGCAGTAAATTTCATCATAAAAGACGATTGATTGGTAATTCCAATAGCATGTTTTATAGGATCATATAATCCTAAACGTAATGATGTATAAGTTGATTCACGTAACCATGCGGCTTTAATACCTTTCCAAAAAGAAGCAATACCTTCTTCTTTATAAATAATCATAATGCTTTTAGGTATACCTAATTCTTTATAATTTCTAACATTATTTTTACCGGATAGTTGGAATCGAGTTTTAACAACATCAAATGGATGTACAATTGTAACAGTCAATACAGCACTTAATCCTGCACATATAATTTCGTTTATAATATTAAACATAATTATATTTTCATGTTACTATTTAAGTTGTTTGTATTTATTGTTGGACAAAAACTAATGTTTTTAAAATTTGATTTATTTTCAATAAAATTTATATAAACACAAATTTCATTATTAAAATAATGAAAGTATATACTAATATTATTAGTCCATTAATGTTTGGTACATGGGTATTAAGAATATCCAATGATATTAATGTTGATAAAGGATTAAATTACATTCAAATTCAAGAGGAACCTATTATTAAATTGAAAACATTAAAACAAGACGGATTATTTGGACAAAAAAATTCAAGAACCGCTTATATTAATAATATTAATTTTATTGATGAAAATAGTTATTCATTTAAATTGAAATTCTCAAGAAAAAATATTTATTCGTACTCATTTTTAGGCATACAGATACCTGAATACAAATCGAATAGTTTATCATACATAAAAGAACAAAACTATACGATAAAATTATATGACAAAACAATTATTATTACAAATGATGAAAACTATTTATATTATATATTTGATTTATATATTGGAAAATTAAAATATCCAAATGCGGAAACAAGTATTAATACTTTTATGTTTACGCAAATATTCAGTATTATATTAAGTTTACTATTTACAAAATTATTGTAAGTTATTAATTTTATTTTAATTTATTTACAGATAAATAAATGGAGGAACCTATTATTTTATATTCAAAAGAAGGTTTTAATTTTATTAAAAATAAAAAGAATGATTATAGTCTATCTTTCCAAATGGAAAATAATAACATAATATTGTCAAAAATTATTGACTTTAATTTAGTAAAACTTATTTATGATTTGAATTCAGATATTTATGAAAAAGTAAATATTAAAATTATAAATGAAAACGAAGCTATTGTTAATCTTTTAATGAAACATTTATTTCAAGATTTAGGTTTACCACAACGTTTTTCTTATTTACATATTAAAAGATATATTAATCAAGAATCAATAAGTTTCTTTTCAGAATCTATAAAATCTGAAAGACCACCGGATATGCCAGATGATGCTGAATTAATGAATATAACAAATAGTATAATAAATTGTAATATCATTACACCTCATATAATTAAATTTGAATGTAATATTGTATTTGATAAAACCATGATAGTACCAGCTATAGCAGAAAAAATGATAGGACTAATATTATATAAAATATTTAATCGTGTAAAACAATTTATAGAAAATGTTAGAATGTAATATATAATGGAAAATATTAGGAAAAATAGTAAATCTATAATATTTTTATTTAATGCTTTGTTTATATTTTTGTCAGAAGGGTTATTGTATGCGTTATTTAGAGACTACTCTTCTTTTATTGATAGATTATCCATACGTCTTTCTTCCATTAATATTTTGTATGTAAAAATATTTCAAGCATTTGCTCTTAATAATAGTTTAATTGATGATAAAACAAATAATAAACTTTTAAAATTTACTGACAATGCTCCATGGAATTTTTCTGATATTGATCTTTACCAATTGATTGAAATGTCGGATAAATATAATTTGTATTTACCACGTGGTTATGAAGTACCCATAAATTCTGGCATGATATCATTAGTTTTTAAAGCATACGATAATGATAATAGGAATAAACCATTAATTATTAAAATGAAACGAAAAAATATACAACAACGTCTTGATGAAGCAATTGATAATTTGTTATTCACAATGTATATTTTATCATTTATTCCTATTGTAAATAAGTATCAAATAGCGGAAGTAATAAATAAAAATATTGAAATTATCAGACATCAAACAAACTTCTTAGAAGAAATAGATAATATGGATAAAATTAGAGAGAATTGTAAAAATTTGAAATATGTAAAAATACCCAAAGCAAATAGACAAATTACAGAAGAATATCCTGATATTATTGTAATGGATTATATTGATGGATTAAAAATAAATCAAATTAAAGAGGAAGATTATGAAGGTTTTGCTAAAATTGTGGTTAAATTTGGTTTGGTAACGATGCTCATTCATGGTGTAGTTCATGGTGACTTACATGGTGGTAATATTTTGTTTATTAAAGATAAAAATGATTCACAATATCCACATAAAATAGGTGTAATAGATTTTGGTATAATTTATGAAGTTGAAAGTCAATATAAAGGTTTGATGTTTGATGTATTTACTCAGATGTATGATATATCACCTCGCGAAGGTGCTGAAAAAATTCTAAATTCCGGAATTATTGAACCACCTGGTATATTAAAACAAATTCCGAAACAAGATTATGATAATATAATTGATTTTACAGCAAAAGTTTTAGATGATGCTCTTCATAAAGAGAAGACCGCAAATCAAATTCAAATATATAAAGTAATCTCTAATTTGAAGGATTATTTATCTAAAAAAGAGCTTTGTAATATTGGAATAAGACCAAGCGATGAATTTATGAAATCACAATTAGTTTTGGCTATGTCACATGGTGTTACTTTAACTTTATGTAAAGACGATTTTATTACATTAATGGATAAAGTAATAAATGAATTATTTCATACAGATATAATTTTACGTTAATTAAAATGAATATATTTGATTTCATTATTAATAATAAAATCAAATCTTTATTTATCAATAAGAATTTCTTTTGTAATTTTTTTAATAATTTTATCTTGTTTTTCTTTATTACTATCTTCAAAAGATTCAATTACTATTTTACTATATTGATCTGAATATTTTGAGTTCGAATCATTATAATCTGGATATTTTTCTTTAAATTGTGGGAACATTTTTTGATTTTTATAAGCAATCTTACCTATTACTTTTCTTAATTTTTTCTTCTCCTCATCATCTTTTTCCCATTTATCTTCATCTTTGATATATATAGTTTCTCTCTTTTTATCTGTACAATGAATAGGTCTTTCTGTTTCATCCAAGTCATTAAGTTTCTTTACAATAATATTAGAAATACCTTCTACATAACCAAGTTCGCCAACACTAATTAAATCACTTAATTGTAATTTGATAGAATCAACAAAATCATTAATATTCATAGCATTTTTACATGTCTCGTTTAAAAAGAAATTCAAATTAAAAGCCTTGTTATGTGAATTACTATTATTAGTAGTATTGTTAGTGGTATTATTAACTCCATTTTTTACAAATTCAAGTGCGACATTATTAGTTTTTTCTAAGAATTTGTTCTGACTATCGAGCACTTTTTCTATCATTGTGTTTTGTTGTTCCATCATCATATTTTTTAAGTTGCTATTTTCTTTAACTAATGCTTTTACTAAATCTACTAATTCATGTAGTTCTATTTTTTCTGGAAATTTTTCATTTTCTTTACTACTTAAATTTTTGAGACTGTGACACGACTTTTTGTGTTTATAAAGTCCTGATTTTGAATTATACACCTTTCCGCAATAACAAGTTAGCGACTCGTTTTTTTCGCCGAAAATAGTCTCCTCGATTTCCTCGGTTTCCATTTTGTGACTGACCATATGTTTACGTGTGGTTACATGCCTATTCCAATCACATAAATATGAGCATTTATAGTTACACAATTTACATATATATTTCTTCTCGTTTTTTTTGATTTCCTCGTTTTCCTCGTTTTCCATTATATTTCCTAAAGATTAAATCTTTAAGTTTTTATATAAAAAATTATCGTGACAAAATAAAAATTATTTTTTCTGCGACAACACCTTAATTTTAAAATATGCAGCAAAGTCACGACTTTTGCATAAAATATTCGGACTTTTTCATTTTGGACATTTTTTTTGTCCATTTTCAAAAAGTTCAGATACTTTTCTAATCGATTTTTGGACGCCTTCACTACATAGTGTAGTGATCAAATATTTTTGAAAATTTTATCAATTTAAAGAAATTACCTTCAATATGTAGTGAAAAATTATCATTTGTTCTTTAAATACTTTTATTTAAATATATTAATTGTAATATATTTAAACATTATTTAATGTATTAATATACCCTATATTATGCAAGTTACTATTGATAATACAAATTACAAATTTATACCTTCTAAGTTAATTTCATTAATTAAAAAGGAAAATCTTGTACTTAAAAATGACATCTATGAGAAATATAATGCTACAGCTGAAGTAGAAGGCGAAATAATCATTTGTAATGATATTAATAAAATGCGTAAGTCAGAAAAGAAAATCATAAGAGAATCCTTTGATGATTATTTAAAATATATTGGGAAACGCGATATCGAAAAAGATCGATGGATCTATAATATAATTGATGGAGTTTCTGAACAAGATGATATTTTGTATCGAGATCACAAATGTATTGTTATTCCTACTTATACATGGGATGGTGAAAATATAGATAAATTACATTTACTTTGCCTACCAATTGATACTCGTTTACGATGTATTCGTTCATTAAATTCACATCATATTCCTTTGCTTCAACACATGAAATATATAACATTGGATATTATTAAAAGTAAATATAATATAGACGAATGTTATATTAAAATGTTTTTTCACTATGAACCTTCTACATATCATCTACATATACATTTTGTTAATGTATCTAATTACGATTCACGATCATCTGTAGAATATTCACATGAACTCAATAATGTTATTTTTAACTTATCTATTTGTTCAGATTATTACCAAAAAGCTATTTTAAACAAAAGAATATAACAAAATTTATTTTAAATATTTTAATTTAAAATTGAAACTAATTAAATACTTATTTATATTATTATTAATGAATAACAATATATTTGAAACTTCTATTATGAATCCTACTTTTATATTTGTCGATGGTAGTTATTATTGCTTTTACCGCTATTTTGCTCTTCAACAATGGTGGAAAAATGCTCATCCAGATGAGCCATTAGATGATCCTTATCAAAATCAAAAATTTGTTGAAAAATTTCGAAAAACTTTTGTTGATAACTTAGAGCAAATACCTAAGAAGCTAAAAATTCACAAAGATCCAATCAAACCTATTTTAATTGTAGGGAAAGACTGTAAAAGAGAAAATATTTGGCGTAATGATATTTTCCCAAATTATAAAGCAAATCGTGCCAATGGTCCAGAAGACGGGTTTATGGGTGGTCCATTCTTTAAAATGGCATATGAAGAAGAATTATTTCAAAAAGGCGGTGCTAAGGCTATTTTAAAACATTCGCGTTTAGAGGCAGATGACTGTATTGCTATTTCAGTAAAGCATTTACTTTACAAATATCCTGAATGTAAAATTTATATAATAACAAGCGACAGAGATTATTTACAATTAAATACTCATAATGTAAAATTATATAGTCTGACATATAAAAATTTAGCAGATGGAAAAACATCGACTGGAAATGCCATGGACGATTTAAGAATCAAAATTATAATGGGTGATACAAGCGACAATATACCTTCTGTATTTCCAAAATGCGGATTAAAAACGGCACAAAAATGTATTGAAGATGAAGAATTCTTCAAGAAAAAAATGGATAATAATCCAAAATTCTATGCTCAATATAAATTGAATGAACAATTGGTAAACTTTGATAAAATTCCTTCTAATTATGTAGAAGAATTTATGGCTACAATTAAGAAATAATTTATAAACTAAATTAGATAATAAATTATTATATTTTTTTAATTTTTTAATTTTATTCGTCTTGTCTTTCTATGTTTTCTCATTCGTTTATAGGTCTTATTTTTATATGATTTTCGATTCTTTCTTCGAGTCTTCTTCTTTTTCCCACCCACTGTTCTTGCACGTTTTGAACTTGAACTTGTTGAGTAAACCATATTTGAAGGATCTCCATCGCTATATGTAAAAATATCACTCCCCCTTTTTTGTCTTGATGGATCAAATGGGTAAAGTGGTTTTCGTTTTTGTATACCTTCAGCAAGATCATCTTCCTGGTCATTATCTCTTCCTCTTTTCTTTAATTCTGCTCTGGCTTGTTGTGCTTGTATTGCCTCTAATCTTTGTTGAGGAGTAATTCCTTGAATTGGATTGATTGGTGTTGCTGGACGAATGCCTCTATCAATCATTATTTGTTCAGCAACTTCTACTGAAAAAGCTAATACTTCATTTCTAAAAGCTTCTTCATCAAATGAATCATAATCAGGAATATTAGAAAAAATTCTATTCACATCTATATTATGAGCAAAATCACTAAAAAATTCGCTATTTAAATAGATAGGTCCTTCTTGTAAAGTAACAGGATCAAAGTTTATTTTTCCTGAAATATCATGTGTTAAACTTTCTGTATAAGATGATACTTGCGAATATACTGAATCATCTGTGCCAAGTGCTGTTAAACAATATTGATAATTAGCATCATTATTTGATATAAATAATAATTGTCTTAAGCAAATACCAATTACATATGCTTCTAATTTTTTCTCATTATTATTGTTTGCTCCATAATAAATATTAATAACATTTTCTGTTATTTTTCTTAAAAAATAAAAATAATTTACGAATAAATTAGCATCTAATGAATCTATGATACTCTCATTATTTATTGAAAGCATATAAGATTGTATTATCATGTAAATTGGTAATAAAGGATGAAAACAAATAGAGTTATCTCTAAATACATCACTTATTTGGTTTGGAGGTGTAGATTCCTCTCCCAATTGAGGTAGGGATCTTATTAGATCCAATAATTTAGGGTTTATTGCTCCACCCATTTGACTTGCTGATCTTTTTACTTTAAGAATTCTTCTTGGTTCTTCGTCCTCTTCCATCGGAGTAGAAACACCTCTTGCTAATGATCCTGTAAAAGATAAAATACGTTTTATTAATCCTGTATTTTGACCTCCTTTAGAAAGAATCATTGTCATCAATGGTAACGTGGTTTGTTTTGCGGTTGATTCAAACCCCTCTGTAATATGTGTATCAATTGTAGGATCGATTTGAATCTGTGAGTCACGTTTATCTTCATATATTTCTGAATCACTAATAGGGACTTCTCCGCTTAACGGAATTGCTTTAATAGTATCGGATGCTGTAGTTGCCTTATTGGTTGATATATTATAATCATTATCTTCTTTTACAATTATTCCATCTGTTATTAACGTATTAAAAAGTGGAGGTCTAGGTGAATCATCAACTGGTGTAGGTAGAGATAAAAAATGATCCATCAATTTTGTAATATCTATGACAGTTCCTGATAATTGATCTTTCAATCCTGCACCACCCATAGTTAGTAAAACTTCAACACAAAATGGTAATGAAACAGCTTTAAATTTAATAAATCCACGTTCTGTGAAAATACCAGTTCCATTTTTAAAATTAGTATTCATATTAATAGGAGTTGTTTGGACAAATAAGTTTGTCAATATTTCATATATTTTATAATAACACCACGAAAGTTTTTCCTTAATATCATCATTTAATTCGTTCAAATTGTACAAGAATACATTTCTGTCTAATTTATAATTAGAAGCATCTTGAATATTACTAAGAATGGCTACATCTCGAGTAGATAGATTTACATCCCATGTCCATGATGCGGCTGTTTTATAAACAGCAGATTTTTTAAAATCTCTTAGTTTAGGAAGATAATCTCGGGTCTCATCAATAGAATTAGCTTTATTGTAAATATTTGTTACATTTTCAATAGTTGATTTTACATATCTGTAATATTCAATAACTTCCAAATCTGTTAAAGATGGGTTTAATAAATTATTTAAACTTAATAAAATTTTTTGTAATTCATCCTTTTGTTTTGTTAGATCATAATAGATTGATTTTGAAAAGACAATTTCCAAAGATTTTGTAAAAAAGAATTGTACATCTTGAACAAATAAATTTGCTTCATAAGGAAGTGAATTTGTGGATAATCTTGTATAAACTATTGTAATTCTTTGATCTAATTCACTAATTTTTGAAGTAATTGTTCTATTATATTTTCCTATCATATAACCATGAATATTTGTTAACAAAGTATTAATATCGGTTCTTAAAGTTTCTAAGCTTGCTCTATATCTTGATGCCATCTCTTTATTCAGTTCAGCTTGACGTTCTTCATTTTGAATTCTATAAACAAAAGCGGAATGAAAATGTTTTTTACCATTATGATGAGTAAAAATACAACTAATACCATTTAGTAATGCAAATGCTAAAGCTATTTGATCATGTGTAACTAAAAAAACTTCTTGTATTTCTGGTACAATATCTTTATTGTCACCTCCGTATTCTTTATAATTACGTAATCTATCTTTTATAGATGAACATAATAAAGCTTGTAACCAATCCCCAGAACGCTTTTGTTGTAAGCTTGAACTCAATTTAAATGATTTATTACTATCAAGAGCAGGAGGACGAGATTTACTAAACAAACTAATAATACTATTGATAATACTTTTTATATAAGTTATATCATTTTTAGATTTACTATCTGGTAGTGAGCTTATCTCAGAAGTATTTCCTTTTATATCTAAATCAGTAATATATTCTTTACTTTTACCACTAATTTTTTCTTTTATATCTGATAATACAAAAGTATATTTTGTGTAAAATTGTTCAAAATATGGTGTTGAAGGAGTAATTGTTTGGTTAAAAGTATAATTATACTTTGTTTTACCATCCATTTGAAATGGTACACAAGATTTCAAATTAACACCTTTTCCCTGAAATTTTGTAGAACCAGAATTAGAAAATACAGGTGAATCCGGTGTCTTTTTTGTAGCTGGATCATTTACTACTTCAGGACCATAAATATAAAAAACATTTTTATCTGTTAGTGGATCACCTGACTTTAATATCTCAAACAATCCAATACTTGCTGCATCTACGACAATAGCTATATTATGTAAATCATCTAATTCTAATAGCTTATAAAAAGCAGATGCTGGAATTTCTTTTCCTGGCATTAATGTTCTAAAAAAACCTGTTGTTGCTTTAGGTTTTACATCTGTATATGTAACCTTAAAAACCTTATTGTTAATTGTAGTTACAGAATGTTTATTAGTTGTTGAAGAAACATATCTTGGATTTGAAACATTTATAGGATTATAAAGATTTGTTGGTGTAACTGGAATACCATTACACTCTTTAATTACAGAACTCAGACATTCTTCTTCGTCCATTATATGACCAGCATTATATCCTAAAGGCAACCCATAATTAAAAGCATTTATAAATCCTGGATAATTTAGCATATCTATCTTGAAATGAAAATCGTGTTTAGCATCACCTACTGACAGATTTGCTAATACTTGATTAAAATTAGGTGGTGCTGGATACATATTTGTTAAATTTGTTTGACTCATATATAATTTAACTAAAATAAATTTAATATTTTTAAATATTTATAAATAAATCATCTTTAATAAAATAAGCTTCTCCTTCTCTTGTCCATTGTACAACCATTGTAATTATTTCTACTCCAGATTTCATTGCTTCTTTGAATGCTTCCCTGTATTCAGGATCTATTATCGATGGTTGAAACCTATTTACATCTGTTCGTTGTATTACATAACACATAATACAACGAGTTTTTGACATGCGTTTAATAAGTGCCAGTTCGTTTATATGTTTTAAAGCCCTCGGACTCACTGGATCAGTGCTTTTTTTTCGGTAACCGTCAGGGAAATAAGCAACCTTAGAATTAATTTCTCTATTATCGAAAGCCATTTTCTTGCGATCTTTTGCTGTTATATCTTCATAATCAGCGAGTGGAACATTTTTTACTTCCATAATAAATGGTACACCATTTTCATCTATTCCTGAAAAATCAAATCTGGAATCTACAAGATCTGGTACATAAATTTTTGTTTCTTTTTTATAACTTTTTACATTTAAAAGTTTAGACAATAAATTATTTTTAAGAGCAGACTCCGTCAAATCTTCTGCGAGTTTAGGGTAAATACCAACTATTTGTTCTTTATTCTTCTCTCGAACAATCGATAAATATACTCTATATTCACAATGAAGTTTATCATCCTTTTTTTTTGGTTTAGGAACAGGTGCCATTAAAATATATGATCCTGTTTCAGCTAAACCACAACAACCTAATGATGCTGTATGTCCTAATATCATATTACTTGTAGAACAAATTTTAATATCTGCTACATAAGGAGTTTTTATATACTTCGAAGGTCGTTTGATAACTTCACCTTCGATTAAATCATTTAACTTGAGAATTAATGACATTTTATTTTGTATATTTTATTTAGTATGTCAAATTAAGTTTTCAATTTTAAATTTAAAAAATATTAATTAATATATTGTATTATAGTAGTATGAGTGTAGAACAACCAAAGAAAATAATTTATCCAGACCAATTAAATATCACAATAAACACAAGTGTTCCGGGTTATCAAAAAATAATGTATAAACCGTCTATGACTATTAAAGATAGTGATGAAAAAACAGTAAAATTTAATCCTTTAATTAAATTGAATAAATCTGTTATCGAAAAAATTCCAAAAGAATATAGGGTAAAACAATTTTTTAATAAGGGTTTATTTCAATCATTACTTAATGCGAATGGAGGAACACCGGCTAAAAGTTTACTTCAAGCAACAAGAGCTGGTAATGTAGATAATAATATAAAACTTACATTAAATTCAATATTTCCAGTTGGATCAGTAATATACATAGGGAAAAAACCTTATGCTATCGGTGATGTTCAATGGACAACAGGTGATTGGAAAATAGATATAAAACAAAAAAAAGAAGAAATTGATATAAATAAAGTGAGTGATCCACGTTTATATACACAGCTTGTGAGAGAAGAAATTATTAGTGGTGAAGATGAATTGAGTCAAATACCTGAATCACTTCGTACTGGAAATAATTATACTGGACCTCCTGTAGTAGTAGCGAGAGGTTTACAACAACAAACAACAACACAGCCAACAACACAACCAACAACACAACCAACAACACAACCGACAACACAACCAACAACACAAACAACAACACAACCAACAACACAGCCAACAACACAACCGCAGCAACAACAATTAATAACAAGACCTCCACCAAAACCGTCAAGACAACAATTAATACAAAAACCATCATCAGTACCACCAAAATTAGTAGCAGATGAAGAGAAAGAAAATGAATTTAATTTTCCAGAATCCCCTTTTGTAGAAGAATTGTCTCCGGAAGAACAAAATTTGTGTAATTTATTCAATGAAACTTTTGATGATAAAAAAAGTAAAGATACAACATTTATTAGGAATTATTTTAAAATAGGTGGCAAATCACCCTCTAAATTCCCTAATGTTATTCAAAAAATATTTTTAAACTTCTCGATGAAAATGAAAACTGAAGTAAAAACATTTCTTCGTATAACAACTAATTATGTTGTGCCAGTCAGTACTGAAGCAAAAAATCTACCGTCAATAAGTCCTAACGCATATAATTTGCTTTGTGATCAAATTGAAATATTACAAGCACCAACAGACGGAAATTGTTTTTTTCAAGCAGTTGCTGATGGTATTAATATTTATAACTGTGAAAATGAACAATCAAAAATTTTATATAAAAATTTGTATGGTAAAACCCAATTATTTACTTCGTTAATTATTAGAGAAATAGTGTTAGCATACATAAATACATTTACAGAAACACAAAAAAATGAAATGTTGTCAATAGCATCAAATTACTTGGAAAATTTAAATAGAGACTTTGAGATTTCACTAAGAAGATCAGAAAATGAATTTGGTAGAGATTTAACACAAAATGAATATTTGGATACTGTAAACAATATTTATAATTCACATGAAAATTTTTTGATTAAAAAACCAACAACTATACCAATCTATATGGATCAAAAATATAGTCCATTTGAAGTTTTAAAAATGAATGAAATAAGTTCATACATAATGAGTAAAGATTATTGGGCAAATAGTATAGCAATAGATGCTTTATGTTTTATATTAGGAATATGTATAATAACAATTCAAAAATATGGATATACAAGTACTTTAACAATAAAACCAAAACAAGTTGAAAGATTACAAGCTCTTTTACAAGATAAAGAATTAGTAAAAGAGAAAAAATGTTTTAAAAAAGTGATGTTTTTATATAACTCGGGTAATCATTATGAGTTGATGAGATTTACATATAAAAATAAAAAAAATACTATAACTAATAAATTTGGTGATAAACAAGTAATTTATTCAAATAGATTTTATACCATATTTAGAGATGATAATTTACCTCCACCAATTTATATGTTATTTTTAATATATGGTTCTGTTTATGTTACAATAAATGATTCTGAAAAAACTAATTTTAGTCTTTATCCAGATATAATGCAACAAATAAATGAATCTGTTATAAAAATTTTAGAAGGTGATGATAGTAAAGTATTCGAAGAAAATTATGACGATACATTTCCTCAAAGTAAAATACCTATTAGAATTCTTATATTTGGAAGAGGAAGAACAGCAAAAAAAAATGATAGTAGTTCTATAACAGATATCGATGGTGGGACTAAATTATTAACAGGTGGTCAACAGCCTTACGGATATCAACCACCTTATGGATATCAACCACCTTACGGATATCAACCACCTTATGGATATCAACCACCTTACGGATATCAACCACCTTATGGATACAGACCATATTCTATTACAAAAAAACCAGAAGAAAGAGATCAATCAAAATTAGCATATGATATAACAATCGATATGGAACTACATCCTGGTACATCATTAACTCCTGAACAAATAAGTAAATCAAAATGTAATAATAGATATAATGCGATAAGAAAATCATTTTCTGAATTTACAGGAACACCATATACAATACCACCAGTATATCCACCTTCAAATAATAAAACAAAAAAAAATAATCAGCCATTAAAGGGTGGTAGAAAAACTCGAAAAAATATATATATTTAATTTTGTATTTAAAGATCTTTAAGTTTAAAAATTAAATATATATTAAAAATTGTATTTACAAGAACTATCTTGAATTATAGTTTGATATTTATAATGATGCTCATCAAGATATGTTTTTACTTCTTCATCATATAATTTGTAAAATTTGCTGATATCTCTGGTTAGTACCCAGAGAGAAATTCCAGATGGAACAGATATAATACTATATTGATATTGATTATTAATTACTTCACCTAATTTTACAACCCAATATGGGGAATCGACTGGAACACCATCTAAATGAACTGTTAATTTGCCAGGTTCACTGGTATTTGTATAATAACCATAACCTGATATTTGTTCCAAAATATCATCTGAATTAATTTGAGAATTTAATACACTTACATCACCATCTTCTAATAATCCATATTGAGCTGTTATACATTCTCCATATCCTTGAAATATAACATTAGTAGGGGCACCATATACTTGATACCAATTTCCTAAATATTGGTTAACATTTAATTCTTTTACTGTATCGATTGATTTTGTACCCCTCAAATTAATTTGACAATCACATATTTGAGAGAATAAGAAAAATAAAAATAAATTCATAAAACCGAAGGTAGTGTTTTTAAAATACATTATAATATATTGTATTAATATATTTTAACTATAAGTAGTTTCACTTAATATTTTTTAATTACCATTTTGAAATCTCTCGAAATCAAATTTTGAATAAGCATCTTTTTGTGCTTTTCTTTGCTTTTCTCTTTTTGCTTTTTCTAAAATAGCTATTGCTGCCGATATTTCAGTTTCAGAAATAACACCATCATCATTTGTATCTAATAATTTATGAAGAACTCTATATTGATGAGGAACAATACATAACGAACACTCTTCATTAAACAAATAATCTGAGAGAATTGTAAAAACAGCTGTTAATCCTAAAGCAGTATAAATATCACGAGTACCCATCCAGGCCATGGAAAATACTAATAATTGTTTACTTACTGAATATTTCATGTATTCCTCCGTTGATTTGCTAAATTGAATTTGAATAAATTTTGATCCAACGTTAAGAAGAATCATTACTACACCAGCAAAAAATTTACTGTTATTTAAATACATAATATGATGATTAACATATGAAATACCATTAAATAAAGGTGTAAATATGGTTGTTTTTCCACCATATTGGGTTTCTATATTATTTTCTGTTGGTTGTTGTATTTGATTTGTTGTAGTTGTTGACATTATATACTAAAATAACATATTATTATATTTTTTATAAAATGCCAAATTTCTTAAAAAGATTTGAAATTTGTGTTGATGATTTGTCATAAAATCCTTCATAACTCATCCTAATATTTCTATGTATTGGTCTATAAAATTCTTTTATTTTTTTGGGTACAAAAAAAGATTCTTGATATATTTCATATTTTTTAGAAAAAGCACAACTAAAAATAATGATTAACAATAAAATTATAAAAAAATTATACATGAATTTATTCATATATAATTCAAATATTAAAATGAAGCAAAATTACTTGTAAATACCGATTTATCGGATGGACTAACGTCATCTGACTGTTCTCGAGAATTATTAAAAACGGGGATTGTATTAGATTGTTTACCTCTTAACATATTAGTCTCTCTATCCGACATAACAAAACCTTCTTTACCTCCACGGAATCCTTCAGAAGTGGCGGCACTTGATGTTGTAGTAGCGGTTTGTGAAGCATTATTTTTAATTTGATTTAATTGTGTTTTCAATATGTCTTCTTTTTCTTTTAATATTTTAATTTTATCCTCAGTAATAATAGCAGCAGGCGAATTACCTGAAGCATCTACATTATTTCCAGAACCATCAAATCCTTCATAGAAGTTATAAGGATAAACTGTATTAGTATCATAATTATTAAAAGCAATTATAATGAATAATACTGCTAATAAACCTAACATTTTATGTGTATAAGAAATTATTACTACAAAAGCTAAAAGAATCAATCTTCCTAAATGTGTTTCAGTCAAAAAATTAAAAAATCGGGATACACATAACAATATGACTAAAATAAGCGTAATACAAATTCCAACATTATTTTTACTTACTAAATTCATGGCTATTATATAAATTATAAGATATAATTTATTTTTTAAATTTATTATTTCAGTCTGTTTGGTAAATTATTATCTAAATTTTTAATAAGAGAATGTCTTTAGCAATGTTTGCAGCTTCAATTGATGATAATTCAAATATTACATTACCAAATAATTCAGATAGTTGTGATATTTTAAATCAAAAACGTCATAAAAGAACTCAAAGAAAGTATCCTAAAATTGAAAACTTTGATACAAATAAAGTAAACTCAATTCTTGAAAAAATTCATAATAATACAGATGATGATGACGATGATAAAGATAACTTTAATCCACCACCAAATCCAGAATCAGCGGGTGTTCAAAAAACAATACCTAAAACTGAATCTTTTGTAAATCCTTTAGCTAAAACTGTTGGAAAAGCACCTATGCCAAATTATGATGGTGGTGATAATTTAGATTTAAATGATTATAGCAATTATGGTAACAGTAAGACAGTTGAAGAATATTATAAAAGTGTATTGCCTGGTTATAGTCAGCAAAGAAATTTAGCAAATAGACCTTATTATCCATATAGGGAACCTCAAAATGCTTATTTAAATGATAATCAATCACAAGATATATTATTACAGAAGCTAAATTATATGATTTCATTATTAGAGGACCAAAAAGATGAAAGAACAAATAATGTGACTGAAGAAGTTATATTATATTCTTTTTTAGGTGTATTCATAATTTTTATAGCTGATACATTTGTCAGAGCAGGTAAGTATACAAGATAAATTTAAAATGTTTAATAACTTAAAAATTAAATTATTAAAATAAACAATTTAAACCAATCTCTATATAATAAATTAGATAATGGTGAAATATATTATAATACATAATAAGCATGAAGGTTGTTATGACTTCAGATGTTATCAAGATGAAGTGGCAAGAATAAGAGCAACATCTATTACTATTAATCCTCCAAAACTTTTTATGTTTGATAGTAGAGAAGAAGCACAAGATTTTTTCGAAGAATATATTAATGATGTTGATTGTATAGATATTAAATGTAAGAAAGGAGATGAGGTAGAACATGTAGATTATTGTACATGTGGAATTATAGAATTGGATGAAAGAGGTGAGCCAATATTATTTTATAACAAAAAAAATCAGATTTTTCTTATGGAACATGGACCACAATTATTCTTACCAAATCAAGAACTCAAAAATGATATTCGTAATTTAAATCTTACTAATAATTTAATTAGAAAATGTAAAACTCTTGGAAGAGAACAGAGAAAAAGATATATTGAACTTGGAAAATATTGTGAAGAATGTAATGCTGAAGAGTCAAGTGATAATGAAAAAGAAGATGTCGATGAAAAACAAGAAAATAATGTAAAAGAAGAAACGGATGAAAAACAAGAAACTGAAAATATAGTATTAAAAGAAAATAATGAAATTAAATTAGAAGAAACTACACCAGAAAAAGATACAAAGTCAGAGAAGAAAAAGAAGACAGTTAAAAAATCTTCAACAAAAGAAAAAGAAATAAAAGAAACAGATGAAGAAAAATGTGAATCTAATCAACCAGAAAAGAAAAAAAGAGTATATAAAAAATCAAAAGATTCAAATGAAAAAAAATAAGCTAATTAATTATTAAGACTTTCTCGGATTTAAATGTTGGATAAGCAAAATTATAAAAAAAATACGCAGTTGGTGAAATTATTAAAGGTTTAGTTTTTAGCATAATATTATTAATAATTATATTATTATGTGATATATTTTCAATAGCAGAAAAACCAAAGTAATTTTCGGCAGCTATTTTCCAAAAACTTATTTTAAATCCTTGTATAAATATATCATTTTGACAATTATTTATGGAAGCAAAACAACTCAATACTTCTAAACCTTTTTCAATTTGTACACAAGATTTTCTATAAAAATAACAGCATAAAATTTCTTCATCACATAAAATTGCATAAACAAAAATATTTTTAGTCTTTATTAATTCCAAAATATTGGCAATATCCGCACTAATAACAATATCAAATTTATCATTATTCATTCTTACAAAATCATGTAAAAATCGGAAATTCTGAGCATTTATTTCTAATAATTTATATTCCCCAGATAAATCAAAAGGTTTTGTCCATTTATCTACTGGAAATCCATAAGTAGAATAAACACATAAAGGAACAATTCCGGTTAATTCATCTTCTCTCTTAAATAATGATACAATAATATTTTTGTTCAAAATTCTTTGATTATAATGATGTGTTTGTATTATTTGCGGAGCAATTCCTTTTTTCCTATGTAATTTATCAACACATAAATAATCAACATAATAAACTCTAAAATTAGTGTTTTTATTCTTCTTATCATTATTTATTATGATATTAAGTGGTCGCGAAGTGATCGCACCAATTATTTGCCGATCAGTTATGATAGTGCCTTTTTTTAAGTCGACCATATTAGTGTCCTGATAATAAAAAGAAATAAACGATTTATCATTATGACCAATAAAATATGGAACAATATTTTCTGATTGTGGATTAAATATATTATCTTTATTTTGTAAATAGTTTATTTTAATTAAATTATAAAATCTTGTTTTTTGTATTGATGTGAGATCAGAGAAAACTATTGTATCAATATCTTTAAAATTGGTGTATTTATTTTTTTCTGGGAGGGAATGTTGGATAATTCCTGGAGGATTAAACATATATCCAAAGTCATACACGTGAAATACGGGTTGTAAAACCCAAAACCCATATTTTAGACGAATATAAAAATAAATTAAAATTATGATAAGTAATCCAAAACATAATATATAAGATAAATATTCAAACATATTAATCTTATTAGATATAATTAATTAATTGTAAAAACGAGCCACTAAAAACTTTCGAAAAAATCAGTAATTTTTGAAAATTGTTCTTTTTTACGTTCTAATCTATTTTTTGACTTGTTATAAATGATAATAGCATCATTTTTATCATAGAAATTTCCTATATGAACAACTTTATTTTCCAAGTCCTTGTAATGTTGAAAAAAATATTTGATTTTTTCAAGCATATGTTTACTAATTTGTTCATTATAAATACTATTCACATTATTCCAAATAGGATCTACTTTTCCTATTGGGCAAACAATTATTTTTGGATCATTTCCAGCATCATCCTTTGTGTCAAGATATCCTAAGATTTTACATTGAATCATACATCCTGGAACCAATTCATCATCCATTAATACAACTACATCCAATGGATCATTATCTTCACTTAATGTATCAGGTATAAATCCATAATTAAATGGATACTTCATTGGAGTATGTAAAATTCTATCACAAACTAACATATTTTTCTCTTTATCGTATTCATATTTGATATTACTTCCTTTTGCTATCTCAATAATTACAGAAACTTCTTCCATTTAATAATATAAAATTATTTTTTTATATTATTTTACATTTTTTATTAATTTTACAAGTTAAAAATATAACTTAATTAAATTTTTACTATAATAATTTATCATTTCTGTTTTTTGTGTATCATCTATTCTCTCCAGAACTAATATTAACAATCCAAATGCTCTCTTATAATCATGTTTAAGTAAATAATTATCAATATTTTTTTTGGACTCTATAATATAAAGTTCATCATTTTTTTGTTTATAATTATGTATATCCATTATAATATAAATAATTATTTAATATTTACATAATTTTTTATCCAGGTTTATAGAAAACGTATAAATACTGATTCTCATAAGCACATTTAACCATATCAATTTTAGCATGAATTACAAATCCAGCATCCAAAGCCATATTTACAATGGTAGGTAAATCTTCCATATATAAAATCTGCTCTTGTTTTCTGATTTTTCCATCATTAAACTTGAATTTCTCTTCAAATGACGCAGTATCATTATCATGTAATTTAAAATTAGAATTGTAAATGAAATCGTTGAATGTAATTTTGGTTTTAGTAATTCTCTCTTTGGCATATTTTTGAGGAGAAACTATGTATAATGGGTTACCTGGTGGTAATATAGGATCAAACTTATATTTATCCACTAAATGAACAATTAAGTAACCACCAGGCATCAACCAATTCATACAATTATTAAAGAAGCGCACTTTATCTTCTATATAATAAATTGTAAAATATAAACATAAAATATGTGTTAATGAATTATCATTAAATAAAGTACCATTTAATACATTTCCTACTTTAAAATGGCCAGCAAGAGCAGGGTATTCTTCTCGAGCCTTTTTAATCATAGATGGTGAAATATCTACACCAATGACATTCAAATTTTTTGACCTTAAATCAGCTACATGATGACCTGTTCCACAACCTAAATCAGCAATAATACTTTCTTCTGTTATATTTGTATTATTTGTTATAATTCCTACTTCATAATCATTTTTAACCTGACTAAATACTAAATAGTCATATATATTAGCATAAAAGTCGTCATAAACAGCGTTTCCTTGCTTAAATAAAAATTTTTTTTCTTTTGTATCAATATTATAATTATCCATACCTTCTTTCATTGGATTAAATGATCTAAAAAATACAACTAATATCAACAATAAAGCAATGAATAGAAGTATTTTTCCAAAATTAGATAATTTATTATAACAATTTGTAAGTGATTTAATTAATTTCATCTATATGTATTGTTGTTATTTTTTTTGTATAAAATTTAATTATATGGAAGATTCTGAAATTAATGATTTAAGAGGGGAGGGTGATTTTAAGGGATTCTCTTTTTCAAAATTCAAAAAAGCAGAAGTTAAAAAAGAATTGCTAAATAGCTTGATTCATTCTAAAATTGAACCTGCTTGTTATTGGAGTGCTGAATTAATATGCGCCGGTCATTATACTGATTTATGGGAGGTTATTTTATTATTTTTTAGCAAATATATACATCTTGGCAATTCAAATATTAGTATCTATCTGGAAATGAGAATAAATGATTTTAAAACAATTGTTAACAATGGTTATTCCGATAATACTCTTAGATTAAGAAATAATGAAAAAATTAGAAAATTATTCTGTGAAATAATGTGTATTTTATGTGACGCTAAAAGAAGACATAGTTTTGATAATGTTAAAATTAAACCAGATGATCTTAATATGGTGACAATTAAAGATAAATTCAAGGCTCCTTCAACAGAATATGGTGAAGAGGTATTTACAACAGAAGATCCTAAAGAATTGTTTCCTTTTGTAAATGAATTAGCTTATAGTGTTACTATTTCTGGTAACAATCAAATGAGTGCTTGTTATTGGATTGAATGGATATTTGAATATGAAAATAGATGTAAAGCATTAAAAGAAAAATTATTTTGCGAAAGACGTAATTTTGCAAAAGTGGATTCAAAATGCCAAAAAGATATTATATGGATCATATGGGATATTTTTTTAAAAGAATCGAATAAAAGACCTAAAATAATACAAAAAATAATAAATGCTTTATTATCTTTATTTTGTTTAAAATATACTACAGGATGTCATAAAAAACGTAAAAATTTAATGTATTTAGCTATTTCTATATTATGTGAAAAATTCGAGTTAGAGAAAGAAATTATAAGACATTCTCAGCTTCCATTGGTTAATATTATAAAACAAAAAATAGATTCGGTCTATGCTCAAATTAAGAAAAATGAAGAATCTACTGGAACAGAATATTTGTTTTTAGGAATGAAATCATCCAATTTAGAAAATACTATCAAAAAATTAGATGCCATGAATTCTTTTGGAGAGACGTTTGTTCCACGGCTTTAAGTTGTTTTTAAATATATATTTGTTTACCTATTTAAAGACGAATTATACTACATAATGAAGGGAATATCTTAAAAAGTAGTGATAATTTTCTCACTACAATATGTAATGAAGGCGTCCGAAATTCAAGTATAAAAGTATCTGAGCTTTTCAAAAATGGACAAAAAAAATGTCCAAAATGGACTTGCCAAAAACGTCCTTACTGACAAAAAAATCCGCTTACCATAAAAATTTTTATGGTGTCATTTTAAACCTTAATTTCAAAATTTATGATTGTAAAATTTTTATTATTTTTTAAAAAAAGTATTTAGGGATTTTTTTTGTTCTATTATAATAGAACATTTTAGAATGAAAAAATCCTCAGAAATCCTCAAAAAATTTAATTGTGAATTATGTGACTATAATACATGTAAAATAAAAGATTATAATAAACATTTGTCTACTACAAAACATTTAAATAGAACAAATTTGAACAATTTAGAACAAAAAAATCCCCAAAAATCCCACGATTTTATTTGTAAGTATTGTTCTAAATGTTATAAAGCAAGAAATAGTTTATGGTATCACGAACAAAAATGTTCTGATCAATCAAATAAACAATATATTGAGGAAAAAGCCAAATCTATTACTGATAAAGATGAACTCATTATGTTCTTAATTAAAGAGTGTACTGATTATAAAAATATTATTATGGAACAACAAAATATGATGATGAAAGTTATTGAAAATGGTGTTAATAATAATAATAGTCATAATAATAATTCTAATAATAAAACGTTTAATCTTCAAGTATTTTTAAATGAGACGTGTAAAGATGCTATGAATATCACTGATTTTGTTGATTCTATTAAACTTCAATTGCCTGATTTAGAAAAATTCGCTGAAGTAGGGTATGTGGAAGGTATATCCAGTATTATTTCATCAAACTTAAAAACACTTGATGTAACACAACGACCAGTTCATTGTACAGATAAAAAGAGGGAAACGATGTATATTAAAGACGAAAATCAATGGACAAAAGAAGATGAGAAAAAGAGCAAACTTAGAAAAGCTATAAAATGTGTAACAAATAAAAATATCCGATTATTACCTCAATTTAGAGAAAAATATCCCGATTATAATAATTCTAATTCAAATATATCAGATAAATATGACAAAATGGTTATAGAAGTTATGACATCTGATTCTGATAAAGAAGACAAAATAATACGAAATATTTCGAATGTAACTATTATTGATAAAATGATTAAAGAAACATAATTTTAATATTTGTAAAATATATAATGAATTCAAAAAAATATAGAGGTAGAAAAGGTGGTACACGTAGAAGATATTCATCGAGTTCTTCACTTGCTGCGTTTCAAAAAGAAATCGCAGTTGTATTTTTAGAAATGCTTATGATGGTTAAATTATTTCATTGGAAGACGACCAGTTATGCCACACATAAAGCAACAGATGAACTTTATACAAAATTAAATGCTAATATTGATAGTTTTATTGAAATTCTTTTAGGAAAGAGTGGTTCTCGTATAGATTTATTGAGCAATAAGCAGATTAAACTTATAGATTTATCAAATCAGGAATCATTAAAGAGAGAAGTGGAAGCATTTAAAGGGTATTTAGTTAGTTTAAATGACAATAAAGCAATGTTGTCGATGTCTAATACTGACTTATTTAATATTCGTGATACAATATTAGGTGACCTGAATCAATTCTTATATTTATTGACATTTAAATAAATTATGCGAATTTATAATAAAAATAAATATATTCTTTTTTATTATAAATGGAAAATACAAACAGCAGTTTATCTGATAATACATTATTTTCAAGTAATTCGGATTTTTCAAGTTCATCAAGTAATAACACAGGTTTTTTTGACGGGTTTAAAAATATTAATGCTACCACTTGGATATTGATTATTTTTATTTTAGCCTTTTTAGGACTAAATATTTTTACTTATTTAGCACAAGGAACACAAGATGTTACAAATTTTTTCGCTCCATTATTGAAGAAGATTTTTGGAGGAGCTGTAGCAGTAACAGGAGAAGTTGTTGATGTTTCAGCAGAAGGAGCAAAAAAAGTAGTCTCTGGTACAGCTGATGTATTAGAATCTGGATTAACTGCTATTCAAGATATTACACCACAAGGAGCTAAATCAAGTATAAAAGGACAACCAGTAAATCAACAACAACCTGATCAAATGCAACAATCTACATTAAATAAAGCATTAAATACTTCCCAACAATCACAACAAGATTATCAAGCAAATGAAGCATCCAGTTCTGTTCATGCTTCTTCTGGAAAAGCAGGATGGTGTTTTGTTGGAGTGGATAGAGGATTTAGAACATGTGCTGAAGTTGGAGTAAATGATACATGTATGTCTGGAGAGATTTTCCCAAGTCAAGAAATATGTATGAATCCAAATTTAAGACCTTAAATTATTTATTTATCCATATATATAAATAATGAAATCAAAAACAAAAAAACGAATTAATAATAAAAATAAAACTTTAAAATTAAAAAGATTCCCAATCGATATTTCAAAAGAATATTGTAGAGAATTAACTAATACTAAAAACTTAGGAAATAATTTATACGTTAAAAAACTTACATATAAAAAACCATCTAAGGATGAGGAAATAAATGTTTCTTGGGATTTTGAAGTTTTACGTCAAGGAGTATTAAAAAATATATCACCAAGACTTTATAGTTGGTATCATGAAAATACAAGTTCTTGTGGTAATAGTACGTATGCTGCTATAGAAGCATATTCAAAAATTAGAATAACCCCAAATTATCTAAATGCGGATAAAAACTTTTCTTTAGTTAAAAAAATTACATTACATTCTGAAGAATTAGGTATTACAAAATTTGAATGTAAATTACCTTTTTTTACAGCGCCGTATGGTTGTGCGTCTGAATATGGAGGCAAATCCAATGAAATTAGTACTATGTTAGGAACTATTAAAGGAGGGGGTATATATACTTTTGCTTGTTTAACTGAGTATAATTTAGAATATTTAGTTGATATATTTAAAAAACATAATAAAGATCCTCATCCATTTTATATGTTTCAATTATATTTAACTGGTGATAATGATATTAATATTTCTTTAATTGAGAGAGCAAAAGTATGTGGAGTATCTGTAATTATGATTACTATGGATACTGGTTCAAACAATCATGGAGGTGTTGGTCTATTAGAAAATCAATCTGATTTAACATTTCAACGTAATTTTTGTGGAAATCTTTTTCATGATCCAGTATTTAATATTAAATGTTATAAAGAGAAAAAATGTGTAGGAACTAAAGATGAATCTGTACTGAAAATGGTTTCAGAAAATTTGAATATTTCAGTAAAAAAATTAATTAGTTCATATGATTTTACTGAATCATTTGATTATGCTAAAAAAATACAAGGTAAAGGTATGGGTAATTTAAATATTACAAATAAAAATAGTGATGAATATACATTGTCACTTATTAATGTAGCTAATATTTGTCATTCTTCGAAACCTTTGTGTAAATATGTTAAAAGAAATATTTCAAAAGGTTTTCCTATGGTTGTAAAAGGTTGTATAAGTGTTAAAAATGCTTTAGAAGTTCAAAATGCTGGAGCTGATGGTATTTATGTATCAAATCATGGAGGACGATTTGTATACAACAGTGTAGCACCATTAAATATTGTTAATGATATCCGTTTAGCAGTGAAAAAAGTAAACAAAAATTTTGGTGTATGGTTTGATGGAGGTATTAGAAATGGTCAAGATATATTTACAGCATATACACAAGGTGCCGAATTTGTTGGTGTAGGAAGACCAATAATTTATGCGTGTGTTTTATATGGCGAACCTGGTGTAAGTTCAATAACAAAAAAAATGGCATTTGAATTAGAAAGTCAATGTAAAATTTGCGGTCAAAATAATTTAAATGATTATGAGCAATTAAAAGAAAATATAATTACTGATAAGTAATATATATTATTTTATGAATAATTTTAATAAAATAATATTTATTTATATTAATATATGAATAAGATAAAAAGTATAAAAAATAAAAAAAATAAAAAAAATAACAATAAAAAAACGAGAAAAATACGTTATGAAAATGATGTTTTTGGTAATATAGAAGTTCCAAATAATAAATATTGGGGAGCATCTACACAACGTTCATTGATATATTTTTCTATTAGTAATGAATTAATACCAATAGAGTTTATACATGCTTATGTTCTTTTTAAAAAATGCGCAGCAAAAGCCAATTATAAATTAAAATTATTGAGTAAAAAAAAATTAGATATAATAGTAAAGGTTTGTAACGAAATATTATTGAATAAACATAACGAACATTTTCCTGTCCATGTGTGGCAAACCGGAAGTGGAACACAAACAAATATGAATGTAAATGAAGTTATAGCTAATTTATGTAATAAAAAATTAACTGGTAAACTCGGAACAAAAAAACCAATTCATCCAAATAATGACATTAATATGTCGCAATCATCTAATGATAGTTTTATAACAGCTATTCATATTTATATAGCCATAACAATAAATAAAAAATTAATACCCAATTTAGAATTTATGATTAATGGATTTAAAAAGAAACAGTATGAGTTTAAGGATATTATTAAATTAGGTAGAACTCATTTAGAAGACGCTGTTCCTTTAACATTAGGACAAGAATTTTCAGGATATGTTTCTATATTAGAAGATTCATTAGAACAAATAAAATATGCTCTTAAAAATATTTACAAATTGGCAGCAGGAGGAACAGCTGTTGGAACTGGCATTAATACTCATCCTCAATTTGGTAAATTGGTAGCATCAGAATTAGATTTCGAAACACATTTGCCATTTATAACAGCTTCTAATAAATTTGGAGAGATATCGAGTCATAACGCGGTTTTAGAAATGAGTGATGCTACTAAAGTTCTTGCTGCTAATTTAATGAAAATAGCGAATGATATTCGTTGGTTAGGATCTGGACCAAGAGCAGGATTAAATGAATTAATATTACCTCAAAATGAGCCAGGATCTTCCATAATGCCAGGAAAAGTAAATCCAACTCAATGCGAGGCAGCAACCATGATTTCTGTTCAAGTGATGGCAAATAATATGGCAATTACATTTGCTAATTCACAAGGTAATTTTGAATTAAATACTTATAATCCTCTTATGCTTTATAATATTTCTCAATCTATGAATATGTTATCTGATATTTGTATTAATTTTACTAAATATTGTATATTAGGTTTAAAAGTAAATAGAGAAAAAATAAATGGATATGTAGAAAATGCTTTAACATTAGCTACAATATTAAATCCATATATAGGTTACGATAAAGCAACAAAATTAGCACATTATGCGTATGATAAAAATTTGTCATTGAAAGAAGCAAACCGTGAATTAAAATACTTATCAGATGAAGATTTAGATAAATATCTGAAACCAGAAAAAATGATTTAATACGTTAATGTAATGATTACTATTCCTTGTTTTCCAGAACCTCCAAAACCAAAAATTTCATCGCCACTACCATTTTGTTCAGCAGCTCCACCACCTCCTCCTGCACCATATAATAAAGCATCTTGACCATCTATACTACCTGATCCAGAACCATTTTGACCACCTGCTCCACCAGTTGGTCCATTTCCTGCTAATCCACCTTCATATGGAAATGGACTTGGATTCGAACCACCACCTCCTCCACCACCAGAATAGTTTAATGTTGTTCCATTACCAGTTCCTGATGCTCCATCTCCACCTGTTCCACCACTTCCACCTTGAGATGCTGATAGATTGGAACTACCACCTAAAGCTGTTATATTTGTTGAATTAGGTAATATTAAAACTGAAGATGAATTAATATTCCCAACTGACACATTGTAAACACCAGTAATTGCTGTAAAACTACCTGTTTTTATTTCTCCTCCATTACCTCCATCACCTCCATATACATTAGGACCATCCCAATACCCATCTTGCCCATTCTCTCCTCCCCCAACTATAGTATAAGTAGCACTTTGTGGTGAACATATTATATTAAATGAACCAATAGAAGAAATATTAGTAAAAGTTAATGTATATGTGTTTGTTAAATCATCATAAGACGATGTTCCATTTGTTAATGATATAAATTTTGTTGAATTTAAAAAACTTACAGTATTTGATGGTTCAGATTGTATATTTCCACTGGTAGCTTCAATAAAAAAATCATTATTTCCGCAAACTAAATTCACAGTAACACTTGTTATAGTATAAGGTACTTTCAAAATTAAATTTCCATTTTGAAATAAATTGATATTTGTTATTGGCACACATTGATTGTTTGTGTAAATCCATGAGAGAGTGGCTGTTAAATCAGTTGTTGATAAGAGTATTAATTCTGGAGGGTTTGGTTTAATTGCACTAACAAAACCCTTATAATTAAATGGCCATTTATCTGTACTATTATTATTATTTATAAAATTTTGACGTGGAAAATATGTTTGTATCTTATTGTTCCAACATAAAACTCCTGGTCCTGGTACGTTCGATGCCGAAGTGGGGTTACAAATTGTTGCTATAAGAGGAGGTCGTTTATATATCTCTCCAGTACAAGGATTTGCTAATGTACCACATACAAGTACTCCTCCGTCTTGAATTGATTTAGATTGACAACCATTTGGATTTCGAATATTATATGCGAACGGTCCAGATATATTATTAGGGGCTCCTACTATATTATTCGGATATGGATAAGTAGTATAGCCAGTTCTTAATAATCCAGTAGTATTTGGGTTCGAATAAATTTCACTTTGAGTGGCGAATACCTTTGTCCTATTTGGACCAGTACATCGTGCGAGTTGTGAATATTTTTGTGATTTAGTAAAACGAGCACTATTACCTTTATATTGTAATATATTTCCTTTATAAAATTGCTTCATTTCATAGTCAGCTTGACCTTGACTTACAATCTGATTAGTAAGAGGAATATACACTTTATATTGATCAGGAAGACCAGGAATAACATATGTACATAGGCTTTGTACTCTTGACCATACTCTTGGTGGTATTGGAATATATGACATCTATATATATAAATTATTTAATATATAATTTATATATTTATTTAATAACCACCTCCGGGTCCAGGTGGGTTATAGGCATCACCCGCTCCATAGAAAAACCATCTTAAAGACAAATAATTATACATCTTATCAGCCATACCAGTACTTCCAATCATCTTAGTATTAGGACCACTATTCACAATATTTTGTATGGCAGCTGTTCCTAAAGCATAATTATAATACCATAAGTTAGAAATATATCCATCGAATCCTCCATTCATAGCAACATAAACGTCGCCGTAATTTTGTTTTGGAACACCCATTAAATTTAAACTTCTCGTAATAGTTCCATTAACATATACATCAAATGTAGTATTTTGGCATCTGATAATAACATTGAACCATTTATTTATTGGAATATCAGGAATATGAATTTCCTCATTTATCACATTATATGTATTCATAACAACTACTAAAGCATTTGTATTTGGTGCGATGTATAATCCGGGTGCGTTATTAGGTTGAATCATACCATTTTCAGTTAAATTACTATTTCCTTTACTAAATACATGTTTATATATACCGGCATTTGTTTGTAAATTACTAATAAATATCCACACAGACCAAGTAAATTCTAAACCATCTGTAGCATTTACAGATCTATAAATAGTTACAGCACCATTATTACTGGGGTCTTGTTGGAAAGTTATTTGCTGTGTAGCATCCACCATTCCATCAATAAGGTGTGGAGAATCATTAGGTTTAAATATGTAAGAAATAATAGATATACCAACTCTTAATAAAATAATAAAACCAAAAAGTACCATTAATAAGAAGGCAAATTTTGCTACTAAACTATTTGATTCCATAAATTCTTTAGTTCCAAAAGTCCCTTTATTTGTAGAAAATGTATTAAATACTCCATTATCACTCATTGTATATATTAAATAAATAAGAAAATTTAAAATAATATGTCAATTAAAAATAATCTGATAATTTAAAAATAAGTTTTTTTTGAATGGCAAATTTAAATAATATTAAAGTTACTAAAAGTGATATTATTGATACAATTATAATTAAAATTAGTTTAATAATTAATTTATCTGTATCTGTTATCTTTTTTTGAGTTTCTTGTATTGTTTCTTGTCTATCTTGATCCATAATATAATATATTATAAGAATAAATCATAATTGTTATAATAATTAAATAAATTAAATAGTTATACTACTTTGTGTAGTTCCATTTTCTACTAAAGATATTTGAACTTGATAAGAATTAAACATACTCATCCAACTTGAATAACCTTGACTATATATATTCCATGCTTGTTGTGGATTAAGTGAGTCAGGATAATATTGAAACTTAGAAGTCCAACCATCAAAACCACCAGCAGGAGTTACATAAACATTTGCGTTATTATTAACACTTGCTACACCTGGTAATAAACATGTTCTAACTAATTTACCATCAATATAAATGTCCATTGTTCTTCCATAAACACTAATGATTAAATTAACCCATCTTTGGATAGGAACATTAGCTACAGTACATGTATGTACTACAGTAGTACCACCAGTTGTCGTTGGTTCTTGATCCGCACCAGGATAACAACCAAGTGAAACTGAAATATTATTTTCTACAGCTCCTAAAACAACTGCTGGACAAGGGTCTAAACCATTAACACCTGGAATTGAACCACTACCGGATGATGATGGTGCTCCCATTCTTCCAAAAATAACTTTGGGTTCTCCATATCTATAGTTCCAATCATCTACATAAAACCAAATTGAATAAGCAAAATTACTGGATGGAGTATTTGACCCATTTGTTGCTAAAGATGTTGCGTCAATAGTTGATGATGTTTGACCACTTTGTAAACTTTGTAATGTATAAGGATCTGAGAGAGCATATTTTAATAACATAAATATTAAAACTATTACAACTATTGTAATTACAATACTTAAAGGACTCATTGTATAATATAGATTTAGAAATTTTCTAATTAATTTTGTAAATTAATAAACTATTCAATTACTTTGTGAAACAGAATTTATGGAATTAACAGTTTGATTTATATTTTTTACTAAAATAGTTTCATTCGAATCTTTTAACGTAGGAGGATTTCTATTTTTAACAGTATTATAAATATAATATATATTTTGTGAAGATAACGCTTTTCTAAAGTATACTACATTACATATTCCACCTTGAATTCCATCATTTTCACCTATTGTTAAATTATCTAATGTGTAATAAGGGACAACTTCAATTGATGATTTAACTAACTCACCATTTAAAAATATATCTAATGTTCCACCATTATAATTAATTATTATATTATTCCATTTCTGTAGTAATAAATTATCATTAATGTAAATAATTCTATTTCCTTGTTCATCAAAGTCGATTAATTTATTTTCTGTGACATTATTTAAATCTTTTTGCTGCATAGTAATCATCAATGAATTCTTTTTACCATTATATAAAATATTCGGTTTATTTCCAAAATTCAATAATGAAGTATATTTTGTGTAATTAGAATTCATATTGGGAGGAGCAGCATCTATAAAAACCCAACATGATATAGCGTATTGATAATCAAAATTGTCACTTCCATTTAATTCTTCATAATTACCAAGATTATATTCTGTATTGGTATATACTGGTTTATTAACTAATTGAGTACCTCCTTGGGTACTAATACTATTAAATACTTTTGATATATTAAAATATGCTATAATCAATATTATTGTAACTAAAAGCATCATTAATGAACCAGTTTCTTCACCACCAAGTGTTATTTTACCAATCCAATCAAATACACCGCCTATTAAACATGGTATATATAAAAGTGTATTCATAATTAGAGTGAAAAATGCGTTTTTCTTTGTATTTCCTACTGGCATTTTCACATAGACTGTTTTATAAATTAATCCAAGTATTAGTGCTACTAATAATAGATTTAAAACAAAACTTACTATACTGGAGTTACTGGATAAACTTTCAATATTATATGTGATCCAAAAAATTATTAATCCAGAAATAACTAATCCAAATAAAACAAGTAAACTACTTGCGACTATTTTATTGTCATATGCTAATGTATCACCACTAAATAAATTAGAAGTCAATAAAATAGACCATGTAATACATATCATTAATAATAATATGATAACACCTGCTGATTTTGTTTTATTTTCAAACAAATTTTCTTTGTTAGTTGATATTAAAACTGTAATCAAAATTAAAAAAAGTATGAATAATATGGAACCATATGACCCAAATGATGAAAAATTAGATAATAAATTTTTCTCATTAAGACCTCCCTTATCTGGTAATGTCATAACAATTATTAAATATAAAAACCCAAATACAGCTATTATAATAGTTAATAATAATGAATAACCAAAGTATTTTTGAGCAGAACCACCAGGATTAACATTGTAAAATGTGATTATGATTGTAATAAGACAAAATAATAAAATTATCATTTTAATTCGCTCATAATTGATGTTGAACTTTTCAATATAATTATCAGAAGTGGCCCTGTAAAAGGACAAAGCACCTAAACCAAGCATAATAGGATTAATAATATAATAATAACTTGACAATATATCAGATGAAATCATTGTATAAAATAAAATAAAAAATATGGTATATATCAAAACATAAGTAACATTTCCTATTTGTTCAAACAATTGTTTGAATTCTTTAAGATTAGGTAAAAACATAACACATAAACCAAAAACTAATAATGAGAAAAATATTATAATAAAAATATTTCCAACTAATTCATCTTGAGATTTTGGTATACTTAGAGCTGAACCAATATTTACATTATATAAGATACAAAATAACATAATTATCATGAAACATAATAAACCAATAGTTGGGTAAAAAACTCCCGAAGAATTTAAATTTGGTAGTAAATTTTGAGTATTTGTATTTGTTTTATCCATATATTATTAAAATAGAATATTAAAAAATATTTGTCACTATTTATTTTTTTAAATTTTAATAGAATATTTGTTTAAAGCTTTTCTAACATCAGAATCCACATTTCTAATATGTATTCTTTCCCAATAAACAGAATCTTCTAATTCAGCATCACCTAATATCCATTTATAATTTACATCTAAAATTTGTTCTGCTATTTTTTTCGCTCTGTTATGATGAAATTCTGATGTAATTACGTAAATTTCACTATAATTGTCATTTATATTACTAATAAAATTTCTTACCATTATAAAATTTTCTGCTGTATTTGTAGCTTGTGTATCGTAAATGTAATTCCATTTATTTTCTGTCGATACATGTGTATATATTCTTTCGAATTTGGAAATTTGTTCAGCCATTTTTTCTGCTTCTGAAATAATATCTTCATTTGGGTTTTTTATTCCACCGCTTAAAAACCAATCCACATTAGTTTGATTAAATTTTCCTACAAAATTTATAGCTGTATTAATCCTATCATTTAATAAATAGGAAATATTACATCCAAGAAGTATCAATAAAATATTCATTCTTGAGAGTTGTGATAATTATTTGATTTTATTAAATACTTAATCAATTTTAATTTGTTTCAATTTTTTGTATTAATATAAATATAATATATTTATAAATGACATTCAATCACCTTTTGTTTGTTAGACAAACATATTATGAACATTTTTTCGATGCTATATCATATTCATTTATGTCTTTTAAAGCATCATGTTTTTTTCTTATTCATGCTTTTTGGCCAGATATTTTCGAATTTAATGGATCAACCCAGATTGAAGATTTAAATAATATTTTAGTCAATAAAAGAAATAAACTACTGAATAATATAAACAATATAAATAAAACATAATTATAAATAATTTAAATAAATATTTATAATTATTTAATAAAATGATAAGACGACTAAACTTAAAAGTGAATTATAAGAAAGTGTTGCTAATAAGACATGGTGAATCAATTTGGAATCAAGAAAGTAAATTTACAGGTTGGACGAATATACCATTAACAGATAATGGTAGGAAAGAAGCAGAGAACATCGCTTTTACTTTAATTAAGAATGATTTGTCTCCAAATATTGTATTTAGTTCGGTATTAGATCGATCCATAGAAACATCTAATATAGTTAGAAGTAATTTAATAAAAAATACATCCATTGATATACCTATTCATACATCTTGGAGATTAAATGAAAAACATTATGGTACATTAGAAGGTGTCCCGAGAGAATTTATTCGAAACTTATATGGAGATAAATTTACACAATTAATGCGAAAAAGTTTTAATATGAAACCACCTATATTACAAAATTATGAAAATATGAAAGAATATCCTGTATATAAAAATTGTTATTTTAAAAAAATTAAAAATGGTGAATCGAAAGAAAATGTATTGGAAAGATTATTGCCATATTTTGAAAATGATATATTATTTACATTAAGTGAAAATAAATTACCATTAATTGTCACTCATAAACATTGTGCTCGTGTTTTAATGAAACACTTATTAAAAATGAACGAAGAAGATTTTGAATATTATGAAATTCCTAATAAAGGAATCATTGTATTAGAATTTGACGATGATAACAATTATTTAAATAATAGCATTATTCGATATTAAAATTGTCGATATTAAATGTTATCACATATTTTCACTTGCTGTTTTTTTACCATGACAATTGCGACATAATGCGATTAAATTTTGAACATCATTTCCTCCACCATATTCTAAACGAATCTTATGATCAATCTCGAAAGTATGGTCTAATTGATTTTGACAATGACCACATTTCCAGTCTTGAGCAGCAGCAACATATTTTTTCTTAGTTTCGCTTACTGAGCGTTTAGTTCCACCTCTTCCTGAACTTAAAATTTTCTGTTCGCCTGAATTAAAGAACCCAGGTGTTTGTGGTGGAATACCATTAAAGGACTCCATAAAACTTTGGTCTGATTTTGAACCAGTAAAATCAATAATAGGACTCAACATATCCATTGAATTTTTGTCTATTGGTAGATATTTTACATAATTATTAGCGTATAATAACATATCTCTACTTCTTGTTGGATTTCTTTTTAATATATAATAAATACCTATACCTAAAACAGCATAAAATATCATTTTATAATATTTTTTAAAAGACATTAACATTTTTGTGTATTTTCCATCCGTATAAGCATTATAAACAAAAAACGCTGTTAGTCCTAATATAAATATTTCTAATCTCATAATATATTATTATTTTATATTAATATATTAATACATATAAATTTATTTATTATTATAAATCATAGCTTTTTGTTTGTTATTAAGATTATTATTAGTCATAGCTTCTTGACCATAAGCTCCTTGTAATTTAATAGCTCTCATAAATTGTCTTTGTTGTTGTGTAGCGCGATAAATCCCTAACATTGCTAAAGCAATAAGAATATATGGTAATAAAACTAAGAACCATGAGATAGAAGTGAAACCTTTCTTACATAACCATCCTAAAACAAATGTCCAAATAAAAGCGAAAACTAATTTCCAAAAAGCGAACATTATTGATAAACCATTAAATAAACCAATAATTGTTGCTATTACAGCAATGGCAAAATAGATTTTTGCTGGAGTACAAAGCTTACTAAAATCCTTCATTTATATAAATAGATTAGATTTTTATTTTATTGATAAGAAAAATGGATTTTTAAATCTTTTCTTTAACATTTTTCTCTTAAATATTGACGAATTTAATTTTCTTTTAGTTTTACGACTTCTAATTCCACTTGCTAAATCTCTTGAAGATGATGTTTTTTTCTTACCATATGCTACTATATGAATTAAATTACCTAATTCTTTTAAATCATCTATTAAATTATTCATATTAATAGGTTCATGTCTGGGATTATACATGTATTCATTAAATATATACTCTAATTTTTTAAATATTTTCATTTCATTTTCTTTTAATGAAAAATAATTATTATATAATATCTCGAGTAATGGAAAATAAACATTTATAAAACCCCAAATATCCACAATATTGATATATACTTCATTCAAATATTCCCTTAAATTAAGTGAACCGTTTTCTTTAAATCTTGTATAATGAACTAATACATCAATTATATAATTGGTTATAATTGGTAAAGTAATTTCGGTTTCTATCATTACTGGTCTACTTTTTTCTGATACACTTGTAAAAACATGACTATATAACATATACATAATTTCATTTATAAATTTATAATGACCAGCACCTCTTTCTTTCATCCAAAAATTTAAATAATCTATAACGAATGGTCTTAAGGATTCTTCTTCTACTTCACCACCATCCTTTAAATATTGTGTATATCTCTCATAAAAAGCATCTGTAAATATTACGACAGAAAATGGAACATTAAACTGTAATGGTCTGTTTCTCCAATTTTTTGGAAATTCAACTGTCGTTCCAGGTTTATATTCTACTGTTAATCCCCAATCAATTAATCTGGCTTTTCCTGAATCATCAATTAAAACATTCGAATCTTTTATATCACTATGATATATGTTTCTACTATTCATTGGAATAATTCCATCTTTTAAAAGTTTCACTAAATGACTATGTACCCTATATATTTTTTCAAATGATCCATCTGAATATATATAATCATCTACAGGTAATCCACCATTAGGTAAATTTAATGACATTAATTCATCTAATTTTGTATTTATATTAGCTTTTGTAATATTGTCTTTGGGTAATGCTGTACATTTGTCGTTAAATGATTCTAAATCCTTAGTTGTTAATTTTGCTGGACGACATAAAGTAGCGTCATAAAGTAAAAAATAATCCTCATAATTAGGCACTGAATCTAATTTTTCTTTTAAAGAATTTATTTCTTCATATTCTTGTGTAGCATGTCTATCTGTCATTAGTTTTGATATTTTTTTGGATTCCCTCTTAGACGCACCTTCACATTTCAATGCTGGATTGAATACACAACCATAACCACCAGATGCTATTACTTTACCACCTTTATTATTTCTATAATTTTTTTTTGTTTTATTCATTTATATAATATAAAAACATTATATTATTTATCATACAAATAATAAATAGAATATAAAATGGTTACTAAAATACCTCCATAAACTAATTTTTGTTTTAATTTATAGTAATCTACCATTTTTTCATTTTGTGATTTATAGTGATTATAATATTCAACAAAAAAATCATTCAAAGTTATAGGAGGTTTCTCTAATTTCTCATTTATTTTGTTATGAATAAAATGAGTCCAACGTACAAATGAATCTCTATTATCTAAATAAGGAGTTATAGGATATACATCTATTAATTTTTCAAATTCTTTTGAAATATTATCTACAGGAATAAAGAGTGGTAAATTTTGTATGAATTCATAATATTTCTTCTTTGTAACAGCATTTGGATGATGAGGATAAGTCATTGCTACAGTATGTAAAAAAAACCAATAATGTGGTCCCCAAATTTTAGGATCCAAATAAACAGTGGATGACATTAATATTTTCTATTAAAAAAATATTAATATTTTAACTTCAAAAAAGGGATGATTTAATATTTTTTATATAAATTAGGATTAGTTGTAATGAATTGATTTATACATGATGAAGGATCTGGTGTGCGTTTTGTACAATAATTATACATACGTGTTGTTGAACCTCTTCCACGAGTACAACCCATATTAATAGCTGGACCAGTAACAGGTGATGTAGAAAGAAAATTTTTCTGATATAAACCTAAATTAAATAAATGTGAACCTGGCATTTATATATATTTAAAATATAATTTAAACCTAATTTATTATTTTATAAATAATAAAATATGAATAAAAACAATAATATTTGTAATAATTGCGGAAAGCAAGGACATATGTTTCATCAATGTAAATTACCTATAACAAGTTATGGAATAATTGTATTTCGTCCAAGTTCCAATGGATTAGAATATCTAATGATTAGAAGGAAAGATAGCTTTGGATATATAGATTTTATTAGAGGAAAATATTCTTTAAATAATTTAACACAAATACAAAATATTATTGATGAAATGTCAATAGATGAAAAAGAGAGAATATTAACGCTACCTTTTGATACATTATGGAATGAAATGTGGGGGGATTCTAATTTACAATATAAAGGTGAAGAGAATTCTTCTAAAAATAAATTCGAAACTCTAAAAAAAGGATTTTATTTTGATAATAGTGATAAATTAATTAATTTAAAAGATATTGTTTTATCAAGCAATACAAATTGGAATGAAACTGAATGGGAGTTTCCAAAGGGCAGACGTAATCAAAAAGAAAAAGATTTAGAATGCGCTTTAAGAGAATTTGAAGAAGAAACAGGTATATCTAAAACTGATATATTAGTAATTGAAAATATTATACCATTTGAAGAGATATTTATTGGTTCAAATCATAAATCATATAAGCATAAATATTTTTTGGCAATTATGGAAAAATATTTTGATGAATCCAATAATTTAAATAATTTTCAAAAAACAGAGGTCAGCAAATTAGAATGGAAAACAATTCATAATTGTTTAGAATCAATAAGACCATATAATTTAGAAAAAAAAGAATTAATTAAAAATATTAATAAAGTATTAACAGAATATAGATTATATTCATAATATATAATATTATGACAGACAATCCAAAAAAGAAATTAATTGTTGAATCTTCATCAAGTATACCAAGTGATGAAAGTAAAGTCGATACATCGGTTCAAAATTTAAATGAAAATCCAAATTTAACTATTGAAAAATCTGAAAACTCATCTTCAAGTGTTCTATCTACAACTAAATCGTCTACAAGTGTACCTTCAACATCTACTGAGCAATTAGTTAGCGAATCATCATCTGCTTTATCTGAACCGGTTAATAAGACTCAGCTTGAACAAGAATTTAAAGGTTTAAATTGTAATGATGAGAATTTTTTTACTAACGAATGTAATAAGTTTTTATTAAAAAAAGAATTTCTTGAAAGAGAAACTCTATCTGAGAATGAAGATAAAGATCCCTATAGGGATTTGTATCCTAATTTAAATGATAAACAATTTAATATTAAAATAGCAACAAAAAAAGAATTTAACGATACTAAATATGATGGTACAATATATGATGATATTAAAAAACAAGCTGATATTTTAGCTAAAGCGGATTTTGAACTTCAACCACATCAAGCATTTGTGAAAAATTTTATGTCATTCCAAACACCATATAGTAGTTTATTATTATATCATGGATTAGGATCGGGTAAAACATGTAGTGCTATAGGTGTTTGCGAAGAGATGAGAGATTATATGAAACAAATGGGTATTACAAAAAGAATAATTATTGTAGCATCTGAAAATGTTCAAGACAATTTTAAACTACAATTATTTGATGAGAGAAAATTAAAAGAGGTGAATGGAATTTGGAGTATGAGAGGATGTATCGGTAATAAATTATTAAAAGAAATAAATCCTATGAATATGCCTATGCCAAGAGAAAAAGTGGTTAGTCAAATAAAAAATTTAATAAATACTTATTATATCTTTTTAGGTTATGTTCAATTTGCTAACTATATTATTAAGACTATGAATTATGAAGAAGAAATGAAAAAAAAATTTGATAAGGGAATTAAGAAACCAGGTGAGAAGAGAGAAAAATCAAGAATTGAAATGATCAAAGAAAAAATGAAGGGTTCAAAAGTTGAATTAAATAGTAGAATTATACGTCGTCTTCGTAATGAATTTGATAACAGATTAATTGTTATAGATGAAGTTCATAATATACGTAAAACGGATGATAATGAAAACAAAAAAGTCGCTATTAACCTTGAATTTTTGGTAAAAGCAGCACAAAACATGAGATTTCTTCTTCTCTCTGCCACACCTATGTATAATAATTATAAGGAAATAATTTGGTTATTAAATCTAATGAATATGAATGATAGAAGAGGTCGTATAGAAGTTAGAGATGTATTTGATAAAAATGGAAATTTAAAGAAAACTGGTGAAGAATTATTGATAAGAAAAGCAACAGGATATGTATCATTTGTAAGAGGTGAAAATCCATATACTTTCCCTTATAGAATTTATCCAAATGAATTTGCTCCACAAAACACATTTCCAGCAATAAAATATCCAGCATATCAAATGAATCTTAAACCAATAGATCCAGAAGATAAAGAACGTATTTTGAGTTTATATTTAACGAAAATTGGTGAATGTGATAATTGTGGTAAATGTCAATATTGTTGTTATAAATATATTATCTATAATTTAAGAAATAAGAAATTTACTATTACAACCAAACAAGGTGTTGTAAGAGATATGCCAAGTTTTGAAAATATGGAATCATTTGGATATACGTTATTACAGACACCATTAGAATCATTAATTATTTCTTATCCAGTTCCTGGTCTAAAAGATTTATTGGAAGATATGCCACGAGAAAATTTTTCTCAAGAAGTAGCTAAACGATTTAGTGAAACAAGTGGTGAAGAAGAAGAGGAAGAAGAGGAAGAACCTGGACCAGTAGTATTAGAGGAAAAACCATTAGAAATTGTTAAAAGTAGTTCATCAGAGAGAAAAAGTTCAAGTGAAGAGTTTATTTTACCTCCAAAAAAGACATCTTTAGTTATTGAAAGTTCATCTAAAGAAAAAACACCAATTTCGGAATTAAAAGAAGATTCTAAAATAGATAGTGAAAGTTTTGTAGAGGAAATAAAAAATAGTAGTGAACCTAATAAAAAAACTACAACATTTAAAGAAAAGAAACCATTAATTATTGAATATTCGGATTCAAATACAAGTGATAAAACATTAGTGCCTTCAGATGATCAGACTCAGGTTACTGGTGATTTGTCAATTAATATACCTTCGGATAAAACGTTAGTGCCTTCGGATAAAACATTGGTACCTTCGGATAAAACGTTAGTGCCTTCGGATAAAACGTTACTGCCTTCGGATAAAACGTTAGTGCCTTCGGATAAAACATTGGTACCTTCGGATAAAACGTTAGTACCTTCGGATAAAACATTAGTACCTACTGATAATGATAGTAGTGATTTTGATGTGAAAATTATTCCTCGAAGTGATCAAGGTGTTGGAACTAAAGGTGGAGAAAATTCTTCTTCTGAAGTTCGTAGTAGTTTTTCAATTGACCCACACCAATTGACTGGTAAAATAGGTTTAGAGAGAATGATGACATTCTTAGATAGTAAATCTCCACCAATAAAAGGTGAATTTGAATATAAACCAAATACACTTAAAAATTATGGCAAAATTTTCTCTCAAAAAGAAATAGGAAACTATAGCGCCAAAATAAAATGTATATTAGATAAAATATATAATCCTGATTCGAAAAGAGTTTCTGATGGTATTATTTTAATTTATTCACAATATATTGATAGTGGTTTAGTTCCAATGGCTCTTGCTTTGGAAGAAATGGGGTTTACACGTTATGGACAAACCGGTATTAAACCATTATTTAAGTCAAGACCAACGGAAGTTGTTGATGTAAGAACTATGGAACCTCCTGAAGATAAGAAAAATTTTAAACCAGCTCGTTATGCTATGATTACAGGTGACCCAAGATTATCACCAAATAATGATTTTGAAGTTAAGGGTTTAACTGGAGAAGATAATAAAGACGGTACAAAAGTGAAAGTTGTTCTAATATCAAAGGCAGGTTCAGAAGGTATTGATCTTAAATATATAAGACAAGTACATATATTAGATCCTTGGTATAATATGAACCGTCCTGAACAAACTATTGGACGTGCTGTGCGTAATTTTTCTCATTCACTTTTACCATTTGAAAAACGTAATGTACAAATATTTATGTATGGTACCATACTTGATAAGAATATTGAAGAAGCTGCTGATTTATATGTTTATAGGGTAGCTGAATATAAAGCAATTCAAATTGGAAAGGTAACAAGAGTTTTAAAGGAAACGGCTGTGGATTGTATTATTAATCATGATCAAACAAATTTTACACAAGAAATAATGTCAGCGAAATTGACAGAACCAATTACACAGGAATTATCTACAGGAGAAGTTCTAAAAAATTTCAAAATAGGAGATGCGCCTTTCTCACCATCTTGTGATTATATGGCTACATGTAACTATGATTGTAGACCTTCTGCTAAAATAGATGAACATAATTTAAATGAAGATACATATGATGAAAATTTTATAGTTATGAATTCAGAAAAGATTTTACAGAGAATTCGAATGCTTTTCAAAGAAACATTTTTTTATAAAAAAGATCTTCTTTTAAAGATGATTAGAACACCCAAAGAATATCCATATATACAAATTTTCTCGGCATTAACTCAATTAATTGAAGATGAAAATGAATTTATTGTGGATAAATATGGTAGAAATGGCCGTTTAATAAATATTGGTGAATATTATTTATTCCAACCCATTGAATTAAAAGATAAAAATATTTCAATATATGATAGATCTGTTCCATTGGATTATAAACATGATATGGTTAATTTTCAAATTAAACAAAATATAGTAAAGCCTGTTATAGATAAGAGAAATATAAATAAAATGATTCTTGAAGAAGAAGAATTTGAATTTCCGGAGGGAAAACGTATTGTAGATGAAATGAAAGTTAATTATAATATTAGTATTGAATTCTTAAAGCAAAAAAAAGTACCAAGAGGAGATGATAATTGGTATAAACATTGTGGAATTGTTATGAAAAAGATGTCAAAGGAATATCCTGAATCTAAGAAATACTTATTATTATTTTTAGTGGCCCATATGATAGAATTATTATTATTCGACGAAAAAGTTGATGTTATGAATTATATTTATTCTCTTGAAAGTATTCCACAAGATTCGTTTGAAAGATATGCCAAAAATTATTTTGAAAAAAATTCAGTTACTACAAAAAAATATACAGTATTTATTGGTTATAAACTAAATAAAAGAATGATTATGATATTAAATAGTAAAAATAAATGGGTTCAGGCATCTCCAGAAGAACAGCGTGAAATAGCTTCTTATAAGTCAGTTCAAGATTTTTTAGCATTTAATAAAGACAATTATAATAATATAGTAGGTTTTATGGGTTATGAAAAAGGTAATAAAGATTTAGCATTTAAAACTAAAAATATGTCATCTAAACGTGATACTGGTGCGAGATGTGATCAAGCAACGAAAAATAAAAATTTAAATAAATTAAATGAGATTATTGGTGAGGAAAAATATACTATTGAAAATACAAAGGCAATTAAGGATAAAGATGGAAATATTATTAAAGAATCTATAGGAAATGATGAGTTATGTGTTCTTGAAGAATTTATTCTTAGATTTTTTAATATTTATCCTGAAAATGGTAAAGATGGTAAAAAATGGTTTTTAACTCCTGAAATGGCAATTTATCATGGTCTTTATACAGTTTTTGTATAAGCGAATCTACCATAAAAATTTTAATTATATTAAATTATATTAAATAAAATTGAAATAAATATAATTAAAAGAATATATTTATATAGAATATAATGGAAACAGTTCAAAAAATTAAAAAGCGTAAAGATACTAAATTACAAAATATTTATTCAAGATGTCTTTTGACAAGAAAAGTTGTTTTATCTATTAAAAATATTGGTAAAAACTTGGATGATGTAATTGAAGAATATATTCATAATAATTTTGAAGGTAAATGTGTGGTTGAAGGATATATAAAACCAAATTCTATTAAAATTATTCGATATTCAAGTGGTGTTATTGAACGCGGAAGTAATATTATTTTTGAAGTTGTTTTCGAATGTGATATATGTTTTCCTGTTGAAGGTATGTTAGTTTCTTGTACTGTAAAAAATATAGTTAAAGCAGGCATTCGTGCGGAAAGTTCAACTGAAACACCATCTCCTATAGTTGTTTTCGTCGCAAAAGATCATCATTTTAATAATCAACAATTTAATGAAATTCAAGTAGGTGATATTATAAATGTAAGAGTTATTGGACAACGTTTTGAATTAAATGATAAATACATTTCTATTATTGGAGAATTAGTTAAAGAAAAAGATAAAGATATCAAAAAACAACCTTCTAAACCTCGTTTAGTTATTGAGGAATAAAAATTTATTATAAATGAAAAATTTATATATTTTTTATATTAATATAAAAACATCTTAATTAATTATTAGTAATGGAAGCAATTGTATCTACAAATGATGTAAATAATTATTCAGTTAGTGAATTAAATTATGTTAGAGAATCTATTGAAAATATGAATAAATTCAATCAAGTTGAAATTTTAAGAATATTTAATAGTCACAAAGATGTTATACTAAATGAAAATAAATATGGAATACATATAAATCTTTCTGAACTTAAAAAAGAAGTTCTCGATGAATTAGCATTATATATTAAATATGTGAACGCACAAGAAAACAACTTAAACTCAGTTGAACAGAAGAAAGAAGATTATAAAAATACATATTTTTTAAAAGATATTAAAGATTCTTATAAGAAGTAATATAGTATAATGATTGAAACTATGAACAATTTAGATTCTTATATTTTAAATGAAAATAATATGTTGTCTTATTTAAAATATAAATTAAGTAATTCATCCATTAAAAATAAACAAATAGAAACAATTCAAAAAGAAAAAATGATTAAACATAATATTAGGAAACCATCTTTTTTTATACCAAAAGAAAATGACACATTATTTTGGTGTTACTATATTATTTTAAATGGAGAAGTAAATTATGAGATGTTAAATAATAGAAATATTTTAGTAGAAAAACAAAATAAGATTATTTATGTTAATAAAATTAGAGGAAACAAACAAACTGTAAAAACATATAAATTTGACACTTTAACAAACATCGAAAGTAATTTGGCTAATGATAATTTTATTAGCATAAAAACAGTTATGTCACTTTGTGCTATTGATAAGATAAATATTATATTTATTAATAAGAAAACATATTTTGAATTCCTAATGAATGATGATAAACCAGTTTATATTATTCGAGTAGTAGAATCAATGTATAATAAAAAGTATGGTTTTGAAGTTTCTGATACAACTATGTTGGAAGAGATCAGAAAATCATTATATAAAGTTGATGTATTAGATAAACCGATTAAAGCATTGTCGTCATATAAAGTACAAGAATTAATTGATATATGTAATAAATTAGCAATTGAAATTGTCAATAAAGAAACTGGTAAAAATAAGACAAAAAATGAATTATATGAATCAATTATACAGTATTTTTAAATTATTAAAAAATTGAACAATAATTTAAAAATATGTCTAACTATATATATAACAATGAGTTCTATTGATAAATCAAAAGTTTCAAATTTAGAGGATATGAATGATTTTGGTGATCCTGAATTAAATAAAGTATTTAAAGAGCTCGATGAGAAAACTCAAAAGGATATTTTAAAATATCCTAAAAAAGAAATTCAAATCGAGATTCTAAATAGTATTAATAATCCAGAAATAAAAAAATTATATAATTCATTATCAGCTAAATCAAAATCTAAAGTTGATTCTGTGGGTATAAGAGATAAATATATGATTTTAAGAGATTTATTAAAGAAAAAGAAAGAACCTGAAAAATCAACTACACCACCTGGTCTTCCTCCAACTACACCACCTGGCATTCCGCCTTCAAAAAACAAAATTGGTATTATAGTTCCATTTCGCGATTCCGAGGATAGCAAACCACGTACAAAACAATTGAATAAATTTGTGGATTATATGAAATCATATTTAGCTGGTTACAACTATAAAATTTATGTAATCGAACAAAGTAATGATAAACGTAAATTTAACCGTGGTCAGCTTTTAAATATTGGTTTTGAAATTGCTGTAAATGATGGCGTTGATAATTTTATATTTCATGATGTAGATCTATTACCATCACCCGAGTTAAAGGAGTATTATATTAATACTCCCATTGATAAACCAGTTCATATTGCTGCTGTTTGGGATCGATATGGTTCAAACCCAAGTTATTTTGGTGGTATTGTTGCGTTTAATAAGAAAATGTTTGATAAAATCAATGGTTTTCCAAATAATTTTTGGGGTTGGGGAGGAGAAGACGACGAATTGTTAAAAAGAACCAAGAAATTCTACAATATTATAAAGCCAACTAAAGGAACTATTCAAGATTTGGAAAATTTGGACATTACTCAAAAAATGGATTATCTTAGAGAAAATAAATTAAAATTCATGAAAAAACAAGAAGCACTTGCCGAACATGATGCTACTTGGAAAAAAAATGGCTTAAATAATGTTAATTTTCTACAAGTGGGTTATTACGAGTGCGGTTCAAATTGTGAAGTTTTTATTGTTGAATTAGATTATACTTATGATGATCCTGAATTGGAACAAGGAGATGCATTACAAATTTCAAAAGATGCTCCACAAGAATTATTTAGACAAAAACTTGAGAGTGAAGTGTTAGAATCTAAAAAAATTCAACCATCTGAAGCATTTAATAATTTGGTAAAAATGTTTTATGATTTAAATCTTTATAGAATAACACCACAGCAAGGTAACTCTGAATTGGAAGTTAGATTTGGAACAAAAGATCTTCCTGGTATTAAACGTCTAACAAAGAACGATTATGATAATGTGGTAAAGACTCTAAAATCGTTCGGCTTTAAAACAGTAGAACCATTAGGTATAGATTCTCTTCGTATTCGATGTGAATTTTTGGATAGTACAACTGGAAGATTTAAAATGTCGGATGTAAGAGCTGAAATAGATGGAATAGTTGGTGTTGAGGCTTATTGTAAATCAAATGATATTAAATCAGTATATAAGAAAAATAGTATGAGTTTGAAATTTACAAATAAAAGACCTTTTATTAGAAAAGATGATAATAAAATGATTAGACCTGTTGATATAGATGAATTTAATTTTAGAGTTTCATTATCAACTGAAGAAGATGTCAAAAAAGGTGTTGAAAATTATATAATAGAAAATTGGCGTAAATCAAAAAAAGAATTCCGTTATTTAAATCGTGTAACCTTTGAACATCCAGATTATCCTGTTAAAATTGATTTGAGTATTAGTAAAACCGGAAATAAAGGAAAGGATAATCGTGGTTATTCTTATATAATTCCAGTAAATAATATTGAAGAATCTAATGTGTTTAATAATTCGGAATCATATGAGATTGAAATTGAAATAAATAATAGATTAGTTGGACCTGGCACAAATTATCAAACACCTGAACAATTATTATTTGCTTTAAGAAAAGTCATTAAATATATATTATCTGGACTACAAGGAACAATGTATCCTGTTTCATATACAGAACAAAACGATATTCTTAGAGACTATATGAAAATGATTTGGATAGATGATTATGAACCAGCCAGACGTATTACAAGTCAAAATTTTATTGGACCAAATTCAATAACGTTACAATTGACAAATGTAGCACCAATAGATGAAAATTCTTCTATCCCAAATATTAGAAAAGATTTTCTGGTAACAGAAAAAGCAGATGGTGAACGTCATCTACTTTATATTTCAAAAACAGGTAAAATATATTTGATAAATACTAATATGGATGTAAAATTTACAGGAGCCAAAACGTTGAATGAAGATTGCTTTAACTTATTATTAGATGGTGAATTAATTTTACATGATAAAAAAGGTGAATTCATAAATTTATATGCTGCTTTTGATATTTATTATTATAAAAATAAAGATGTCAGGCAATTTACCTTCTTATTGAATCAAGAGGAAGATGATATTAATAAATCAAGATTTTATTTATTAGATCGTATTAAAAAGTTAATAAAACCTGTATCAATTGTAGATACTTCAAAACCATTAGAGAAAAATAAAAAACAGGATCTGGATATTTCTCCGGTTAGAATTGAAATGAAAAAATTCTATCCAATGTCATCAAAACAAACCATATTTGATGGTTGTAAAGAAATATTAGAAAAAGAACGTCAAGGTTTATATGAATATGAAACAGATGGTCTTATATTTACACATATGTATTATGGAGTAGGTTCTAACATTATTGGTAAAGCAGGACCTAAAACAAAAATTACATGGGAATATTCTTTTAAATGGAAGCCACCACAATATAATACTGTTGATTTCTTAGTAACAACACTTAAATCACCTACAGGCGAAGATGTTGTCAAATCATTATTTGAAGATGGAATATCCGCTTCTCAATTGGTTCAATACAATGATTATAAAATACTCGAATTAAGATGCGGATTTAGTGAAAAAAATGACGGTTTCATTAATCCATGTCAAGATATAATAGATGATAATCTTCCTGAATATAAACCAAGATTTGAAGAATCATCAAGCAAAACAAATGATTATATTCCAAAAAGATTTTATCCTACTGAGCCATATGATGCTAACGCTGGGTTATGTAATATAATGTTAAAATTAGATGATTCAGGATCTAAACAAATGTTTACAAAAAGTGGCGAAGTTATTACCGATAATACAATAGTTGAATTTTCATACGATATTGATGTTAAAGAACAGGGTTGGAATTGGCAACCACTTCGTGTTAGACATGACAAAACTGCTAAGCTTCGTAGAGGAGAAAGAGAATATGGTAATTCTTATAAAGTTTGTAATGAAAATTGGAAGTCAATTCATCCAACCGGTAGAATTAGTGAGGATATGTTAATGAGTGGAATTGGTATTCCAGAGGTTTCGGTAAGTGAAGATATTTATTATAATACACCGGCTGGTAAGATGAAGACAGAAGCTCTAAAAAATTTCCATAATTTGTATGTTAAAAAGTTACTCATTAATGGTGCTTCTAAACAAGGTGATACATTAATCGATTTTGCTTGTGGAAAAGCCGGTGATCTTCCAAAATGGATTTCTGCGAGATTATCATTTGTATTTGGTGTAGATTATTCTAAAGATAATCTGGAAAATCGTCTTGATGGTGCGTGTGTTAGATATCTTAAATCGAAAAAAATAAATAAATATACACCTTATGCTTTATTTGTACACGGTAATAGTGCGTTTAATATTAGAGATGGTGGAGCAATGTTGAATGATAAAGCAAAACAAATCACAGCTGCGGTATTTGGTAATGGTCCTAAAGAAGCAGACAAAATTGGAAAAGGGGTTGCTAAATTGTATGGTAAGGGTGATACAGGATTTAATGTATCTTCTTGTCAATTTGCGATTCACTATTTCTTTGAAAATCCTGATACCTTAAAAGGTTTCTTAAAAAATGTTGCCGAATGTACAAAATTAAATGGTTATTTTATTGGAACATCTTATGATGGAAAAACATTATTCAAAAAATTGAAGAAAATTAAGACAGGGGAAGGTGTTCAAATTGTCGATGAAGGTAAAAAAATATGGGAAGTAATAAAAGATTATGGATCTGATAATTTTGACGATGATTCAAGTAGTATTGGTTATAGAATAAATGTATTTCAAGAATCGATTAATCAATATATTTATGAATATCTTGTTAATTATGATTATTTAGACAGAATAATGGAGGCATATGGATTTAAGTTAATTAGTAGGGAAGAAGCAAATGATATGGGATTACCATCTGGTAGTGGACTATTTAGTGAATTATTTATTAATATGTTGGATGAAATTCAACGAAATAAATTTAAGGCATCTTTATATTGTGAGGCACCTAACATGACATCATTTGAAAAAGAAATTTCATTTCTGAATAGATTCTTTGTTTATAAAAAAGTTAGAGAAGTAAATGTAGATAAATTACAACTTGAATTAGGAGAATATGAAGAAGCTATTGTTCAAAGAGAAAAAGAAGAAACAAAAAAAGCTGTTGTAGTAGCAAAAGAAGAAGATACTAAGTTAAGACCTAAAATAAGAAAATTATCTAAAAAAATACTTTTGGTCGCTGCCACTGAAGCTGTAGACGAACAAAAGGATCAAGTTAAATTGACTGAACAAGCCATAAAAAAGAAAACAAAAGCAACTGAGGTAAAAAAACCAAAAAAACTGTTAATTATAGAGAGTGATGAAGAAAAATAACTATAAATTAAGTAACAAACTTAAATAAATTTTATAATATATAATTAGACTAATGAGTTATTATATATTACCAAAAAATATTAATATTATTGATGTTAGCCCTACAAGCTCTAACGAACTATGTAATCATTATATAACTTTTTCACTGTTATATTTTTATTCTCAAATAAAAAATCAAATTGTTGATATGTTTAATGGAAATGATATATCCGAAAATAATTATGAGGAAGCAACAAGAATCATAAACCCACATGAATTCATTTTTTCAAAAGTACCAGGTTCAAAATTTTCAGTAAGTAAATTAAAACCTAAAACCAATATCTTTTATGATCTTCTTGAAATATTTAATAATTTAAATTTATTTGATTCTTTAAAAGAAATTAAGCCTATTCAAACAATTCATATTACAACTAATCACGAAGATTCGATTGATTGTTTTGATTTATATAGAGAAGATTGTAATGATTCGCATATATATTATGAAAATATAAATTTAGATAACATTCAATTTAAAGAAATAAAAGCCGATTTTATATTTTATGAAACAAATTTAGAAAATTATTTTTATTCATGTATTGAGGCTATTATTGTTATTTTAGGAAATCAAAAATATAATGGAAATTGTATTATTAAAATAGGACATATTTTTCATAAGCCAATAATTGATATGTTGTATTTTTTAAGCTCGCTATATGATAAGATATATATAAGTAAACCAAGTACAAATAACGTGACAACGTTTGATAGATATATTATATGTAAAAATTTTCAGTATGATGAAACAAATAATTCATATTTAAAACCTAATTATTATAGACTTATTATATTCTTAAAAAAACTTGAAAATAGAAATATTACCAATATATTAGATTTCGAATTGCCTTATTATTTTAAAAGTAAAATTGATGATTTGAATAATATTATAGGTCAACAACAATTAGATGCACTTGAACAAATTATTAATATATATAAAAATAAAAATAAACTGGATAAAATAGAAACTATAAAAAAAAATAATATTCAAAAATCAGTAACATGGTGTGAAAAATATAGAATACCGTGTAATAAGTTTACTGAAAAAATTAATATTTTTTTACCAATTATGGGTGAAACTATTTAATTATATGTAAGCAGCACTTCCTGTTGTATTAGTATATGTATTAGGAGATTGTGAATAATGATTTGTACTGAATACTGTGCCTTGATACAATCTATATGGACTTGGTTGTGAAATAGGTACTCTATATTCAGGTTTAGTTCTTTGGAAACTACAGTATTTCTTGTTTTGAAATTGTCCAGATTGAGAGAAATTGAGTGGCCATGGTGTATTACAATTAGGTGCTTTATTTTTTGTTAGATTGATTACATTATTAGCATCACCAGCATATAATTGATTTGCTGTAACTAAGAATTGACCAGTATTGTTATAATTTTGGATAGAAGCGGCATTAGTAGAAATAGTATCCACATTCAACTTTAATATTCTTGTTGAAGCTGAAACAGCACCTTGTTTAGCATATTGATAATTGTTAGGTTTATATACTGTAAGTTGACAACCTGCTGGATTTGTAGGTCCTGATAATGGTATACCTCCGTAGGGATTATTTACAAATACTTCAAACACTATATTTGCTGCCTTTTTTTGTTCTTCAGGTAAACCTTGTATCCATTCAAAAAATCCTTGTAATGAATTTATTCCTGTTTTCTCGAATTCATTAAATTCTTCTCTTGTTATTATATTTTCATTTAACATAATTGCAAGCATTTGATTAATAAAAGCAATCTCTGTACCTTCATAAATCTGAGTATTAAGTTGACAATTAGCTAAATATGTATTTGCTACAGCTAATGGACTACCTGGTTTAGGGCACGCGTATGGTTTACCATCTTTATAGCATAGATTTCCATCTACAGAATACCAATATGGATTATTATTTCCATAAGGTCCTGGTTCATTTGTTCTATAAGATAAGAAATTAAATGCTTTTTGTTCAAAAGTTTTACATCTATTTTGTAAATATTGTTTTGTAGTTGTATAATAATTTCTTTTTAAATTAGTACTCGCATAAATGACTCTTCTTTTTGCGAATCGCTCTTGATTACAACATAATCTTGGGTTTGTTGTATTAGGTTCAGGATCTTCTGAAAGGTTTGTAATATTAGGTTTATAGGATGCTACAATGCCAATACCTTCACATGTTTTACAGTTTTCATCCAACTGAGTTATACCATCTACTTCATTTAGCGGATTCTGTTTTACTATATAGGCACCTGGAGAGTTCATCATATCATTTAATAAACCTGCACTACTATTTCCACCATTACCAAGTGCTATAGGAGTACTTGATTTTACAAATCGATTCATATTATAATTAATTAATCCGTTTTCATCTATATTCAAAGTGACATCATTATTAGGACTATTAATAATCAGATTTGGTACACCTTCAATGGGACGCGGTGGTATAACTCTACCTTTTCTAAAATGTTTAATTGGTCTTGGTAAACCAAAACCTGTTTCAAAATTATTACCAGGGTCTCTATTTGTAAGGGGTCTAATATGACCTGGTGCTGTTCCTACAGGAAAACTATTGATTCCTGTGCCTTTCCAGGTAGCATATTGTTTATTATAATAAGTACTTCTATGATTATAACCTGAGGCAGGCATAGAATTCATTCCTAATGGATAAACTGCTGATGACATTTATATTATTAAAGAAGAAAATAAAAAGTAATAATATATTATAAATGTTAACTTTGGTAAATATATTAATATTATTTTTCTTATTTTTAATTCTTTATCAAATATTTTTAGCAAGCAATATAATTGAAGGACTCGAAAATCAGTATCAATCATATGATACAAATAATCCAGATAATGCCTTTATTTTAGCACAAAAAAATGCTGGTAATATAGCATATTTAAAAGAAAGGATAGATTCGATGGAAAGTAGTGATATCAACCAACAAATTCAAGATTTGAGTGGAAATGTACAGACTCTACAAACTCAAGTAAATGGTTTAGTTCAAGCACAACAACAATATGCGAATCAAATGACTGGAGGAACACCACCGCAAATAACTGGCACAGGAGTATCTGATGATAGTAACACAACAGATGACAGTAGTACAACTAATTTAGTGACAAGTTAGTAATTAATTTATATAAAATAAATATATCTATATAAATTAGTATAATGTCTAATTTATTTCAAGAAGTATTAACGGATGCTCAAGGTGTAGAAAATAAATTATTAGGACCAGCATATCCATATTATAAAAATATTAAATACCCATCTCAAATTGGAATGGGAAGTCAAGGTAGTATACAACAAATGGCTCAAGATATTAATGGATTAATACAATATGTTGAAGTATTAGTAACTGGTGGGGGAGCATCATCCACTGGACAGCCTTTAGGAAATAAATTTTTTTTAAAAACTGGAGCAAAATGTGCCGCCATTGATACATGCACCGATCCAAGTAATGTATCTACATGTCAACAAGTCGATAGATATATTTATGTTGATAATGTTCCAAGTGGTAATATTCCTATTGTATCAAGTGGTTTAGGTGTAAATTTCTCTGAATTTAAAGGTTTAATTCCGGGAGCAATGGGTAATTTAAGTGTTTTAAATCCATTTGCTATTATGCAGGCATTTTTATCTGGTTCTACACCTCCTTGTCAACAATTAACTATGCAGACAATATCCAATACAAATGTAAAATCATCTGAGACAAATTATGTCACATTAACCGATATAAGTAATATGAATCCATGTATTTTTTCAAATGGTAAAAATCCTGTTACAGGTAAAAATTGTGTAGAAACATTCCAAAATAATGAAATGAATATACCAGATGATCCATTGGCTCAAATGTATTTTGCGAGTTTAGGAATATTAGGATTATTTATATTATATCGTTTAATGGAAAAATCACGTTAAAATTAATCTATTATTATTTTATAATGCGTAAAAGTTTTAAACATTATAAAAGAAATAAAAAAAACAAGTCAAAACGAAGAAGAACAAGACAAAAAATTTTAAAAGCTGGCGAAAATGATAACGTTACATGTTGTATGTGTGAAAAAATAATTAATAAAGATGACGCTTTTATTCCACGAGAGTGTTTAAATAAATATGGTAAAGCAGCACATAGAATTTGTAAGAACTGTTGGTGGAATGAATTTGCGTTAGAAGGTGTATCACATAAGTGTCCTGGATGTGTAAAAGGATTACCATTGACTTATGTAAAAAAAGAACCACCAGTTGTTGTTGATTTAACAGAAGATTAAATCTATCAAAAAAAACAATATTATATATTATATAATATGACAAAAAAAAGAGGTAAAACTAATAAAAATACAAGAAAAAGAAGAATAGTATATAGAGGTGGACAATCCAAATTATATAATTTAGATGGTAATATTACAACAATAACAGATACATATGAAGGTAAACCTATTTTTAGAAAAGAAACAATGAGAAAGATAGAGTTAATGATAACAAAAAAAATAATGGAAACACCAAATCCTTATATTGTATCTATTTATGATGTAAATGATACTAAAAATACAATTGATATGGAACTATTAGATCTCAATTATGAATTAAATGATGAAAATATAAAAAAAATTCAAATAACTGTGAAAGAAGCAATTCAATATTTACACAGTATCAATGTTATGTATATTGATTGGAAATATGATAATATAGGATTAAGTAAAGATGGTAAATTTAAATTGTTTGATTTTGATTCCAGTGGTATTGCAAATTCAAGTAATCAGGATTGGTTAATTAAAAATCAAAATTCAAAAACCACATGGTCACCACCTTCCAGCTATTCATGGGCAATTGCTTTAATGAACCATATAACATCACCGTTATGTGCTGACAATTTTCTTTGTTTTTTATTTTTAAACAACATGCTTGATAATATTGAACATACTTCTGTTTATGATGAACCAGCAATGGTATTATAATATTTTATTAATTTTTTAGTTTTGTCATGAATAAAAAAAATTGAATAAAAAAATTATTTAATTATGAAAACTAATTACATAATTTATCAAAATGATAGGCAAACCTATTTTTAAAGAAGATTTATTAAAAAAAATTAATTGGTTTTTATTATCAGCTAATTACTCTGCCATACCAATTTTAGAACAAAACCATAATAAAATAAATTGGAATGGTTTATCTTATAATGAAAACGCTGTTCATATTTTAGAAAAAAATTTAGATAAAATATGTTGGAATAATATTCAACTAAATGATAACGCAATAGAAATTATAAAGAATAATTTAGATAAAATAGATTTAGAAAATTTATCATTTAACAGCAGAGCTATTGACATATTAGAGAAAAGAATAGATGACATTGATTGGCAAAAATTATGTTGTAATCCAAATGCTATACAATTATTAGAAAATAATGTGGATAAAGTGTGTTGGAATTATTTGTCAGAAAATCCAAAAGCTATTCAATTATTAGAAAAAAATTTGGATAAAATAAATTGGTATGTATTATCCTATAATCCAAATGCTATTCAATTATTAGAAAAAAATATGGATAAAATAGATTGGGAAGCTTTATCAGGTAATCGAAACGCAATTCATTTATTGGAAAAAAATTTGGAAAAAATAGATTGGCGTTATTTATCAAAAAATCCAAATGCTATTCATTTGTTAGAAAAAAATTTAGATAAAATTGATTGGCGGTTGCTTTCAGAAAATGAAGGTGCTATCAATTTATTAAAAGATAACTATGAATTTATAAACTGGTATAATATATCATTAAACAAAAATATAGTATGTTTACTATTGGATTATGAAGAAATGAAAAATTCTTCGAAGCATTTTTGTGAAGAATTAGTTAAAAATGTATTCCATCCTACACGTATGGAGAGAATGTCGCGATTATATAATATGGAATTTGTCGAATATGTAGAATATTTCTTGTAAAATATAAAATATATTTTAAAAGTACTTAAAGAAACACAGAATTTTTCCTACATCATGAAGGAAAATCTTGAAAAACTGAAATTTTTTCATTCACTACACTATGTAGGGAAGGCGTCCAAATTTCGATTATAAAAGTGTTTTAACTTTTGAAAATTGGACATTTTTTTTGTCCATTTTTGAAAAGCTTGGATATTTTATGGCCAAAAGTCGCGCCGCCTTACCATATTTTAAAATTAACGTAAGGACACAGAAAAAAAAATTTTCATTTTGTGAGCATAATTTTTTTAAAATAAAAACTTAAAGGTTTTTTCTTTAGGAAACATATGGAAACAAATGGAAACAAAATTCAGCCAAATTCAGCCGCAAGATTTTACTGTAAATTTTGTGACTATGGAACGTGTAAAAAAAGTAATTACGATAGTCATTTAATTAGCCTGCGTCATAGCAAAAATTCAGCCAAGGAAACATTTGGAATCAAAATTCAGCCGAAATTCAGCCAAATTCAGCTTTTTTGCGAAAATTGTCAAAAGCCATTCCACAATAGGTCTGGGTTATGGAAGCATAAATCAAAGGGTCAATGCTTAAGCAATGAGTCTGTAAATAATACTACAACTGATAAGGATATTATTATGATGTTAATTAAAGAACATTCTGATATCAAGTCTCTTATTATGGAAGTACTGAAAAATGGAACTAACAATAATAGTAATAATATTACGAATTCAAATAATAAAGCATTTAACTTACAGTTCTTTTTAAATGAAACATGTAAGAATGCTATGAATATTATGGACTTTGCTGATTCTATACAGCTACAATTGTCTGATTTAGAATCCGTTGGTGAACTTGGTTATGTAGAGGGTATTTCAAATATTATTGTAAAAAATTTGAAAGCATTAGATATTACAGAGAGACCTATTCATTGTGCTGACAAAAAACGTGAAATACTTTATATTAAAGACGAGAATAAATGGGAAAAAGAAGATGATGAGAAAAAAAATATCAAAAAAGTAATCAAAAAAGTGGCATGTAAAAATCAGCGATTACTAACAAAATTTAAAGAAATACATCCTGGTTGTAATTATAGTGAATCGAAATTTTCGGATCAATATAGCAAATTGGTTATTGAAGCGATGGGTGGTTCGGGTAATAATGATGACGAAAAAGAAGCCAAAATTATTAAGAATATTTCGAAAGAAGTTATTATAGATAAGAATATTTAGTCAAATGACAGTAAATCGATTAAATTATCATTTGATACTTCTTTGTTCATTAATTGTTGTGTTAAATAATCTATTGTTTTTAATTTTGTAGTTACTTCTTTCTCTAATCGTGCTATAATTATTTTTTGTGAATTGACCACTTCTTTAAGCTTTTCACATTCTGAATAAAAATTTGTTTTATTTACATTTAAATCAGATAACCATTTTTGATGAGTTTTTGTTTTTATATGAGTGGAAAAACTTGGACGGCTATCAAAGACATGATCCTTCCTTGCTCCACAAGGACATCTTAAACCATTTTTAAATTTACTGGATGGTGGAAGATAATCAATATAATTTCCATTATCATCGGAATTAGGTTCATATATATCCGATTCGAGAGATAAATCCATTACTTCATTATTTTAAAAAAATATATTTAAATGATTTAAATATATTTTTAATGTCTATGTTTACAAGACTTGGAATGACGGTGTTTTCTATGTTTTCTTGTTTTTCCACCAACCCAAGTGTGAGGCTTGGCAGTTGGAGTTCCAGAAAATGGTGCGGCATTAGCTGCTAAATTAGTTGTAGAAATATTATCTTTGTAACCACCTTTCATATGTCTTCTATGTTTTCTGGATTTTCCTCCACCTCTTCCATAACCTGTAGAACCTGTTCCATAACCTGTATTAGAACTTGGATAGTCTGTTCCATAAGTAGATCCTGTGTTTGAAGGTGACCCAAACCAATTACTAAACATACTATTACTTTGTCCTTGACTTTTATTACTATAAGAATTGTTTTTAGTGCCAAACAATGAGTCCAAAATTCCACCACCCATTCTTCTATGTTTATAATTATGTTTTTTGGGCATTATATATTAAAAAAAGAAATTATTATTAATTTAATTGGATTTATTTACATAGTTTTTATAAAGATGAAAAGCTCCTAAAGCACCAAGAATTTCAGCAATTATATATGGCAACAAATCAGATTTTTGTAATTTACCAGCAGCATATAATGATATTGCTACAGCAGGGTTAAACGCGCCACCTGAAATAGGACCTCCTAATAAAACAGGAATAGCTAAACCGAAACCGATTGCCAACCAATTACCTGTAGTAAAAATAACAAATACAAGGAACATTGTTCCCAAAAACTCTACTAAATATTTGTTCATTATATAAAATAATTATAAAATATTTTATCGATAAACATTTTATAATTTAGATATAAGTCCAAGGGTTGACTTTTGGTAAATATTTGAGTCCAAGAACATTAATTAAATATTGTTCATATTGTTGAGCTTGACCGCGAGCTCTGTACCAATTATAAATTCTTCCTTGAGAACCAATTTTTGTACGAGGACTACTAATAGCAACAGCAGCACCTGTTCTTGAATAACTTCCTAAACCATAAGTTGGTGTTAATACAGGATAACCATAATTAGGCATATAACCAGGCATCTTATAATAATACTAAATATTATTTTTTTATCCATCTTTTTAAAAGCGAAGTAAAACTAATTCAAATCATATAAATCAAAAAAAAAATAATTCTATCTTTCCTAAAGGTATAACTAAATATATAAATTAATAATTTTGACGAACAATGGAACCCCAAGCGCAAACTTGTCCATTTCTTAAACTATAATTTTCTATTGCCCCTTTCTTTTTTGGAGCGGTACATCCTCCTGAACGTACTCGTTTTATAGTAGTTCTTGTACCACTTGGATAATAACTCTTAGTACATGTTGGTGCTGAATTAGGTAAATTAACTTTATAAGCTGTTTGACCTACAGCATTAGCTTTAACAATGTTAACATACATAGAGGATGGAATTGGTGGAATATAATTTGTGTGTGATGAAACTGGTACTTGTCTTTGAGAAGAATTTATAATATAGGATTGAGGCATTGACATTTTTCCTAAAGCAAGTTGTCGGGCTCTAACAGTTTGTCGAATTGCTGTTCTTAAATATTGTTTTCTCATATTTGAATTCATTTCTGCGTAGACTGGCTCTTGCATAGGATAAAATTGTGGCGGAGTTGGTCTTATACCTGTTAAAACACCATAACTATGATAAGGCATAGCACATGGATATTGATTTGTACTTAATGGTCCAGTTATTGGTGCGTTTACATAATTATCATATGATACAGAACCTATATTAGTTGATACTGCGTATGGAGTTGTCATTATATATATCAAAATATATTTTATTTCATGCCAAAATATGTAAAATAACAAAATATAGTACCAGAAAAAATCATAGTACTAACATTTACAAGCATAATATTATCTGTTTCATTTTTGTCATATTTTATTAAATCATATTTATTTCTTTTTAAAAGGTAATCATTTAAACATATTAATGATGTTGAAAATAAAAAAACTGATCCAAAAAGAGAACCAGAGAGTATTATTGCTTTTTCAGTTGATGATAACATAATATAAAAATATGCGTTTATTTTTATATTATTTTAAATTTGTAATATTGAGTATTATATGATATTATAATATTGATTTTTCTTATTTATTTAATATTCTTTATACTTGTAATATCTTTTTTTAAAATATTTGGACTACCACAAAATAAACATGTTTGAACTAAAGTATTATTCTCTACATTTATTGTATTATTTTTTTTACATTTACAACATTTAAATATACCATCTAATTGACAAATTTTATGATGATTAAAATCTGTTTTTTGATATAACATTTGAAGTCTATGATTATTATTCATTATATAATATGATATTAGTTTTTTGCTCCATTTTTTTTTAAAAGTGGATTAAAAGTATATTTGTTAATATTTTGCTCCACTTTTTTTTAAAAGTGGATTAAAAGTGGATTTAGTATCTTCTTATAGCTCTAATTGCTGATTGACTTGCGTTAGAATTATCTCCACCATAAGTAAGATCATTGAAATTTCTGGCAACAGCTTTTTGTTTTAAGTATGTTATATAATCAGAACTATCATAAACATATTTAACATTACATGATGATGCTGGAATATTAGCGAGCAATTGTAGACTATTATATGTTGCGGATGGAACACAAGAGTCAGAAATAGCTCCGAAATGTTGTCTTAAACCTCTTAAATTAGGTCTACTTTGAAAAGTCTGACATGAACCTCCGCAAGAGTAATCAGTACGACATAATAAGTCACCGGAATTACTTACTGCTCTAAAGGGTGTTACCATAGGCTTAGTAAGACCATCTGCTCTCAATAGTCTTCTATAAGATGTATTCCAAGCGTTTTTTAAAGTAAAACGAATATGTTCGAATTCAGGATATCTTTTATCTACATTTATAGTTTGTTGTGGCATATAACCTCTAATTGCTCCTCCAGGATTAGTTGGTTTTACTACTAAAAATTGAAATGCTACATTACTACCATTAATTGGGCTTGTATATCCAACAGATGTTGACATTTATATAATAGTATAGTAAAAAAGTTTTTTTTGAAAACTTTATCTAAACATAATAAAAATATTAATTTAATATATAATGTTTAACTTTCTTTTATTAGTTAGCGCCATCGTTTTTATTTCAATTGACTTTATTTACTTAAATTTAATGAAAGGTTATTTTGATAAACAAATTCAAAGTGTTCAAGGGTCTATACCTAAAATGAATTATTTAGGAGCTGCGTTGTGTTATATATTTTTAATATTTGGTATTAATTATTTTATTATTAAACCAAAAAAATCAGTAAGTGATGCGTTTTTATTAGGTATTATTATTTATGGTGTTTATGAAACTACCAATTATGCTTTATTAAAAAATTGGTCGATGTTAACTGTTATCATTGATACATTATGGGGTGGTATTCTATTTGCTGTTACAACTTATATTGTTAATTTATTACGCTAAAAATAATCTTTAAAAAAATTTTTATATGTATTAAGTTGATTAAAAATACTATCTTTTTTGTTGTATAAATAATTATTGTATTCTAATAGTTGTTCTATAAATGCTTCATTTGGATTTATAATTGGTCTTTTAGATCTTACAAATTCAAATGCTTCTTGAAAAGTCATTTTTTGTTTGGTCATTAAATAAGCAATTACAATAGTGACAGAACGACTTACACCTGCCATACAATTTACTAAAACACATTTGCCAGAATCAATTAATCGGATTATCCTTCTAAAATATTTTGAAATATTTTCATCAATATCGTCTCTAATTTTAAAATTGTACACTGTTTTATTCATTCTGATTACTTTTTTTATTTCTCCATCATAAGCAACATTTATAATTGTATCAATTCCATTTGAATTTAAAAAGGAAATATCATTCGCGTCATTAATATTTCCCAAATATAACTTACCTTTTATTATTTCAGTCATAAAATAATACTATAAATAATAGGTATAATAAAAATAAAATATATTGTTTTTATTGTATTCAATAATTGATCATATAAGGGAAAAAGTAGAGTGAAATTATCGATATTATAATATTACTATTTAATGTATAAGTAGCAAAATGAGAACTGAGTAAACAAGATAATATCATCATGAAACTATCACCAAGAATAGCACCTATTCCTACTTCTTTAGCATATTCTTTAAAAAAATCTAACATTTCATTATAACCATATGGTACAGATTTGAAAAACCAGTAAAACAATATGTCATGTAAAATTTGTATACAAACTGCTAAAGCTGTAAATTTCCAAATATTGAAATTAGTAAAAATATATTTATAAAACAATCTGGAGAGAATTATTCCAATTACCAATATTAATACATCCGCAATCACAGCACTTAATTGATATTTATGATACCATTTTTTTAAAAAAGTCGATTTAAATATTCCATGAAAAACTAAGAAAATAATTATTAAATCCGCATTAATACATCCATTTAAAATGGGTAAATAATCATTTACGTTATAAAAATTAGATATATCTTTAAATATCATTATATATAATTATTTATATATTATTATATATATGAAATTAAATAAAAAAAATATTTATACTTTTGCTGTTGTATTATTATTTTTATTTTTTAGCTATTCTATTTGTTCAACTCATGAACGACCTACAAGTGGATATGTATCACGCAGAAAAAGTTTTTGTTCTACTCCTTTTTATGTAATATTTATAATAGCTTTTATATTATTTTTTGTGTTTAACCTTCGGTAAGTAAACGAGGAGCGATATTCATGGTATTTAGTTCTTGAAATAATAATTTACATGCGTAAGGAATTTCAACATAGGCAAAATCAGCACGATTTCCACATGTATGACATAAATGAATATGCATTTTATCGTTGTATGAAGCAATAAGACCACATTTTTTACATATATATACAGAATATTTATCTGAAGAATCATACATTCTTCCTCTTGTAAATCTTGCTGCTCCATGTGATACCATACAATCACGCTCCATTTCACCAAATCTTAGACCACCATCTCTACTACGACCTTCAGCAGGTTGTCTGGTAAGATTTACCATTGGTCCTATAGAACGACTATGTGCTTTATCATTCACCATATGTTTTAAACGTTGATAAAATACTGGACCCATAAATACACTACATTCTACTTGTTCTCCAGTAAGACCATTATATAATAATTCATTACCATGAGCTTCGTAACCTGCTTTCAACAATAAATCACATATTTCTTTGACATCAAAATCACCGAATGCTGTTCCGTCTCCAAATAGTCCAAGTTCTACCAATACCTTACCAAGAACAGTTTCTTTTAATTGACCAATTGTCATACGAGATGGAATGGCATGAGGATTAATGATTATATCAGGACGAACACCATTTTGAGTATAAGGCATATCACATTCTGGAATAATATTGCCAACAGTTCCTTTTTGTCCATGTCGACTTGAAAATTTATCACCAATTACAGGTTTTCTTACAGTTCTTAAACGAATCTTGGCAAAATTATATCCTTCCCCATTTCTGTCAATATAATTTTTGTCAATATATGTTTCTTCCACTGTTTTATAAATTTTACTCTGATCCTCATATTTAATAACTTTTGTATGATCATTTCTATTCTCTTTAATGGGAGTAATTTTGGAAATGATGATATCTCGATTTTCTACTAATGTATTTTCAGGTATAACACCTTTCGAATTAACCTTATTATAATTACCCATTTTTAATCCTTTTGTTTTATTAGGGTCTGGTTTACAACGGATCTCTTCATCCCCATTAATCTTTTGTTTATCTTCATCTTTTTCTGTATGATAAACTGTTGTTAATGCCATTCCTCTATCAACAGACCCTTTATTGATTAAAAGAGAATCTTCTTGATTATAACCAGTATGAGTCATGATTGCGACAATTAACTGTGACCCAGATGGAATTTTATTGAGATGAATTAAATCCATAATACGTGTTTCGACTAATGGTCTCATCGGATAATTTAGAATGTAAGCAGTTTTATCCATTCTATTTTCATAATTTGTTACGTAAACACCCATTGCTTGCTTACCTTGAGCACATTGATATGTGTTTCTTGGTGATTGATTGTGTTCCGGGAATGGAATACACGATGCTAATACACCAAACATTGTTGAAGGATGGATTTCACAATGTGTATATCTGTATAATTTATTATTTGGATCAATCAAATCTTTAGGTTTTGTAGCAATCATTGACCAACTTTGTTCTTCTGGATCAATATATTCTAAAACAGCTTCATCAATTTTGGAAGCAGTTAATAAATTATCCCAATTATATTCACCACTTTTAATATTATTCAGAATAGTATTATTTATTAATAAATTCTTATCTTTTACTCTTAATAATGGTCTTGTTAATCTACCACTATCATTACATACTCTAATTTCTTTTAATTTGTAATCAAATATAATAGATGTATAAATATTAATAATTCCTTTACTTTTCTTTTCTTTTAACATCCAATATAATTCTTCTGGCGATTCAGATATACCGACCCATGCTCCATTTATAAATACTTTTACTTTATCATAAATCATTTCTGTTGTTAAATTATTATCATCAATTTTTGTAATATTAGGCATAATATATTCATATAATGGAAGTGAATTAGAATAAATAGTTAGATGTGTCATGTAAGCCAAATTTTTTACTACACCAACCGATTGACCTTCTGGAGTTTCGGCAGGACATAAGAAACCCCATGTAGTATTATGTAATTTACGTGGTGGAATTAGTTTACCACTCTTATCTGTTGGTGTAGAAATTCTTCTTGCATGACTCAAACTGGAAACATAATTCAATCTATTATATACTTGAGCAACACCAACTTTGTTAGAATTGCTATGTTTAATACCAAAATCACCTGTAGATAAAGCGCGTTTAATACCATTTTCAATAGTTGCTGATTTAATAATTTTATAAATATTTGTTAAGTTAATGATATTTTCATAATCGTCTTTAGATCGCCAAGAACCCGTATTTATTTCGCGGATAACTTGTTTTTCCATATCCTTTACAAGTTTATTAAAATAGTTTCTGTATAAATTATTAAGGAGTGTTCCAGTTCCATCTACACGCTTATTTAAATAAGAGTCTCTATCATCTTGTTTAATAATTTCAAAATAAGCCATCAATAATTTATTTGTCATATATCCAAGAAAGTATATTTTTTGTTCCATATTATGACAATGAGGAAACAAATCATTATTTAAAATGTCTAATGTAAATTCATGTTTCTTTTTAAGTCCTGTTTCTTTGTCCATATTAATAGGAGTATACATGGCATAATTTGTAATATACTTAATACAGTCTTCTTGTGTTAAATATTTGTCCGATTCAATCACAGATGCTTGTAAAGATTCTAATAGTTTTTTGTTTTTAGAATCATTTATATCCAGTAAAATTTTTTCACAAATTTCTTTATCAGATATAACACCTAATGCTCTGAAAACAATGAATAGTGGAATTGGTTGTTTCACACGAGGTATTTCTACAACAATAGGAAATCCAAAACCGTTGTTTTTAGAGGAAATAAGCATAGAAATCTGTTTAGGTGAAATACATTTGAAATCAGGAACAGACTTAATTTCAGCTTTCCACAAATATTTTGTATCATTTTTTTCTACATTAAAACAATATACGCGATTTTCAGCAGCACGTTCTTGTCCTAATACAGTCTTTTCTGATCCATTAATTATAAAATACCCTCCAGCATCAAATTTACATTCTCCTGTTTGTGAATTATCAAAATGTTTATATTGATTTAGAACACAAATATTCGATTTTAACATAATTGGTAATTTACCAATATGAACTCGTGGAATATTTTTATAAAATATTTGGGTATTTTCAAGATTAGGACCATTTCTGACAATATATTTTATATTCATATCCACAGTTGTAGCAGCAGAATAAGTGAAGTTTCTTAAACGTGCTTCTTGTGGAAACATAAGTTTTATAGCACCATTTATTTCATGAATCTGCGGTCTGTAAATATGAAAGTTTTCAAATGTAATAAATATTTCTAACGCATATTTTTTAGAATTAATATCAAAATCCTGCTCTGAAGCAATATGAACTGGATTGAACATTTCAATAGTTTTAATAATTTGATAAGATATAAAATTATTATATGATTCTAATTGATGTCTTACAAATCTTTCTAATTGCTGACCTTTGAAATATGATTCAATAATATTCCATGGTGTTTCAATATAAGGTTCATTTTCAATATCAAAAACCTCTTTTAAAGAACTCATTGTAGCGTTTTCTATATTATTTGACATCATTTTTCCGGTTATTTATTATTTCAATTTATTTTTAAATTGTTTTAAATTAATATTTAGATTATAATAACTGTTAATATATAAATGTTAATATATAAATTTATTTATATAAATTTTTAAAATAATATAAATGAATATTACTTATTTAATTAATTGATGTCAAATAATCGTAAAAAAAATATATTGGATCCAACAAGAATAAATAATTATAATAAATTTTTAACTACAATGGATAAAAATATAAATAAAAAAGAAAGCAAATTAGAAGAAATAAAAAGAACTATGAACAATGAGGAAAGTATCAAAAAAGAAATCGATAAAATAATAGATACAATTAATAATAAATTTACTATTAATGATTTTTCATCCTCAAATTTTACAGGACAAACTCCAAAAGATGTATCATTATTTTATATTGAACCAACTGATCCTAATCTATATATTAATTATTTAAATAAAAATTTGAATGTAAAATTTTATAAACATAAATCAATTCCATCACCATCTGTAAAGAAAGAAGAAATAAAAGTACCAATTAGAGAGTCAATCAATATAGAAGTGGAAATAAATAATGTTTTGGATATATTAAAATTAATAAATAAATATAAAAATGATCCAGCTATTCAATATAATATTGATATTAAAGCACTTCATGATATTAAAGAACCTCTTGAGGATCTAAATAATATGATTGGTATGAATGCTTTAAAAAATAATATAGTAGATCAAATTTTATATTTTATTCAAAAACTTCATAAAAACAAAGATTCATCTGGTGAGTTTTTACATACAGTTATTTATGGACCACCTGGAACTGGTAAAACAGAAATAGCAAAAATAATGGGGAAAATTTATAGCAAAATAGGAATTCTCTCAAAAGGTACTTTTAAAAAGGTAACAAGAAGTGATTTAATTGCTGGTTATTTGGGTCAGACTGCGTTAAAAACAAGAGATGTAATAAAAGATTCATTAGGAGGTGTATTATTTATTGATGAAGCATATGCTCTTGGCAATCCTGAAAAAAGAGATAGTTTTGCTAAGGAATGTATTGATACACTATGTGAAGCTTTAAGTGATAATAAAGAAAATTTAATGGTAATTATAGCAGGATATGAAAAGGAGCTAAAAGAAAGTTTTTTCGCGTTTAATCAAGGTTTGGATTCTCGATTTACATGGAGATTCAAAACAGATGAATATAGTCACGAAGATTTATATAGAATTTTTTTGAAAAAAGTTAAAGATATTGGTTGGGAAGTAGATGCTGATTCAAAAATAAATCCTGAATGGTTTAAGAAAAACAAAGAATGTTTTAAATTTTTTGGTAGAGATATAGAGATATTATTAAGTAAAACAAAAATTGCTCATAGTCGTAGAGTATTTTGTAAACCTGAATCTGATAAAAAGAAATTAACGTTAAGAGATTTAGATAAAGGACTTGAAATATATCTTCAAAATGATGATGTAAAATCAAAAAAAGAAGCAGAAGAATATAAACGATATTTATATAGTACTATTTATAGTTAAAATATATATTTATTTTTATTTGATATAAATAAAATAAAATGTCAAATAAAACAATTTCTATTAATCCATCATTATTTAGCTTAGGAGGTTCGAAGACTAAAAAAAATCGCGAAAAAAAACCAAAACCAAATAATGTTCCACTAATATCTCCGAATGTTCTTAAAAATAAACTTTTAAAAAGAATTAAAGAGCATAAACAAAAAGAAACACAAGGTTTAGAGAATAATAAAAGAAATTTAAATAATATAGAAAATATTTCTGATCCTGTAAGTAAATCTAAAAATGAAATACTAAATTTTAATGATGAGTTTAGTGAATCTATTAACTATCTACAAACATTGTCAAAACAAAAGATTATAGATGCTGAAAAGAAAAATACGGAAGCATTAAAACAAAAACGAAAGGAAGAATTGGAGAGAATGACTGTTCGAAATTATCATAGTATGAATCAACCTATATCTCAGCCAATAATTAATATAGATTTGCCAGAAGAATTAGTACAACCTATTGTACCAACTATTTCTGAACCATTAGAATTGCGTACTAAAAATGATGTGCCATATGGTATATTAAAAGGTGGATCAAAACCAAGTTACAGAGAATGGTCAAGAACACAGCGTAATAATATTGTAACAAATCCGAATGCTTCATTAGTTATTCATAATGGAAATATAAATTCAGAAAAAAGTGCTCGAGAGAATAGATTACATTTATTAAAACAAAAAATTAAAAATAAAAATGAAGAAATAAAAGTGGACCCTTTATTGTCTGATAATTTAATTAAAAAACCAGTAGAAAACAAACCAGTAGAAAATATTGTTTTAAATCAGGTTCAAACACAACCTGTAAATATAACAATGCCTATGACAAATATATCTACTGTATCCAATGGGACACCTTCTTTAACTGGTGGTAAATTAATAGCAACAAAACATATTACAAAAAAAACCATTAAAAGAAAATATACATTAGGAAGATCTAAGATAAAAAAAACTGTAAGTGTATTGATTAAAGACAGAGGAACAAGAAAAAAAATATTACATGCTCAAAAAGATTTGAAACGAAAAAATATAAATGATATTAAGACATATTTAAGGGAACATAATCTTATAAAAACAGGTAGTTCAGCTCCTAATGATGTTTTAAGAAAATTGTATGAATCTGCTATGTTAGCAGGTGAAATTACTAATTCAAATCCTGCTACTTTACTACATAATTTTTCGAAAGAAGATAAAGAATTATAAAATATTATATAGGTAAATATTAATATGGAAGATAAAATTAATAAAAGATTAACAGAAAATCAAAAGGATTTTTTTAATAAATTGTCTGTTTATATAGATAAACCATTATATTTTTATGGAAGTATAAATAGAGGTGATTATATACCAGGTAAGAGTGATATTGATATAGATATATTTACGGATAATGAATCAAGTACAATCCATATGTTGTGTAATTTTTTACATTTGAATAAATCAAAATTTAGAAAATCAGTCTATAAAATAAATTCTAAAATGGTTTATGGTTATAAAGGTAAATATGAAGATGAATCAAATAATATTAAAGTAGAAATTTCTATATACAATAATAAATATAAATCTATTGTTTTACATGATCAGGAAATAAATAGTGTTTTACCATTATATGTTACAGTGGTTCTTTTAATAGTAAAATTCTTATATTATAATTTAGGAATTATATCAAAACATACATATGCAAAATGTAAAAGATATCTTATGAATGAAGGTGGAGAACTCAAATTTATTTTAGTAGATAATTAAACGTATAATATATTAAAGATAAATTAATATATTATTTAATATGTCATTAATTAATGAATATTTTGAATTAACAAAAAAATTCCAAGATGAATATGGAGAGAATACTATACTTTTGATGCAAGTTGGAGCTTTTTTTGAAGTATATGGTATTCATAATAAAGAACAAAATATTATTACTTCCAGTAAAATAACTGATTTTTCTCAAATATGTGAATTAAATATGGTTGATAAAAATACATGCGTTGGTAAAGATAATGTTATGATGGCTGGATTTAAGGATTTTATGATTGAAAAGTATTTAAGAAAAATTCAAGATGCTGGTTTTACAGCTGTTGTTTATACACAAGATGAAAATGTTAAAAATACAAAAAGAAGTTTAGCTGGTGTTTTCTCTCCTGGAACCTATTTTCAGACTGAATCTAAAAATCTCAGCAACTCAATAACATGTGTTTGGGTAAATCTTATTGAAAATAAAGTGTTATTGAAAGGAAAATATGTTGTGGTTGGTGTAGCTAATATAGATATTTATACAGGAAAAACGAGTATTTTTGAATTCAAAGAAACATATGTAAATAACCCAACAACTTATGATGAATTAGAGAGATTTATTTCCATTTATAATCCAAGTGAAGTCATTTTAATAGCTAATTTACCAGATGAACAAGAATTAGATTATATAATAAGCTATGCTGGTATTTCTTGTAATTTAATTCATAAAATACATATAAATTATTCAATTAATAGTGTTAAAATGACACGGGTGAAGAATTGTGAAAAACAACCATATCAAAAAGAAATTCTCTCTAAATTTTATAGATTTGATAATTTTGATGTATTTGTTCAGAATTTTTATCAAAATAATATAGCAACCCAAGCTTTTTGTTATTTGTTAGATTTTGTTTATCAACATAATCCACAGCTTGTAAATAAAATAGCAGAACCTATTTTTGAAAATTGTTCGGTTCGTTTAACTTTATCTAATCATTCTCTCAAACAATTAAATATAATAAATGATGGTTCTGTAAAATCTTCAAAATTGTCATCAGTATCCGATTTATTAAATAATTGTTTAACGCAAATGGGTAGACGTAAATTTCTATATAATATTTTGAATCCTATTTGTGATGAAAAATATTTATTACGTGAATATGATATTACAGAATATATTTTAAATAATTTCGATAAATTTAATAAATCTTTAAATAGTAGATTAATTTATATTAAAGATTTGGCAAAGTTCGAGAGACAAATTTTCCTTAAAAAAATCTCTCCAAAATCTATTTACACATTAAGCACCAGTGTGAGAATTATTGGTGAAATTTTTGATATTATAAAAGAAGAAAATAGTATAGTAGAATATTTAAAGGAATTTGATAAAAATATATTGGAAATAGGAAATATATGTAATGAATTAGTATATTTTATAGATAATAATATAGATATTAATTTGGCAAAAGATATAGATCAATTACAACAGTTTGAAATTAATTTTATTAAACAAGGTGTGGATTCTGAATTGGATAAAAAAACAGATTTGTTAAAAGAATCTGAATTAGGTTTAGAATCTATAAGAGATTATTTAAGTAATTTAATTGAAAATAAAGAAAAAAAGACATCGAAAACCAATGATTTTGTAAAAATTCATGAGACAGAAAAAAATAATTATAGTTTGATTTGTACAAGTAGACGATGTAAAATTCTACAAGATGCTTTACCCACTGCTGAAACAGATATTACATTAAATACATCTTCCAATAAACCATTTACATTTAATATATCTAAAACGAGATTTTTATTTGAAAAACAATCAGCTTCAAATAATTTTATTATTGATTCGCAAATAAATAATTTTTGTAAAAATATTTCATCTGTAAAAATATTATTAAAAGATCTGATAACACTCATTTATAATCGTTTTATTGAAAAATTAGGTGTAAATTTTCAAAATAGTTTAGAAAAAATAATTAATTTTATTACATTAATAGATGTAATTTATACTAAAGCATCTATAGCAAAAAATTTCAATTATTGTAAACCAGCAATAATAAAGGGTGAAAAAGCATTTGTTGAGACCAAAGGATTACGTCATTGTTTAATTGAACAATTTCAATTGAATGAACTATATGTAACAAATGATATTTCTCTTGGAGATGGACAAACTGATGGTATTTTATTATATGGAACAAACGCTGTTGGTAAAACTACTTTAATAAGAGCATTAGGAATTGCGGTTATAATGGCTCAAGCTGGATTATATGTTCCTTGCTCCTCATTTAGATTTAAACCATATAAAAGAATATTTACACGTATTATTGGTAATGATAATATTTTTAAAGGGTTATCTACATTTGAAGTTGAAATGTCTGAACTTCGAACTATATTACGTTTAATGGATGAAAATAGTTTAATTTTAGGTGATGAATTATGCTCTGGAACAGAAACAATAAGTGCTATAAGTATATTTGTTGCTGGAATTCAGAAATTACACTCATGTAAAAGTAGTTTTATATTTGCTACTCATTTACACGAGATAGTTGATTATGAAGAAATATCTACATTAGCGACGGTTCATTTAAAACATATGGAGGTAAAATATGATAGGGAAAAAGATGTATTGGTTTATGATCGTAAATTGAAAGATGGTCCAGGAACCAAAATGTATGGTCTGGAAGTTTGTAAATCATTAAATTTGCCTTCCGATTTTTTGGAAGCAGCAAATGAAATTCGTTTAAAATATAATCCAGAAGAAGGAAGTATGCTTTCTCTCAAACAATCACGTTATAATTCTAATAAAATTGTGGGTTTATGTGAAAAATGTGGTAAGAATATTGGTAAAGAGATTCATCATCTACAACATCAAGTAGATGCGGATAATAACGGAATAATTAAAACAGAAAATGCTGTATTTCATAAAAATAATTTAGCTAATTTAATGACATTATGTGAATCATGTCATAACAGCATACATAAAACAAATACAAAATTAAAAAGGGTAAAAACATCAAAAGGTCAAAGTTTAGAGAAAATTTAATATCAAAATAATATATAATATGTATGATTTTAATAAACCCATTTTATCAGACTATAATCCATTTATTAAGGGAGGAAGAAGACGTTCTAAAAGAACAAAAATTAATAAAAAATCGAGAACAAGAAGAACAAGAAGAAGAAGATATCGTTAAATTATAAAACAAAATAATTTATTTTATAACTTAATGTCTACGTGTGTAACGTTTTTTTGATTTTCCATGTTTTTTAGTTTTATTCATCCTTCTGCCTCCCATTTTTAAACCAGGACAACTTAAATCAGGCATTATATTATTATTAAATGGATTAGCCATTTTTCCTTTTTGTGGACACAAATCACCTTGTAGTGGAACCATTTGTTGAATTAATGAATTAAATGCCTCCTTTGTCATTCTTCTATCTTCAGCAACTTCACCACCTATTTTAAATATAGATTTACTGGTTGTTGAGCTTTGTGTAGATGGATTTTTTGAGAACCATCCACCTCCCGCAGCGGCAGCCGGATTATTTAAGTTAGAAATTAAAGAGTTATCGGGTTTAGATAATTCAGCATCTTGTAAAGCATCAGTAGTTGTCGGTTTTTCTCTCGCTTTATTAACATCAAAAAATATGGCTTTGTAAGAATTGGAATAACCCATAACTAATCGACAAACTGTGGAACCATCTGGCTCTCTTAAAACTTCTTCTTGTCTAAGAGTGCCTTTTAATAATTTTGGCAACTTAAGACCACCTAAAAATAGAATATCAATATAAACAGCATGAGATAAAATATTTGGAGCATAAGCTCTTGTTTTATAATTTTGGCAATCTAAATTAGCAGTATATTTAACATTAGGAAATGGACGAGTAATTAATGTAGAATTACAATCTTCTGAAATAACTTTTCTCATAGTACTATCATCTGAACAAGGATGTTGAAATCCTGTTTTTGGTGGTAGTCCTGGAATAGGATCTCCTCTTGTTGTTATTCTCAAATATAAAATTTTTTTTTGTGAAACAAAATTACAAAATTTTTTAGCAACAGAGCTTCCCATACAACGAGGAGAACCAAAACTAATACATACAATATTATCTGCTAAAACATTATATGGTGATGTATTATAAGGTTCTGTTTTTTTAATACCCATCCATAAATAAGAAAAATTAGTACACATTGCTCCACCAAGTGAGTGGCCTGTAGTAAAAATTTTAACAGAATTAGGTTTTGTTGCTCCTAAAAAATCTATAGCTAAATACCTAATAGATTCAATAATAGTATGTATCATTTCTGAAGATGCTTTAAAAATTCCATATAAAAATTGTTCCGGTTTTCCGGATGAATCTTTACAAACAGTTAAAGGAACTATTGATGTAGGTTTAGAGTATAATGCCATAGTTTTAGCACTATAAGTTCCTCTAAATAACAAAAAAATAGTATTGGGCATTCTTTTATCAGCTACAACAAATACTTCTCCGTAATTTGACCAACCAATTGAAATGTATTTAACTTGGTCAGATTTCGTTTCTTGTCCAGGAACTGGAATTAAAAGCTTCCCATTAACTTCTCTTATAATAGAATTAATATTTTGCGGCATATTTAAAGACACAAAGTCTATAAATTTTTTACCATCATATGTATATTCATATTCAGAAAAAATATTATTTGTATTATTATTCAATCCAAAAATAGTTTGATCATCTAATAATAATGATAATTTATCAGATGGAACATTATTAATATCTTGTAAAATTTCAGGTTGGATTATTGGACCCATAATAGCACAATATTTATCCAAAAATTTATTGTCATCAAAATAAGCAAGTCTTGATAAAGTAGCACCAAGAAACGATATGAAATGTACATCCCCAAATTTATCAGCTTTTCTGCTTATATTTTTTATTGTATTAAACATATATATATAATACAATAATAAAATTTATTTTCTTAATCTTCTTCTTGTTCTACGACCTCCAGCAAATTTACGGGAACGCGAAGCAGATCGGCTTCTTTTCGAAATAGATTTTGATACAGATTTAACTCCTTTTACTCCTAAGTCTAATCCAGTAGCCATAGTTTTATAAACAACACCAACTCCTTTTTCGATTACAGGAATAGACTCAGTAGCAATATTTTTAGTGGTTTTACCAACTTTTGTAAGACCTTCATTGACAACTGGTAAAGCTTTATCAGCAGAGGATGTAATTGATTTAATTACACTGCTTCTTCTACTACTTCTCCTTCTTGAGCTACTTCTATGAGATTTTGCCATTTATAAAATAAGTATATATAATATTTATTTATATTAGATGGATTTAAAGTATTTACTAAAGATTTTTATAATATCTTTCTTAATTCTCTCAACAATCCTTTTTATAAATTCAATTGGTACAAGTTTACAAAACGAATCTGTTTACCCAAAGAGTTTAAAAAAAGTAATAGTTATGGAAGGTTTAGAAAATAATCCGTTAACAATAAGTAGTAGTAAAGCATTTTGTGAAGTAAACAAAGGAGCACAACAAGAAAAATCTTGTAATAATTTAACAGAATATAATTGTAATTTAACGTCATGTTGTATTTGGACGAGTGATAAAAAATGTAAAGCTGGAAATGCTTCAGGACCATTATTTGGATCAGATTCTAAAGGTAAGACTTTACCATTAGACTATTATTATTTCCAAAATCAATGCTATGGACCTAAATGTCGATAAAATAAAACGTTTATGAATATTGAAAATAGATTATTAATAATCCATTTGCTCCACTACCTCCTGAATAGCTACTTGGATTGTTACCACCATTGTTACCTGCTCCACCTCCACCACTACCGTAAGTTGTAGCATTTTGACCATTTTTATTTGAATTTGCTGTAGCACTACCACCTTGACCATTATTTCCACTTTTTCCCCCATTATCACCGCCATTACCAGCACCACCGCCTCCACAATATGTAGAATTTACATATGAACTAATAGCAGAAGGAATTGTAAATGGAGAAGAATATGAGCTACTATTTTGTCCATCATCATCAAAATTACCACCATCACCACCGCTACCACCACTTCCACCTGTAATAACTGTACCTGCTGTTCCACCTCCACCAGTCCCTCCTCCAGAAGAACCACCACCGCCGCCTGAACACTCGACTATTACTTCTGATGAACTATTTAAAGCAGTATTTCCTCCAGGACTACCAGAATTATTGCCGGCAGCACCACGAAGACCGCCAGTACTTACATATGTACTATATGTTCCTGTATTAAAAGTATAGTTTGTAATTTGTATATTACCTCCTCCTCCTCCTCCTCTTCCTGAAGCAGCTCCACTACCACCAGAAAATCCACCACCACCACCTCCACCAGCACCAATACAAATAATATTAACACCTGTAACTTGAAGATTAAAAGTTATAGAACCATTAACCGCACTACCACCCGGTGAATTTGAATTAGTAAAAGTTATAATGTAATATCCATTAATATATTGATAAGTTCCTGTTGTACTAAATGGTAATGCTTTAGCAAAAATAGTATTTAAATCTCCATAGTTTTCAACATAATAATATGTTGGATTTGCTTGTGGACCACCTGAAACATATGCAGCAAATATATTATTTAAATCTCCATAATTATCAACATTATAATATGTTGTAATTTGAGATTGAGTTCCTAATGATAATGGTAAGAAAATATTTGATAAATCAACACCACCTACTGTATAATATGTTGTTGGATTACTCATTTACTATAATTTAATAAATTATAATAAAAAATTGATTTTAATTTAAAAACATATTAGAATAATATAGTTAAATAATATAAGAAATGATAATTCCTATTAAATGTTTTACTTGTGGCATGGTTCTTGCTGATAAATATCGTTATTATCAAGAAGAAGTTCGCAAAAGAAAATTAGCAAAAAAAGTTGGTAGCAACACAGATGAAATTGATAAAGTTCTTTATTTAACGAAAGAATTTCACGAAAAGACACCAGAAGGTGAGGTGCTTGATGAATTAAATATGAAAAAAATGTGTTGTCGTAGACATTTCTTAACTCATGTTGATATTGAATAATTTCTTAATATAATATATAAATGGCAAAAAAGTATTCTAAAAAGCAAAAAGTTTATAAAATGGTAGGTTGTTCTAAAAAAACTCGTAAAAATTATTTAGGTGGAAGTACTGATACTCCTTTAGCTTATACTGGAAAACCTATTCCTACTTCTCCAAACCCTTTTTTAGCTTATACTGGTAAAGGCGGATCATCATGTTCATTAACACCAAGTACAAATATTCCAATAAATACAAATGCAGCAAATCCTGCTTATCCAAATACTGGACCTGTTTCTAATGGAGGTAATACTATTTTTAATAATGCTACACAACAAAACGGTGGATCATGTGGAGCATGTTCTTTAATGAAAGGTGGTGCTTGTCCATTATGTGCCATGGGTTTTATGGTTGGTGGTAAACGACATAGAAAAGAGTGTAAATGTAGTAGCTGCAAGAAAAAAAGATTATCAGGTAATATGAAAGGAGGAAATCCAGGAATACCATACCCCGATGGTTTAGTTGGTTCCAGTTGGGGTCCTCAACCAGCACAATGGCCTGGCGTAAATGGTATTCCAGGTGATAGAAATCATTATCCTTTAAATACATATAAAGTAGATCCACAAACAGCCATGATAAATGTTGGAGCAAATCCACCCTTTACTTATATGAAAGGTGGTAAGAGAAAACAAAGAGGAGGCACTTTATCTAATTTTATGGGTCAAGACTTAATAAATTTAGGAAGACAATTTCAATTTGGTATAGGAAGTGCTTATAATGCCTTAGCTGGTTATCAAGCACCTACAAATCCTCTACCTTGGAAAGGACAGTTTCCAAATAATAATCTATTGAATCAAGCATTAATTAAATAATTGGTATAATAGTTTAATAAATTAAATTATATTTTTTTTCTAAGAATACTGTATAATGGCTAAGTTTCCAAGCACATTAAAAGAATTATGTACACCTGCTGCGTTATATTTTGTAATTTCTATAATAGGTTTAGTAATTGTTTTATTTCAAAATTTAGGTAATACTAATAGTTATAATGTTGGTAATTTTTCTTGTCGTGTACCTAATACATTTTTAGTTTTTGTTGTAAAATTCATTTACATCATTTTCTGGACTTATGTTCTTAACTTAATATGTAGGGATGGACATGTTGGTATTTCTTGGTTACTTGTTTTACTTCCTTTTATTCTTCTGTTTGTTATTATGGGTTTGATAATGATAAATATGTAAAATAAAATATAAGATTTTAATAAATTTATATTTTATTCTTAATCTAAATTTGCGAAATAAATGGCTAATAATGCGAAAAATATAGCAGCAAAATCATGATTTTTTATTTTTTCTTGTAAAAAAACATATCCCACAATAATTACAAATATGATAGACATACAACTCCACATTAAATTCACACTTCCTAAGTGACCTCTATGAGAATAACAATAACATAAAAGACCACAAACGATCATATAAAATAAAATACCAAATAAGAAATAAAAATAACTTTGGGAATCATTTGACTTAAATTTTTTTAAACATAACTGACCAGTTGCTTCGAATATAGTAATTAAAATAACAGCATAAATTAAAAACCTATTAGAAGTATATATTTCATTTAAGGTTGTCATATATATTAAAATATTATAAAATTAATATATATAATATATATAATATATATATTATGGTAAATAAAATTAAAAATGGTATGTCATATGATTCTAATGGTTGGAAATATATTTCCATTCATGGAAAACCAAGAGAAAGAGGATACGCTTATGGTTATTTATGTGCTAAAGAATTTAAGGAAATTCAAAATATGTTAAACTTTTTAATGATGGAGGCTTATGGTCAAGATTGGAGTGTTTTTATAAAACAAATATCAGACGGTTTTAAAGATATGACTGAAAAAGATTTTCCTGAGCTATACGAAGAAATGGAAGGAATTACGAATGGTCTTAATGCCGCTGGAACCAAAACAACGATGGATGAAATTATAGCTTGGAATTTTTATTGTTCAATTCCTTATTGGTATTCCATCATATCAGAATCACATATTTCCAAAGAAGGAGGAGCAAAAGATCATTGTAGTGCTTTTATGGCTGTAGGTGATTGGACAGAAGACGGAAAAATTGTTTGTGCTCATAATTCTTTTTGCGATTTTATTGATGGTCAATTCAGTAATGTAGTATTAGATATTAAACCAGAAAAAGGTCATAGAATGATTATGCAAACTTCACCATGTTGGATTTGGAGTGGAACTGATTTTTTTGTAACTTCCAAAGGAATTATTGGAACAGAAACGACTATTGGTGGATTTATTCCTTACGAAAAGCGTTATCCTATTGGTTATAGAATTAGAAAAGCGATGCAATATGGAAATACATTAGATGAATATTGTGAAATACTTTTACATGAAAATTCCGGTGATTATGCGAATTCATGGTTATTTGGTGATACTAATTCAAACGAAATTTTACGTATTGAATTAGGTCTTAAATATCATAATATAGAGAGAACAAAGAATGGTTTTTTTATTGGGTTTAACGCACCTTATGATGAGCGCATTAGAAATTTAGAAGTAAATAATTCAGGATTTTACGATATTAGAAGACATCAAGGAGCGAGATTAGTTAGATTAGGTGATTTGATGGATGAATATAAGGGTAAACTGAATATAGATATTGCCAAAAAAATAATTTCAGACCATTATGACGTTTATTTACATAAAGAAAATCCTTGTTCAAGAACTGTTTGTTCACATTATGAGTTAGATCCAAGAGAATATATGTCTCAAGAATCACGTCCAAAACCATTTGCACCACATGGTGCCGTTGATGGTATAGTATGTAATACTGAATTAGCGAAAAAAATGTCATTTATAGGTAAATTTGGATCATCGTGTGATATTGGATTTGATAAAAATGATTTTTGTAAAAAACATAGACAATACGAAAAATTTTGTCCATATTTAAAAGATAGACCATCCTATCCTTGGACCGAATTTACAACTTACAATTTTAAAAATAAACTTAGACTCACTAAACGTTATATTAATAAGAAAAATAAAACTAAAAAATTAATTTAAATATTAGATGTGAATTTATTCGCATTTCTAATTTTAATATGTTTACATTCATTATTATCTCCTAAATGCCTTTTACCACATCTACATGTAAGAGGTAATGTCTCTAATACTTCATTAAAATAACGTAAAAAATTAAAAACTCCTCCAACATTATCAATATTAATATGATTTCCAAATTGCCCTTTATTAATAATAGGATCTCTTGTAATTATATCAAAATCTAATACACAGATTTTAATATTATTTATATAAATAATTTTATTGGTATAATTTTTACCATCTAATATAATATTATACTCTTTAATATGATCATAGTTATCTATTATATAATTCATTAAATTAATTTGATCATCATATGTATTATATTTTTTTAATTCCATATTTTTGAATATCTCAGACATAAACTCTAAGGAAGTATTTTTCAAAACCATAAAACCACAACATACACCAAAACCTAATTTTGAACTACAGTCTTTAGGATAAGCATTTGGACCACCAATTTCTGTTGATATAATTATATCAAAAGGTAAATCTACAATAGGTTGAATATCTTTTTCAATAATAACATCTAAATCACACATAACAATTGGTTTAGTTATTGACAATAATAAATCTAAATTATGTTTGAATCTTATTGCCCAAATGTATCCAGGAAAATTATGATCAAATAATGTATTATTTAATATGGAAATGTCATTAAATACAATGATTTCAGCATTTTTACATTTTTCAGAAATTCTATTCCGCCATTTATCTTTAACTGGTTCATATTTTGAACCATAACAAAATGTAGTAATATAATAATTCATTCTACTATTATATTATTATTTATTATATTATTTAAATAATAATTATGGGAAAATATTAGGTAAATTTTCAATCAAATTAACAGATTTTAAATTTTTCTCTGTATAAGTTTTTCTATAATATTTATTAGGATTATGTAAAATACCCATAATAAGTAAAATATCTTTTTTAATATTACCTTCTAATTGAATTACATTTTCAATATATTTATCTATATTTTTACAACCTAAATAAAGTGGCATACAATTGTACATTAATGGTGTTATTATTTTTTCAGAAAAATAATGATTACAAATTGTATTTTCAATACAAATAGAAAAAGAATATGACTCATAAGGCTCTACATCATTAAATTTTCCCATAATTCTGTTACCATAAGCATATTTTGTTGAACCACGACCATAAATATCAATTGGTAAATTAAGTTCAATAATTTTTTGAACTAATTTATGTCTATATAAATGACCAGGAGCAAACTGTTTTTCACTTACTATAATCGACATAATTTTATTTTTAAATGTAATTTCTTTTGACGGTCTTGAATGCCACATATAAGCAAAATGTTCTACAAATGGTTCTGGAAGGTCCAATTTGTCGCCTATAAAATATCTTCCAATATGTTTCTTAGCATATTCTATAAACTGTTGAGTTAAATTTAGAAAACAAATAGGTTCAAATGCTAATCCGATTACATTTTCCTTTGGAATATTTAAATTAGGCATAGATGTATTCATTATTATGGCATGTGAAAAATCATCATCATTTGTGAAATAATATTTTTTATTTTTACCATAAAAATGAATATTAGATGAAAAGTTTATTTTTTCAAAAACATCTTTACATTTATCACTTGAAGAAAATGAACAAAAAATTTTTATTTTAATCATTTAAAAGATTATATTATTAATTGATTATTATTTTAAATAATAATGAATATAAATATTTTAAAAAAATATGATTATTATAATATAAAATGGATAAAGAAAACATATCTTGGAAATTAATCGATAAATATTTTAAAGACAATCCAAATTGTTTAGTATCACATCATTTAGAATCCTTTAATGATTTTTTTAGAAATGGTATTAAAAGAATTTTTCATGAAAATAATCCAATTAGATTTATTGAGAGGGAAGATGAAAGTGAATCAGATAAAAGAAATGAATGCTTATTATATTTAGGGGGTAAAGAAGGAAATAGAATTTATTATGGCAAACCAGTTATTTACGATGATAATAACGCACATTATATGTTTCCGAATGACGCAAGATTACGTAATATGACTTATGGAATAACAATACATTACGATGTAGATGTCGATTTCATTTATTATATACAAGATGAAAAGAAGACTCATAGTATTAATATTAATAAAGTTTATTTAGGTCGTTTTCCAATTATGCTTCAATCTGATTTATGTGTTTTAAATACAATGTCGAGAGAAGTAAGGTTTAATGCTGGAGAATGTCGTAATGATTACGGTGGTTATTTTATAATTGATGGAAAAGAAAAAGTAGTTATTCCTCAAGAAAAATTCGCAGATAATATGCTCTATATAAGAGGTTATGGAGAAGACGATTTATATAGTTATTCCGCTGAAATTCGTTCTGTTTCAGAAGATTCATCAAAACCAATAAGAACTACATCTGTTAAAATAGTTGCTCCATCTCCTTCTTATAGTAATAATCAAATTGTTGTAGCGGTTCCTAATGTAAAAAAACCAGTCCCTTTATTTATTTTAATGAGAGCATTAGGTGTTATTTCCGATAAAGATATAATTAAAACATGTTTATTAGATTTGGATAAAAATGAATCTATGATAGATTTATTTATACCCTCAGTTCATGATGCGAATAAAGTATTTACACAACAAATTGCTCTTGAATTTATTGCGGAACTAACAAAAAGAGGTACTGTTTCCAATGTGATTGAAATTCTCTCGGATTATTTTTTACCACATATTGGTGAATTAAATTTTTTAGAAAAGGCTTATTTTGTTGGATATATGGTTTATCGTTTATTAAAAGTATATACCAAAGAAGAAAAACCAACTGATCGTGATAATTTTCGTTTTAAGAGGGTGGAATTATCTGGCACACTTATTTATGATTTATTTCGAGAATATTACTTAATTCAAAAGAAAGATATTACACGTAAAATAGACGAAGAATATTATTATCACAAAGGTTCATATAAAGATGATGATACTTTATCGCGTAAAGAAAAACAATCATTAAAGAAAAAAGTTCAAATGAAAGAAACAGTTGAATCCAATAAATACAAAGATAATTTTATAAGTCTTATTGAATCCAATATCAAATCATTTTTCAAAGATAGAATTGTTGAACAAGGATTCAGAAAAGCTTTTAAAGGTAATTGGGGGTCTGAAGCTCATACAAAACGCTTAGGAGCTGTTCAAGATTTGAATCGATTGAGTTGGTATACTTTTATTTCTCATTTACGTAAGATCAATTTACCATTGGATTCGAGCGCGAAGGTAGTTGGTCCTCGTTTACTAAATTCATCTCAATGGGGATTTATTGATCCAATTGATACACCAGATGGTGCCAATATTGGTTTACATAAACACTTGTCAATTAGTACTTATATTACAAGTGGTTCTTCAAGTTATCCAATTATTAAATGGATAAGAGCTAATACGCCTTTAAAATTAATTCTGGAATGTAATACTGAGCAAATAGCTAACTCATCAAAAGTATTTGTTAATGGATCATGGATTGGTATTACAGACAAACCTTTTGAATTGGTCAATTTACTTAAATTATATAGAAGAAATGGTATTTTACCGGTTTATACAAGTTTATCGTTTGATATTGAACATAATGAAGTATTTATTTATACAGATGCTGGAAGATTAACAAGACCAATTTATTATATTGAAGACGGTAAAATTAGTTATGAAAGAGGTGATTTAATAAAACTTTTAGATAAGGGAACTATTACATGGGAAGAAATAATTTCTGGATTTATGAAAAAATCAGATGAAAAATTTAATACAAAAAGTAATAAAATTTATGAGGTATTACAATTGTATCCAAATATTGGATCTTCAACCGAAGAAGCTTTTTATCAGCTTAAAAAAAATAGATCTATGTTAGATTATGTTGATACTGCTGAAGAAGAAGCGGCTTTGATTGCAATAACACCAGATGATCTAAAGAAAAATCGTTTCTATACACATATGGAAATAGATCCATCATTAATTTTAGGTGTTATGAGTAATTTAATCATTTATCCCGAAAATAATCCTCTTCCTCGTAACTCATTTTCATGTGGGCAAAGTAAACAAGCTGTTTCTGTTTATCATTCTAACTATCAAATGCGTATTGATAAAATGGGTGTTATACTAAATTATGGACAAATTCCATTGGTTAAATCCAGATTTTTAGATTACATCAATAGAGAAGAACAACCATATGGTGTTAATGCGATTGTTGCTATAATGAGTTACACTGGATATAATGTTGAAGACGCTATTTTAATTAATGAAGGATCTATTTTACGTGGCTTATTTAGAACAACATATTATTCAATGTATGAAGCGAGAGAAGAAAGTTCCAAGATCACAGGAATGAATAATTCGAAGTTTGCTAATATAGAAAAAAATAATGTTATAGGTAAAAAGAAAGGATTTGATTATAGTTTTTTAGATGATCATGGTTTAATTAAAGAGAATACTGAATTAAATGATAAGATGATTTTGATTGGTAAAATAAATTCCAATCTACAAAACAAAGATATATGGATTGACGATTCAGTTAAGCCTAAAAAAGGTCAACTCGGTTATGTAGATAAATCATTTATTACTCTTGGAGAAGAAGGTTTTAATGTTGCGAAGGTAAGACTGAGAGAAGAAAGAATACCAGCAATAGGTGATAAGATGGCTTCCCGCGCTGGACAAAAAGGCACCATTGGTCTCATTATTCCAGAAGCAGATATGCCATTTTTGGAAGACGGAACACGTCCTGATTTGATTATTAATCCACATGCTTTACCATCACGTATGACAATAGGTCAGATTGTAGAAAGTATGTTCGGAATTGCTTGTGTTAGTTATGGTGGTTTTGGTGACTGTACAGCATTTCAAGTTAAAGGATCTAATTATACAACATATGGTCCAATGCTTACCAAAGCTGGATTTAATCATACTGGAAATCATGTTTTATACAACGGAATGACTGGAGAACAAATTCAGGCTAATATTTATATGGGACCTACTTATTATATGCGTTTGAAACATATGGTAAAAGATAAAATTAATTTCCGTGCTCGTGGTCCTAATCAACAATTAACAAGACAACCTGTTCAAGGTAGAGCAAATGATGGTGGACTTCGTATTGGTGAAATGGAACGTGATGGTATTTGCGCACATGGTTTAGCTTATTTCTTAAATGAATCATTTTTAGTTAGAGGTGACGAATATTACATGGCAGTTTGTAATAAAACAGGCGCAATAGCAATTTATAATGAAGCAAAAAATTTGTTTTTGAGTCCTTATTCAGATGGTCCAATTAATTTCCATACAAATCCAGATGGAACAATGAATATAAAAAATTTAAGCAAATTTGGTCGTTCATTTAGTTTATTAAGAATTCCTTATTCATTTAAGCTTCTTATTCAAGAATTACAAGTTATGAATATTCAAATGCGAATAATTACTGATGAAAACGTTGATCAACTTCTAAGTATGTCTTATTCGAATAATATTAATAAATTATTACATGATGACCTAACTCCACCAAATACTAACAGTCCAGAATTTTGGACACAAATGTTAATAAAAGATTATGTTAAGAAAATGGCAAGACTACAAGTAACAAAATATGAAGCTTATAAGGTAGATGAATCACCTGTAATTCCTGTTCCGATTGGTGAAAAAGAAATAAATGAATCACCACAATATGTACCAGGTTCTCCAGCTGCTCAATCGGATTCACCTGTTTGGAGACCAACTAATGCTCAAGAACCACCACTATATGCTACTGAACAACCACTATATCCTCCTAATTCACCACCATATGCTCCAGAATCTCCACCTTATGCGCCAGGTTCACCACCTTATAGTGCTCTTCCTAATTCAAATTCCCCACCTTATAGCGCTCTTCCTAATTCAAATTCACCACCTTATAATGGAGGTTCAGAACAATATGATGCTAATTCACCACCTGAAGAATCATCCTCTATATTAGATGTTCCAAAAGAACCTGAAGAAAAACCAGAAGTTAAAACTGAATCAGATGATAAACCTGATACAACATCAGAGAAAAAAGTAATTGAAATGCCAAATGAAGACAGTTCAGATACAACAACTTCAAGTGATGTTAAAAAAATAATAATTTAATAAAATAAATATTAAATAAAATTGAAATAAAAATAATTTACCATAATTATATTATAACAAATTATGGTAAACACAAACTCAAGTATTATTATTTCTCAAATTTATCAATCCAGAAAAATTATTCTGGAGCTTATGGACCAACAAGGTTTTGATACATCAGGTTATGCGAACTTTAGTATAAGTGAGATAAACGCGATGAAACAAAATAATCAATTGGATATGCTTCTGGAGTCAAAACCTCCAACAACAGAAGGTAAAACAGCAGATGGTAATAAAATATATATTAGATATTATTTAGCAAAAACTATTAGACCTGCTAATATTCACGAAATGATAGATGATTTGTTTATTCTTACTGAAACGCTCAAGAAAAATGATACATTATATATTATAATTAAAGATAATGTAAATGAAACGTTAATTAATGAATTAAAACATATATGGGAACGTGATGGAATATTTATTATTATTGAAAATATTAAGTGTTTACAATTTAATATATTAAATCATATTCTTGTTCCAAAACATAATGTTATGAAAGATAACGAAGTTAAAGATATTATGATAAAATTTAATGTTAATGATAAAAATCAATTTCCAGATATATCAAGATTCGATCCAGTTTCAAGAGCAATAGGATTAAGACCAGGACAAGTTTGTCATATTATTAGACCAAGTAAAACGGCAATAGAAACAGATTATTATAGAATTTGTGTATAAATAATTTAAAAAAAATTATTTAAATTAATTATATGGAATTTATAGAACCAACTAAGAAAGGTTTTACTGTTTATAGTAAAAGTGGTTGTCCAAATTGTTTAACAATAAAAAAATTAATTAAAGAAAAAAATTTTTTTTTATTTGAGGTGGATTGTGATGATTACATATTAGAAAATAAAGAAGGTTTTTTAAAATTTATTGAAGAAAGAGCAGAAACAAGTTATAAAACATTTCCTATGGTTTTTTTTGATGGAAAATTTATAGGAGGAGCAACTCATACAATAGAATTTATTAATAAATTATTATTGTCATTTGAAGATATTTTTTAATATTTTTAAAATATATATATAAATGTCTGACAATTTTAATGAAAATTTAAATCTATCCAGTGAATACATTGAAAAAATAGAACAGTTAAAAGGAGGGGTTAATGTACTTTTAGATGAATTCAAAAAAATTTATGTTATCACAAAAATGAATCCTACGAATGAAGAATATCAACAACAATTCCAGAATATTATAAATAGTTTAGCAGAGATATTGTCTAAATTATTTACAATTTCAAATAGTGTTCAAGTTAATATTGACGAAATTAATAAAAAATTACTTGAATTAAATGTTTTGATTAGAGAAGAAAGAGATAGAAATAGACAATTAAAAATAAAATTAGGAATGGTTGAAAATACAGGAAACGCATCATCGGAAATGATAAGTAATTACAAAGATATATATAATATGAATTATTTACGTAATTGGTCTTTATTATTAAGTTCAATATTATGTATGATAACGATTGGTATAATATATAAGAAACCAGGAGTTTAAATTTTAATTTTAAATTATTTTTTAAAATTAAAATGCTTAGTTGTTTTTCGAGAAATTCCTATCCATTAATTTTAAATAAAAACTTAAGAGATTATTGTAGAAATTCTACTAATGAATCTATAAAAAAAATAATAGAGAGACATAATTCAGAAAAAGATAAACCCAAAATTAAAATTAATAATAATGATGATGATAATAATCCAGTTTTTAATTTGCTTGATTTTATATTTTTTCTTTCAGTATCATCAATAGCTTTTTTCTTATATAAAAGATTGAAGTAATATGTTTTCTTATTTTTATATATAAGATGTCTGGTGAAAATCAAAATAGTTCAATGATAATGGATTTAGAAAATTTAAGAAGAGAATATAGTAATCTTTTAATATCCTATAAAGCAGCTGTAGCAGAATATATAGCATATTTAAATTTAATGTCAGAAAATCCTTGTCAAAGTTATACAGCAAATAGTACTGGTATAGATCAAGCATGTTATAATTATATTTGGAAGAGATCTGGATGTGGAAGTGGAACAATTCAACCAGGTCCCAATGCTAATAGTAGTTGGGCTCAAGGTCAAACATTAAATGGACTTATTTATGATTCTTGGTTATGGGCTACAGAAACCGATGAAGAACATAGAGAAGGTTGTTATGGTAGTTCGACATCATATAATACATCTACATCACCTGATTATAATATTAATAAACCACCTCTTGTAACAATACAAGGTCAAGCATATAATGGCACGGGTAGTGCTGGTGAAAGTAATGCTACCACATTACAAGATTGTGTAGCAGCATGTTCTTCATCACAAACTTGTACAGGGGCAACGTTTGTTTCAAATAAATGTCTAATAAGAACAGGTGAATCTGATTTAGCTTCATCAACAGAAGATTCGTATGCTATTATTCCAAAAGGTAAGCAATTATTATTGAATATGGAAAATATAAATCAGCAATTGTTATCAGTAAATCAAGAATTACTTGAAAAAATAAAAGAAACAGAACCTACATATGACAGAATAGATGAAGAAACAAATGTTAAAAATGATGAATTAATTCGTAGTTATGAAGATTTACTTGAAGAGAGAAGAAATATTGAATTATTATTAAAAGAATATGAAACTTTAGAGAACACAGAAACACAAAACCAAATTAAAATAAGTCAAAATTATTACACATATATTTTATTAATTATATTTGCCATCATTATAATTGTATTATTGTATGTAGTATTTGGTTCGACTAATTCTACAAAACCGAATATTCAAAGAGGAGGTGAATTAAGCAATAATACATATTATATAGTGTTTGGTCTAATATTAGTTATAGCATTAATTAATTATTTTACAAAATAATGTATTGGAAATTGTTTTCTCAATAATTATATATAATGTCTTCTTCACAAATGGATATGCTAAGCAATCAATTCAATACTTTATTATCACAATATCAAAGTACATATCAAGATTTTATAAATACTATTGGCATAACAGATGCGTCATTTGTTACAATTCCAAATACTTCTTATGTAACAGGTAACAATTTAAGTACATTACAAAATAGTTCACTCGATAATTGTGTTACATCATGTAGCTCTACTGAATCTTGTTCAGGAGCAACATTTGATAATCAACAAAATACATGTACACTAAGTAGTGGAACTGGTAATATAGTAAATTCATCAAGTCAAACATCTATTGTACAACAAGCTTTATATTATAGTTATCAATTACAATTAATAAATAATCAATTAATAGAAATTAATAGTTCTATGATGAATTTAGCAAGTAGTGGTTCAAGTAGTTTACAAGATAACCAACAAATGGCGCAACAAAAAGCGCAAATTTTACAACAAAATTATAATACTCTTGAACAAGAAAGAGGACAAATTGAACAATTGATAAGACAATATGAAACTTTAAATTCAGCACAAGAAAATGGTGTAATAAATGTTACATCCAATTATTATAAATATATTATGTATTTTATTATAGCAATTTTATTGATTGTATTGCTTATGAAATTTACTTTAACTGGTGAACAGAGAGGAGGAGGACATTTAAAAATCTCACCTGTTATTTTTATTATATTAGCATTAATTATTCTTTTTAATGCTGTTTTAAAAAATAATTATTAATATATTTTAATTCTAATAATATATTAATAATATGATAAATATTACAAATTTATTTTCAGGTGAACCAATTAAGAGTAAAGAGACAAAAATCAAAGATTCGAAAACAAATCCATCCCCGGCTTTAAATCAAGGTAAAAAATATAAAAAATACCAAAATAAAATAGAGAATAGTTTAGAAAAAAATGCTATTAAGTTAAGTGGAAAAGAAGGATATGCTAATTTAAATGGTAATAGTTTAACAAAAGAAACACAAAATGTTATCAGTCAAAATAATTACACAAATCAACAACAAAATATAAATGATTTAAGACAAGAATATCATAGTACTTTAAAACAATATGAGAGTCTAATTAATCAAATAAATGGAAATGTTACAGGATATATGGAGAGAACAAATCCAAACAATCCATATTTGAATAAAGTAGTTTCTTTTTCAAACGGAACGGTTTGTTATGTTACAAATCAAGGTGTTGCTAAAGGAATTACATCGACTCAAATTTGGCAAACATTAAATATACCACAAACTGTTCAAGTAACATTAGAAATTCCATGGTTAAGTAGTTATAATACTCCTGGAACTCAAATTCCAACAAAACCTCCATTAATATCAGGAACAGCTCTTGTATCTGGACAAAGTGTAGGAAACGAAGGTAGTAATGTTTTTGTGAATGAATTTTTACCATCTGACGTCAATCCTAATTACATAGGGTGTTATGCTGCCAATAGTAGTAATAATAATGTAACATTTATTGGTGGATCTCCTCCGCCTCTAAATGGTCCTCAAATTCAAAATGGAAATTTCTCTCAACCAGTATTACAAAATAATACTTATGAATACATTACCAGTTCTTCAACAGTTCCTGGCTGGTATTTTGGTGGCGCTTGTTTAATAAATAATTCTACAGCATGGGAATTTGCTATGCCTTATCCTGGTGGTAATCAATGTGTAAGTATTCAAGATGTATGTTATATGTATTGTACATTAAATTTAAGTACTGGGGTAAATTATACATTAACATTCAGTGCTTGTTCAAGACCTTGTTGTAATAGTACAAATGTAGGGAATCCCATAAATTTACAATTATATACAAGTTCAAATGCTTTTATTTCAACAATAGCAAACTTTACTCCTTCACCAGTTAATACATGGCAAAACTTTAGTTATACCTTTACAGTTCCAACTACACAAATTTATAATCTATATTTTTATGGAACAAATACGAATGGAGATCAATCTACTGCTATAGCAAACGTAGCTTTAAATAGTACAAATACAGCAGCAGGAAGTTATAGTTATTCTGATTGTCAACAAGCGGCCATAAATAGTGGTTACCAATATTTTGGATTACAAAACGCTAATACATCAACTGGTTTAGGATATTGTGCTGTTAGTAATAGTCAACCCGCAATAACACAATACGGTATTTCAACTGTACCAAGTAAAGCCATTTCCTTATGGTCATCTAATACCTCCAACCAAACGGGTAATTCTGCGATTTTATCAGTCACAGGTTCATTACAAGTAATAAATTCAAGTGGGCAAGCAGTTTATTCATCTCCGTCTACAAATGCTAATCCGCCAAATTACTTAGGTTGTTATGGCGATAAATCAACAAGAGCAATGACAAGTAATGCTAATAATGGAAGTCAATCATTTGATTTATCAGGTTGTTTACAGAAAGCAGAAGATGGTGGTTTTCAATATTTCGGATTACAAAATTCTACATCTGGTAAAAATGCTCAATGTTTTTTAAGTAATAATATATCACAAACAATGGAATATGGTCCAGCAACTAATTGTACACAAATATCAGATGGTTCTTGGAGTGGAGGTGGATGGTCCAATGCTGTTTATAATACCACTCTTCCACAAAGTAATTATTTTTTGATTTTACAAGATGATGGTAATATGTGTATTTATAGAGGTACAGGTCCTTCCGATAATCAAGGATTTATATGGTGTTCAGGAACAAATGGTCAAACACAAGCTGCTAATCCAGCTATGACATCTCAAAATGGTTTTAATGGTCAGAATTGGATAGCAAGTGGAACAACATTGGCAGCCGGTGATTTTATAGGTTCAACAAACGGTAATTTAGCATTAGTTATGCAAACAGATGGTAATCTTGTTTTATATACATATCAAATGCAGACAAATTGTCAACGAATGAATGACGGAAATATGGGTGGCGGAGTTGGTGGAAATGCCATGTATAATATAGGAATGACAGCAGTTCCTCAAAATATGGGACAATTGGCATATATAGATGCGGATTCTAATTTATATACATACCCATCTACAAATATAACTTATTCTGGAAATTATAGTGTATTTAATAATTCAACTACAACAGGAAATGATTTACAAAATGGAAGTACAGCAAATACAACAGTTAGCAATTGTCAAACAGCATGTGATAATAATGCGGACTGTGCTGGATTTGTATTTGATAATTCAAATTCTACATGTTATCAAAAGAGTTATAATATGTATCCTTATGGAAGCGGTAGTTTAACAAATTCAGTAAATACTGATATTTATATTAAAAGTAGAATGCCATTATCACCACCTCTCGGTGTATCACAAAATACAAATGGAACAGATACAGTTACATACCAAAATTATAATAATCAAGGACCTGTAGGAGCTGAATATGGTTTATCTAACGCAACAAGTGTTCAAAAACAACAATTACAACAATTACAAGACAAAATGAATTTATTATCCAGATCAATTTCAGATTTAACATCCGATTTTCAAACTGGTTCAATAAACGCTGAAAGACAGTCAACTAAAAATGTCACAGGTATTCAAAACTATCTTACTGATATTGAAAGAACAAATGTTGAAATAGGAAGTGTAGCAAATCAAAATTCTGGCAATGTTCAAAATATATTAAATGATAGTGATATAGTAGTTTTACAAAAAAATTATAACTATCTATTATGGAGTATTTTAGCAGCAGGAACTGTATTAATTTCAATGAATATAGTTAAGAAATAATTTTATAAAATATAATTATCTTCTTATATTTTATATAATATGTCTGGATTACCAAATGTTCAAGAAAATAATGAGCAAATTCTTAATGATATTCAAGCTTTACAACAAATGGAACAACAATTATTTAGTAATTTAGAATCCAATCCGAATTTGTCATCTACACAACAACAAGAAATTATTGAAAAAATGAATCAACTTTCGAATATGCGTATTAACTTATACCAAACATTAAGCGGTGTAAATAATTATTTTGAAACCGCAGTAAATACAACTACAGGTACATTACAAGAACAAGAAGTTGCTATAGGAATTGTTGAAAATGAATTAAATCAAGCCAAAAAAAGATTACAAATTTTAGAAGAAGAAAAGAATAATAAAATTCGTTTAGTAGAAATAAATACATATTTTGGTGATAAATATGCTGAGCATTCTGTATTAATGAAAATTATAATTTTTACATTAATTCCTGTTATAGTATTAGCATTTTTAAATAATAAAGGTATTTTACCAAATACAATTTATTATATTTTACTTGTAATTGTTTCAGTTATTGGTGCGTATTTCTTCTGGAACAGATTTGCTTCTATTATTGCGCGTGATAATATGAATTACCAAGAATATGATTGGGGGTTTGACCCTAATTCAGCTCCGACTGGTTCAACAGGTTCTTCATCAGATCCTTGGGCAACAGGTAGTAATTTGGGAACTTGTGTAGGAGATGCTTGTTGTTCATCAGGATTAACTTACGACGCAAGTATGAATCAATGTGTAACAAGTTCAACTTCAACTACAGAATCTTTCATAACCGAATCAATGGCAAACGCTGCTGCTTATAAAAAAGCATATGATGAACATCATAATAACCATGATAATAAAAATAATAAAAAACCAGAATCTTTTATTACTGAATCCATGGTGAATCAAGTTTTAACTAAAAAAGATCCAAATAATAATTATCGTATTCAATATAATTTAAGACAACCTGAAGCATTTAATAATTATAGATAATTGTTTATAAGTTTTTATAGTTGTATAATATAGTATTATGACCAATCAATTTGACCTAAATAAATTCAATTCATTTATAGAATCAGCTAATAACATTATTTCTTGTGATTCCGAATGTCAGAAAAATAAAACAATTCAAGACCTTAGGAATCAATTCCTAACATCGGAATCAAATTTATCTTTAGCAGTACCACAATTTGAAATTGCCAGACGAAACTATTACACTTATATTTCAGGACAAAATGGATATGATGAAATGATAGAAGAAGAATTAAAAGAAAAAGCGGATTTATTTGTTGAAATGTTTAAAGATAATTACGAATCTGAAATTTCAAAAATTAGAACACAGATTCAAACATATAATGGTCTTTTTATAAATTTTAGAAATGTTGTAGATTTATATAATAAATATAAAAAAGAAAATATTGAACTCACTAAAGAATTAAAAGAAGAAACAAATGATATTCTTACAAATGATAGAAAGACTTATTATGAAAATCAACAAATTGACGGTTTAAATCTAATTTATTATTATATTTTATGGATAATTTATTTTGTGATTGTTGCTTGTTTGGGAGTATTTTCTTTCATTTATCCTTCACAATATAATTGGAAAATGAGAATATTTATACTAATATTATTTATTGGTCTCCCATTTGTATCAACTATTATACTTGGTAAATTTATACAGTTGGTATATTGGTTATTTGGTATTTTACCAAAAAATGTTTATAAATAAAAAATATGTAATTCTATTGTTACATATTTTTTATATAAATGAATAATTATTAAATTTTATCAATAATATCTTCTTCCTCTTCTTGAACAAATCTAACTCCAGACCAACCTTTCTTTGAAGAGGAACCAAATTTCTTTGTCATGTATTCATAAATTTCTTCACCTTTAGGAATTCTTCTTGTACCTTGTTCTTGTTGAAACCATAATTTAAAGTCTTCATACAAACTCTTTTTACCAATAATATCACTTGGATTTCCAGTTTTCTGAATTCTTTCTGAAATGAAAGCTGAAATATGATCTTGACCATTTCTATATTTTTTAGATGCTTCTAAAACAGTATCACAATCTTCAACTATACCATCTGTTTCAAAAGCGCGTTTTACTAACATACTTGCGAATACAGGAGCAAATGATTGTAATTTTTCGCTTAAAGATTTGTCTTTTTTGAAAACATATGGAGTATCATCTTCATAATGTTCACCTTCATCTACAAATTTAGATGGAAATGTAATTTTTCGAATTCTTCTCCATGTTCCATCATCATTACTATCAATATCAAATAAGTTATTAGTACCAACACATAATTTAAATTGTGGAACAAATATTTCTGATTCTGAATAAAGACCTCTTGCTTGAATAGGATCACCACCAGTTAATTCTTTCATTATACCCTCATTTAATTTAACACCTTTAGATGGTTCCTGCATAACAGCATATCTAACGCCTTTTAATTTCAAAACTTCATCAGATGTTCCACCAATTTTTCCTCTTATATCAGTTACAAGAGTAATAGGAACAGTACCCTTATAATCGCCTAACATGGCAGACATTAAATCAACTAATAATGATTTACCATTAGAACCACTACCATGGTATACATGAAAAGTTTGATTTTTATTTGTACCAATTAAACAAGATGCTAAATGGTCCCACATGTATCTTCTTAAATCATCTATTGGGAACAATGTAGCCATAAATTTATTCAGTTCTTGAGATGTCTTACTCCAGTTAGCATCTGATTCATCATAAGGTATATAATTAATTCTGGTAGTTTTTGTAATATAATCTTCCGGATATCCTTCTCTAAAAACCTTATTAACAAAATCAACAACACCATTATTGAAGCATAATAGATATCTATTAGTGTCCATATTTCTAACGAAATTTTCATCATAAAATATTTCTGCTGCTTCACGCATAATATGGTCTTTATTTGTTGTCTTTTTCAATGTTATTTTAATTTGATGAACTATACCTACCTTTTTCTTCAAATATTCTCTTCTATCATCATCATTTTCATATTCATTCATTTCAGCTTCATATTGCTCTGCTTTTTTACCAAATAAATTATATAATTCAGTTGATATTTTTTCTCTTAAACTTAAACCTTTATCTTGGATCCAACGATGGTTTTTGAATCTATACCAAATACCTCTTTTATCATAACTTGTACATACATAAGAATCTTTATACATATGTTTTAAAATAATAGCATGATCATATTCAGTATTTGTTTCAAGTGCTTTTTCAATATAATAATTAACTGTATTATTTGTAATTTTTTGATATTCTTCAAAATTCTCTTTTTTAACCCAATACATAATAGAACGTTTTGTGACAGTTTTACCTTCATTATTTGCTTTATGAAATTTCTTCCATAGGCAAAATAATTCAGGAATAGTATTATAATCAAAATCACTTGCTTTACTTCTAAGCATAACCCATGATAAGAATAATCTATCGTCAGTATGTTTTAAAGCAAAAGCTACTTGTCTATTTAATGAATGTGATCCAGGTTCATAATATTTTGGTGGCAGAGCTTGTGTATATTCATGTATTTCTCTAATTTCATATTCATCTTCTTTTAATTTTTTTAACATATTATCAATAGCTTTTTTAAGAGTATCTTCATTTTTTATATCATTTATAGATATATATTCTTCTTCTTGATCATTATTTTCATCTTCAACAATTAAATTCATTTTAGTTTTACTGGAAGGTTTTTTAATCTTAACATTTTTGGTTTCTGAACGTTTATTATATAAATCTATGATTTTTGGATTCATTTCAAATCTTGGATGAGCATCATATTGAACTGATAATTTCGCAAAATCTTTCTTTAAATTAAAATCAGATACTTTACGCTCGTCCATCATAAAATTTCCATCAGAAGAATCATAAGTAATTACATAATGATGTGTAAATTCATAAGCTTCATTTCCAGGTTTACGAGAACCAAATAACTGCCAATTAGTATGTCCTTTACTAATTCCTTCATCCAATACTGACTCCCAAGTATTAATTAAAGGTAGATCACAATAATCTGGAAGAGTTGTAATCATTTTCTCACGAAGCATCGTTTGAATAACAGGATCAGAATGAATACCAATAATCATATGAATCCCATCTTTTGTTAAAGATCCATCGGCTAATCTATTTACATGTGGTTTTTCAAAAATATAAACTGAAAATGGTTTATTCTCTTCAAAAATAAAATATTCCTTAAGTTCATCTAAATAAACACAAATCATATCAGCAACATGTTGTCTGGTATGTTGCCTTTCAGTAATACTATGATTATATCTAAAATCAAAATCAACTGCTAATGGTCCGCCACTTTCTAATTGTTTTTCAGTTAAATATTCTTTAAATTTCTTTTCAAAAATATGGTTATAATATACACTATAGAATACGTTTAATTCTTCCTTAGGTATTATGTAAGCTCCAGCATAAATGTTAAGTTCTTTATCTGGTATTCTTGTATGTGTAATACTTGATGTTATTCCAGTATTTGTTGAAACATTCTTAGCACTATGCTTTGCGAGGAACTCATTTAAATCTTTAAATTGTGACGATGTTGACATTGTGTTATTCATTGTTAATATAATATATTGATATTTTTCTATTTCATTTTTTTTAAAATTCAATTTTAAATTAAAATATATTATAAGTTTTAATTTAAAGAAATAGATATATTTATATATTTAAAAATCAGTTTAAAACTAATTTGATAACCAAAATATATGACAACTTTTATTTCAAAAGAAACGATTAATAGATTATTGAAGGATGTAAAACAAATTATAAAGAATCCATTAACAGAGCAAGGTATATATTATGTACATGATGACACTGATATACTAAAAGGTTATGCTATGATTGTTGGACCTTCTGATACACCTTATTTTGGTGGGTTTTATTTTTTTGAATTTACATATCCATCAGATTATCCTCATAGTCCACCAAAAGTAAAATATTGTACAAATGGTAATAATATTAGATTTAACCCTAATTTATATATAGGTGGAAAAGTATGTATTTCACTTTTGAATACATGGAGGGGAGATCAATGGACCTCTTGCCAGAGTATCTCTACTGTTTTATTAACATTATGTACATTATTATGTAAAGATCCACTTTTAAATGAACCAGGAGTTACTAACATACATAAGGATATGAATAACTATAATGAAATTATTGAATTCGCAAATATTGATATTGCCGTTTGTGATATTGTAAGAAAAAAAAAAGGTGTTTATTTACCATTTTTTGAAAATTTTTATATATTTATAAAGGAAAACTTTAACAAAAATTATGAAAAATTATGTGAAATCTCTAAAAAAAAAATGGAGGATATTAATATTCAAAATAAAATTTTAACAACAGATTTTTATAATTTAAAAGTTAAAATCAATTATCATGATATTTTACTAAAATTAAATGAATCAAAACAGTTCTCTGAAATTTTATAATTATTTACAATTATCTAATTTATAAAAAATTGAAATAATTATATAAATATAAATTGTAATTATAATATATAAATGCACTTCTGTAGTCAATGTTCAAATATGTATTATATCCGTATTAATGCGGATGACCCAAATAAATTGGTCTATTATTGTCGTAAATGTGGAAATGAGGATTCTTTATTAGCAGCTGAAAATATTTGTGTATCTAAAATACAAATTAAAAAATCAGAACAAAGTTTTAATCATATTATTAATAAATATACAAAATTTGATCCTACTTTACCAAGAATAAATAATATACTTTGTCCGAATGCTGAGTGTCCTACCAATAAAGATGGTAAAGAACGTGAAATTATCTATATAAGATATGATGATGTTAATATGAAATATGTTTATTTATGCTCTGATTGTAACACAGTTTGGCAAATAAATGAACATTCTTAAATAATATTTAAAATAAAAATTTATATTTTTTATTTTAAAAGAAAATTGAAATAATAATATTAAAAGTATCTTTAGTTAATATAGTAAAAATGAGTGACGATGAATATTATTCAGATCCTGAATCTTCTTCTTCTGATGAAGAATCTACTAATTTAAAAACAGGGAAAAATCCTTCAATTGTTAATGCAGCAAGAAACTTTGATGATTACGAAGAAGAATCTGATCAAGATGATGCTGATCCTGATGATGCTGATCAAGATGATGCTGATCCTGATGATGTTCAAGAAGATGATCCAGATGAAATTGGAGATGAAGAAGATGATGAAGAGAATAAATATGGGGGAGGTGAAGAGGAAGATTTAGATGATGATGCTGAACAAGATGCTGATAGTGATATAGAAATTGATGATGAAGGTGTAGCTATTGAAAAAACTACTAAACCAGTTAAATCAAAGAAAACAACACAGCTACCATTACAAATTGTTGATGATGATAATGATGATGACGAATATGAAGAAAATTATCTACAAAAATTTGACAATGAAATTAATAAAAATTACATTACTGAATTTCATCCCGAGTGTTTAAATCATAATAGTGACGAAGTTATGAAATTATCAAAAGTTGTTAGAGATGAAAATAATATTATTATTGATCCATTACATAAAACATTACCATATTTAACCAAATACGAAAAGGCAAGAATATTAGGTCAACGAGCTAAACAAATCGAATCAGGTTCTAAACCATTTGTTAAAGTTCCTGAAAATATAATTGATAGTTATGTTATTGCTGAATTGGAACTACGAGAAAAAAAAATTCCTTTTATTATCAAGAGACCTATTCCAGGAGGTGCGTTTGAATATTGGAGTGTTAAAGACTTAGAGAATATTAATTTTTAATAATTTGATAATTTAAAAAATTGAAATAAAAATTTTATATATTTTTTATTTCAAATAATGAATTAATAAATTTAAAAATGTTTTCCATCCAATCACAACTTCTTCGAAAATCACCTGAATTAGTATCCTCTTATGTACATATACCTGAAAATTTGGAAACATTTGATTTTGATACATATATGATAGATGAATGTTTTGTGCTTAAAAATATAGCTGGATTTATATTTAAAAAAATGATTGATGAATTAAACTTTAAAGTAAATGAAGAGTATTTAACAAAATTTATTTATATGATTTGTGAAAGATATAATAAAAATTATTTTCATAATTTTCAGCATGCTATTAATGTTTTACAAATGACTTATCTTCTTTTAAATAAAACAGATATCATAAAAAAACTAAATCCAAATATTGTATTTGCTGTTTTAATTGCTGCTTTATCACATGATGTAGACCATCCTGGCAATACAAACTCCTATGAAATTAATTCTATGAGTAAATATGCTAAATTATATAATGATATAAGTGTTCTTGAAAATCATCATTGCTCATTAACATTTGAAATATTAGAAAGTTCAAAACTATTAGAATCATTTAAAGACGAACAATTTAGAGAGATTAGAAAAACTATTATTTATAGTATTTTGGGAACAGATATGTCAAAACATAACGAATTTATACAAAAATTAGAATTATTTGATTTTGATCGAGAAATTTATTCCATTGATGAACAAATATTCATAGCAAGTATATTTGTTCATTTTGCGGATTTATCTAATCCAATTAAAGATTTTGATTCGTCTTACGAATGGTCACAAAGAATTTCACTTGAATTTTATAATCAAACTATCAAAGAAGAAATGGAAGGATTACCAAGTTTATCATTTATGAAAGTACACGATACACTTTCTATGTGTATAAATGAAATTAATTTTATTACAAATATTTCAATTCCTACATGGCAATTATTTATAAAAAAATTCAAAAATATGGATTTTATTTTAGAAAAAATAAATAATGTACTTATTAAATGGAAACAAATTAAAAAACAATATGTAGAGGATAATGATATCAATAACTTAATTTATTGATTTGAAAAATTAACCGAATAACAAATTAAATGGTAATAATTTTTTTACTATTAATTGTAACACATCCCGGCACAGAAGTTTTTTCAATATTTTTAATTTGTGTATAAATAATTTCTATATTTTTTAAATTTTTAAGTTTATTTGTATTATTTTTACATAATAATGCTCCTGCTTTTATAATATATTTTTTATCTTTTTTTGATACATTATCTGGTATAATTGCTATTACATGACATGATGAGAAATCGTTAGCGTGAAACCATAAATCATGTTGACTACCTTTGTCTATTACATCAAAATTTTCATTCATATTTTGACCAATATAAAATGTAATCTCTCTATTTAAACCTTGAATAAATATATCTTCAGTCTTCATTATTAATATTTAGTTTTCATTTTTATAAATTTAAATATATTCAATTTTATAAAATATATTAAATAAATCTAAATAGTTAAAATAAATGTCAGAAAATAATTTAACTGATAAACTTTCAGAAGCATTAACAAATGTATTTAAAAAAACAAAAATATTTGAAAAAATTCATAAAACACAATTTTATGTAGTTTCTTTTATTTTAATTTCATCTATATTAGGTTTAACAAATATTTATATTAATCATAATAATAATACTAATATTAAGCAACTTAAAAAAAAATTAGAAGATATAGAAAAAATATTGAAACAAAATAATGAAATAAATAAAAACCAAAATTTATTAAATTATAATGAATTTATTAAATCAGAAATAAAAAATAGAGATATTTTGATTAATAAAATAAAAGAAAATTCTTACAAATTAGAAGAAATATATTCATTAATTAATACATCAAAAACGAATAGTATTTCTATATCATCTTTCTCTCCAATCGAAACACTTATTTCTAATAATGATTTGAAGTTAAGTCAAAAAAATATTAAAAATGAAGAGAATATTAAAAATGAAGAAGATAATGAATTATTAAATGAATGTTATGATATAATGCCATTAAATAATGTTAAAAAAAATACTGGATTAAGTTGGTTGTTTTAAATAATATAAAGAATTATAATATAAATAAAATAAATGAGTTTTTTAAGAAATATTTACAATTTTTGTTATTCTTTTTTTGAAATGTTTTCTTTCAGAAGTAAACCAGAATATAATAAAATAAATAATAATGATGATTATGAATTTATTGTATTTAATGACAATTATATTTATAAAAAATAATTATATTAATATAAAATAATTTTTATATTAATTAATAATGAAAATTGCTTTATGTTTTATTATAAGTTACGAACATATACTTAATAAAGAATCCATTTGGAGAGAATGGATCGAACCGAATAAAGATATTATTAATGTCTATTTTTATTATAAGGATTTTGAAAAAATAAAATCTAATTGGATTAAGCAGTATACATTACCAATTGACTGTATTTATGATACAACTTACTATCATGTAATTCCAGCTTATATATCTATATTAAATTATTCTTATAATCATGACAAAGAAAATATATGGTTTTGTTTGTTAACCGATTCATGTTGTCCAATTATCTCTCCAAAACGTTTTCGTTACTTATTTTATAAGAATAGAAAACAAAGTATTTTTTCATGGAAAGAACCATGGTGGAATCCAAACTTCCATAAAAGGGGAAATTTAATTAAGTTACCAAAAGAATTATGGTTAGCAAATGATCCTTGGTTCATACTAACGAGAGAAAATGTAAAACATATACTTTATTTTATATCAACACAAAGAGGTTTAACAAAAACTATTTGTGATGGTGGTCTGGCTAATGAATCTTTATTTGCCATTATATTTAAGTTTTACAATAAATTAAACTACAATATAATTTGCGCATCATCTCATATAGCAGATTGGAATAGAAGAAGTAGTACTACAAGTCCACATATATTTAAAGATGTTGATGAAAAAGATATTCAGTTTTTTGATAAAGAATTAGAGAGAAATGAATATGCTGTTTTTATAAGAAAAGTGGATCCAGAATTTTCAGATGAAATTCTAAAATATTATATTTATGAATATAGGAAAGAAAAAGATGATAAACTTGTATTATTTGAACCTTTAGAATTAACTATAATGAAATATCAATTAATACTAAAAAAAATATTATTATGTTTCTCTGTTATTTTAATGATTTGTATTTTATATTTATTTTTAATTTAACATTTCCAACGATTTCCACACGGAATACAAGTTACAAATGTAGTCATTGGTTCATCTGCTGACCTTGTCTGCATTTGATAATAAGTACATTGATTCGCCTTACACTTGCGACAAGTAAATGTATCAGTAGCAGCAGCCATATTAACTTCAAATTTGTTCTTATCTCGTTTTGATTTAGCATGAATCATTTCTGACCACAATTCTTGATTTAGTTCTTGATGAGTCATAAACGCCAATTTGTGTGCTTGGATTTCATCCTTATTAATAGCTTGAATCCATTTTTCATTTAAATTGTTTAAAATACTTCTTAGATGATTCAAATAGATTTGTACAAAGAATTTATTATCCCATTTTTTAACAATTTTTCGTTGATCTGCTTCTTTTAAAGCATAATTGAAAATTCCCTTTTCCAAATTTATACTGGCTTTTTCATTTTTTAACCTTCCATTAATTTGTTTTCTTATATTGGCTCTAAAATTATCTGAATTAGCAATTGTTCGTAAAGACATTTTATTGATTTACATATTTAAAATATATTTAAATCAATATCAATTTTATTTTAAATTATTTATTTATTATATAATGAAGTCTAAAATAAAATATAAAAAATTAAGAAAAACAAAAAGAAAACATATTAAAAAAAATAGTACAATCAAAAATAAGAAATATAAAAAAATGTATAAAGGAGGAGAAGGTGAAGAAGAAATACAAAAAATAAGAGATATTATACCAAGATTAAGCGAATATTCTACTATTTATATTTCTATAGGAGGTAAATACTATAGTAGCTATCCATCAGATTTTAAAAATACTGGAATGTCACAATTAGTCCCTGATTTTATAATAAAAGAGTCTTATGAATTGAAAACGTTAATTATTATTATTGATGAATTTAAAGAAGAAGAACTTATTGAAAATAATAATGTTATTCAAAATATAATTACAAATACTCAAACACAAATTGATTATATTATTATTAATCATTATTTTGACGAAGAAATTAAAATAGAGATAGATAACTTAATTGATAGATTAACTACCCAGAATATTTATATTGTTGATTATGTATATTTTTTTTACACAGCAAATAAAAGAGAAGAAATAATATTAATAACGATAAAAGAATTACTAAACCAATTACTTACAAAAATGATACATAAATACGGCACATCAGAATTACCAAAAAATAAGAATATATATAAATGGTTAGGGAAAATTGATCCGGATTACATATTAGAATTTAATAAATATGAAATATTTTCTCCGAGAATAAGTGAAGCATTAAGAAATTTAAAATCGGCAAAAAAACCATTATCAACAAATATGATTAACCAACTTAAATATTTGAAAGATAAAATAGATAAATATTGTCTTAAAATAACTTCAGATTACGATGAAACATTTTTATCTACATTATCATCACTATAATCATACGATTCTTCCGATAATTCAGATCCAACATCTTCAATTACCATTTCATCATCGGCTTCATTTACTTCATCCTCTTCATCTTCATCTTCATCTTCTTCAGCAGTTTCAGATCCATCTTCAACATCTTCTTCTGTATCACTACTATCCACTACAAATCCATCCTTTAAATAACCTTGTTTAGTTTTCTTTTCTTTTGGAACATTAGCTAATTCATCTTCTTCTTCTTCATCTTCCTTCGCAGTAGTAGCTAAGTCTTCGAAACCCCCAAATAATTTTTCATAAATTTTATTCCAAAGTGGTAAAGTTAAATTAGCATAAATTTTTGTACCATCCTCTTTCTTAATTTGACCTACAATAGCACAACTACCATAAAATAATTTTGTATCAATTGGTGGAGGAAAATCATATTTATTTTCTGAATTAGCTCTTCCATCAGCTTTGGCAAATACTTGAATACAATATTTTTTCCCATCATATTTTACTTGCCATTCAGTTTGCTTATTAAAATCTTCTGCTTTCTTAAATCCACATTTCTTATAAAGTTCATCTTGTTTAAAATCCTTAATCGACAATATTTTCAAAGAACCTAATCTTTCAACTATTATAATATCTAATTGCTGAGACATTAATTATTATATTAAATTAAATAGGTTTAAATAGTTTATGTAATATAAAATAAATGAAAATTTATATTAATAATTTTAATTTAGATATATTAAATAATATAACAAATAAACTTAAAGAAAATTTGGTTAATAGTAAAAAATATATTCAATTATATACAGATGAAGGTATATTTATGATTGATAATAAAATGATTCATAAATTAAATCCCAAAGATATTCCAATTATTACATATAATAATTATTACGAAGAATTTACACTTATAGTAGATCCATCTTATTTTGTTAAAGAAAATGTAACAAGTGTTCATGGGACAATATATTTATCTTTTGAAACAAAGAAAAATTATTATAAAATAAATAATAAATCTACTTTATCTTTAGTGATAGAAAATTATTATGAAAAAAATAATTTTATACCAAATGATATATATTTTGAATTAGAAAAAGAGATAGATTTAAACAATATTTTTATTAAAAAAGAAATAATTGAGTTTCTATCTGTACTAAACTAATATTTTATTATAATATGTTATCCTGGATTATTCAAATTACAATAATATCAATCATTTTAATATTTTTAGTTCATCATTTAATTAATTTTTTCAAATCAACACTTACAGTTCCAAAAATAAAAGATTTAGTAAATACACCTATACAAAAATATGAAAACATTTATAGCATTATTAATAATAGTAATAATATACAAAATAGTAATTTTAAAAATAATATACAAAATACCAATAATGGATATAATGGTAAAAACGATTATACATTAATTGATTTGTTACCTCAAAATGATGAATCTATTGTTAAAAATGAATTAAATATGAAAAATGAATTGAAAAATTTCTTAAAATCTCAACTAAATAGCTCTAATAATAAATCTGAATTAGAATTTATAGAATCTAATTCTTATTCAAATTATTAAATGATATAAAGATTATTCTATAAACATAAATATAGAATGTTAACAGAGGAGGATAAAGAGCGTGTATTAAATGAATTTCCAAACATAAAACTTTCTTATGAAAAAATTATACATAAGAAAGTTTATCCATTAAAGAATGATTATATCTTAGTTATTCCTGAAGGGAAAAAATGTTTTGCGTGGTTTACAAATTTCAATGAAAAATCAGTATGTTTTATACTTGAACTGGATAATAAAAATAATAAGAAAATTAAAAATATTAAAATAATCAATTGTTGTTATACGAACTCATTATCCTATGGAACAATATTATATGGAACCTTATTTTATCATTTGAATAATATGTTTTTTTCCATAGAAGATATTTATTTTTATAAAGGAAGAGACTTATCAACATTTAATTTTGATTATAAATTAAATAAAATGGCACATCTTCTAAAAAATGATATTAAACAAATTTCCTACAATAATTATTTTGTCGTATTTGGATTACCAGTTATTTCACATTGTTATGATAACTTAGATAAACAAATTTCTGGTATCAAATATAAGATAAATTCAATTCAATATATTAAAGATTTTTCAAAATCAATTTTAACATTTCATGAATATAATAAATTAGAAGAGAAAATAGTAGAAGAACCTGAAAAAATAGAAGAACCTAAGAAAATAGAAGAACCTAAGAAAATAGAAAAAACTAATATAAGACAAGGTAAAATATTTATATGTAAACCTGATATTCAAAATGATATATATCACTTATATTCATTAACAAACGAATACATTGGTTTAGCATGTATTCCTGATTATAAAACAAGTATAATGATGAATAAATTATTTAGAATTATTAAAGAAAATGATGATTTAGATGCGTTAGAAGAAAGTGATGATGAAGAAGAGTTTGAAAATTCTAATATGGATAAATTTGTTTATCTTGAAAAAACATACAAAATGATTTGTAATTTTAATAATAAATTTAAGAAATGGGTCCCAATTAAAATAGCAAATTAATATATATATATGGTAAAAACTATTAAAAATAGAAAAATAAGAAATAAAACATGTAAAATAAATTATATTCCTGCTTCAGACAAAGATATTAAAGCAGTAATTGATGTTAATGCGATTAGAAATAATATTAATTATTTAAAAAAGAAATCTGGAACTGATTTAATGCCAGTATTAAAAGCAGACGCTTATGGTCATGGATTAATAGAAATGGCAAGGGTTCTAAGAAAATTAGGAATCAAATATATTGGCGTTGCTACTCTTGGAGAAGCAATTTTACTACGTAAAAGTGGTGATAAAGGTCGTATATTATCTTGGTTATATGATATAGATGGTCAAGAATTCAAAGACGCCTTAAAACTTAATTTAGATATTGCTATATTTGATGAAAAACTTATTCCCAAAATCGCAAGCATGATACCAAAAGGAAAAAAAATAAAAGTAACAATGTTTATAGATACTGGCATTAATCGTGCTGGAATTTCTTATGAAAATGCTCTACAAGCATGTAAAGATATAGCAAGTTGCGATAAATTTGAACTTGTTGGTATGATGACGCATTTAGTATGTTCTGGAGTAAAAAATAGTCCAATTGTAAATGAACAATTACGCAAATTTAGGAAATTAAGAAAACAACTGGCTGATATTAATATAGTTCCACCACTTGTACACGCAGCAAATACAGGAGCTTGTTTAAATTATGATGTATCTGATTTTACAATAGCCAGACCTGGTTCAGGAATATATGGTATAACAGCTGATTTTAAACCTAATAAAAACTTAAAATTAGCAATGACTGTTAAATCATACATTATTCAACTTAAAGATGTAGAAAAAGGATCGGGTATTGGTTATAATTGGAGATATATAGCACCTAAAAAAATGAAGATTGCTGTTTTACCAATTGGTTATGCGGATATTATTCCAAGAGATACTTCTTTAAAGCTTCATGTTTATATAAATGGAACAAAGCGTAAAGTTCTTGGAACAATTAGTATGGATCAAATAATTGTAGAATCGAGGGAAGATGATAAGGTAAATGATGAAGCATATATATTTGGAAATGGTAGAGATTGTCCACAAACTATTTATGATTTAGCATCATTAGCAAAAACTATCCCACTTGAAATTTTATGTCACAGCGGATATCGTATCAATAGAACATACACTAATCGTTGATTCGAAGATACAATTGGTTAAATATATAATATAGTATTATATATATAATATGTCAGCTGGTTCAGATGCATCTAATTTAGGTTATGGTAATATAAATCCTTATAATACCAGTCCCTATGTAAATGGGACAAGTTCTACTTATTCAGGTAGTTTTAGTAGTAATGAAATACCAGGCACACCACCAGGTCCATTACCTGGTTTAGCAGGAGCTAAATATAATGTTGACGCTGCGGCAGGAAGAGTTCCTGGAATATGTATGAAGGGAGGAGCTAAAAAAATTAAGAGAAAAATAAAAAATATCACTAAACAATATAAGAGAATGAAAGCTGGAAGTAAAAAAATGAAGTCTATTAAACATCATCTCAGAAGTAGATCAATGTCACGAACATTGGCGAGATCTTTAGCAAGACAACGTGCTGGTAAAAGAAAAACACGTAGACATCATAGGAGACAACGCGGTGGATATGCTCAATATCAAAATAACTTACCTTTGACACCTGTTTACTCAGTAGGGTCACCCAATTTGCCACCTAATTTGTCAGCTTTAGCAAATCCACCTCCTATTACAAGACTCAGTAACTGTGTAAATTGTGTTGATAATTATAACCATTATACCAATATGGGTTTCCCAAGTAAAGGTCATTAATAAATTATTAATTTTGGTAGTAAATAAATAAAATGAAAAAACTATTTATTTACTACTACAAACTTGTAGAGTCAAAATATTTTTAAAAACTAATATATAAACATATATTAGAATGAAGGTTTCGCCTGTATTCAAAATAATTATATTTGTAAGTGTAATGTATACTTATACATCATTTAAAATAATACTACACAAAAAATCAAATTTGTTATTACATAGTAATAATAAACAATGTATCATATCTTCAAAGAACAAGAAAAGTTATTGTGGTGAAGATGAAAAATTATTTTTAGATAAAAGTGAACTTGTATATGGAAAAAAACTCATTACAATTTCTCCTGGTGGTTATAAAGGGTTTTATTTACTTGGTATATTAACTTATATTAAGGAGAATTATGAGACGAGTCATTTGATTTTCTCTGGTGCATCTGCTGGAGCTTGGAATAGTTTATTTATGTGTTACAAAGGAGATCCTATGGAATTTGCGTATAATTTTTTGGATGTTAATATTAGAAAAGCCAAAACACTTACTGAACTTCAATATTTTTTAAAATACAAATTATTATCTTGCTACAAAACAGATGATTTTGATTTAAAGAAACTATTTATTGGCGTAACAACTTTTAGAAAATTTATACCCAATGTAAACATTTATACTGATTTCGAAGATTTAGATGATGCTGTTAATTGTTGTATGGCAAGTTCTCATATACCTTTAATAACTGGTGGAATAACAAATCGTTATAAAGATATGTTTTCATTTGATGGAGGATTTAGTAACTATCCTTACTTAGACAAAGATAAATTAATACATATATCTCTTTCTATGTGGGATAATTTTAAGGAAAAGGAAAAGAATAAATCATTTTTAAACGAAAAATTCAAGAATTTAAAATCACTATCGAATTTTTTTTCATTATCCAAAAACAATTTACTTGAATTATTTGATAATGGTTATCAAGATGCCAAATTACATAAAGAATATTTTGATGGAATATTCGAAAAGAAAATAGATGAAAATCCTCCTGAGTTCTAAAAGTAATAATAATAATTATAAAATTGTAATTACTTTTAATTTAATTTTGTAATACTAATTAATGAACCAATAGAATTCTTAATATAATTAGAAGATAAAACTATTGTTCCATCAGATGTATTTTTAACATAAAATATATCACCTGAATAGAAATTACTTGAAAAAGAACATGGTAAAGAGAGACCATGAATAGTTCCCTTCTTATCTTCATCCATTCCCTTTTGAGAAATAGTAAAATTATATTCTTTTTTATCAACTGTGTAATAAATTGTAAATAATGCTGCTGGTAATTTTAGGTTTTGTAGATAAATATTTAAATTAATTAGATATAAACCATCATATATAAATGTAAAAATAGATGTGTCTGTGTCATAAGTTATATTTGAAGATAATATTCTCTTATCAAATTTTATTTTTTCATTTTTAGCAATTAATGTTTGAGAATAATTATTTGTTAATGAAATATCAGTCTCTGATTCTACTAAAGCTTGATATGGTATAATATCTTTTGAAATAATTATTCCCACAATAACATTATTAGACACTGAATTTGCTGTAGTATAACCTTTTTCTAACGTTAAATTATAATCAATTTTAATCCAATTATTATTTACACTAAACTCTCCAGTAGCTGGATCTCTATTAATTGTTACATAATATCCATCGCTTTTAGTTAATTTTTTATTCGCAGCATCAGCAGCAATAGAATATGTATTTGTATCACCAATACGTTCGACACCCTGTAAATGAGTAAATACATCACCTAATTCAGGTAAAGTTACATTTGTCCAATTACTAAAAGTATTAGTATTAGAATTATAATTAACTATAAATCCACCAGCATATGGATAGATAAAGAAATTTGTATAAGGATTTATATTTTCTTTAAGTAAACCCCAACCACCTATTATAATATAAGTATTATCACCATTATGCCATATACCATAACTTGTAGTTATTACAGCATTTGGGTATTGAATAGGAATTGGTTTTGAATTAGGTTTTGTTACATTTATTAAATAAGATATACTTAAACCAGTATCACTATTAAAAGAATTTCCAACTAAAAAATTTCCACTAATACTATGAAAATATGTAAAATTAAATTTATCACTTATACTATTGAATTGAAAATTGTCAGGATTAGTTAAACTTTCTTCTGATAAATTTCCAGAATAAATAAATCCATTTGTGTTACCATTTTCTGCTATATAACTACCAACAAATCTATAAATACCTGTATTTATGTCATAATCTGGACCATAATTAGATGTAGTATAAAATCCACCATTTGGGTTAGGAACATTTAAAGTATATGATATACCATTGATACAATTAATGTTTCCTGTAAATATTAAACCATCATAATCACCTTCATCATTAGGCACAGTTGATCCTGCCATTAAATATATATTTTCTCCTAAGTAACGAATACCTTGCCATGCTGATACATCATTATATAATCCATCAACTACTAAACTATTTGTATTATAATAAACCACAGATGACGAATTTTTTGTGTCAGGATATTTTGGTAAAGGAGCATTTATTTCACAATCACTATCACATGTTGTAGTAATTTTATGCGTCTCCTTAATAATTTTTGGTTTATATGTATTTAAAAAATTGTCTAAGGTCTTATTAATGTTTATTATCGAATTTTCTTTCGCACTTTCACAAGTATTTCCAGATCCGGTAGCAGACATAGTAGCTGTAAATTTTGTACCGTTAATTGTAGTAAATTCGCCTTCTAAAATAGATTCACAACTAATTTGTTTATTAAACGCGCATTTATTAGATGGCATATTATAATATATTTTAATATAATAATTTTCTCTTAAAAAATTATTTTATTTTTAAATAACATATATCATCCGCTATTTTGCTTGATTTTTTTTCTATTATTTCAGGTTCTTCATTATCATCTTCTGGATCAGAATCATTTGTTATACTTCTCTCTGAAGAACTATTACTTTTAATTGAAATTTGTTTCTTTTTTCTTGGTTTACACTCTTTTGGACCATTCGGATTCGGATCATATATTAATGTCCATTTTGATACATCTGTTGAATAATTAGTGCTTACTGTATAAATAATTTTATAGTTTTCTTTTTTATAAAATGTTTTACGCTTTCGCCATTGATTTTTAAACGTATCATGACTGTCTACTATATCCACCACAATTGGGCTACTATGTTTCTCTCGAAGTATACGACCAACACTTTGTTCTATATCCGTTTTTGGTGTTGCCATAATCAAAGTTGTCAATGTTTTTATATCCAATGCCTCAGCTGCCATAGCATAGGTTGCGATAACTACTTTTTTTGTTTCAGTTTCTTTTAATGCTGATTCTTTCATTCCACCAATATAATAACCAACAGTTGCTATATTTCTATGAGCTATAGCATCATGTAAATATTTCAATAAATTTTTATTATGAGCCAAAACCATTATTTGTTGATCTGGGTTTTCAATCAACATATCCGAGAGAATTTTTAAAATAAACTCACTTCTACGGCTATATTCACATAACTTTGAAATCATTGTACTATAAGCTACATTTCCTCTGTAATCCAATTTCACTTCATTAAAATCATCATCATCTACATAATATTCAATAGCACGAACAGTTACAGCTCTATCAGTATCTCTTTTTGATTTATAAATTACATCACCTAAAAACATTTTAAAAACAGAAGTTGTTCCATCTTTACGATTCATGGTTGCTGATAATCCAAGCATATATTTTGTTACAATTTTAAATAAGGAATTTGAAAATACTTCGCTTGAAATATGATGAACCTCATCAATAATGGTAAAACCGAAACTCTCAAATACTGAAGATGGATAATCTTTCATCGATAAACTTTGAAGCATTCCTATCACAATATCTTTATTATCTATATCGATTATAGGTCCTTGAATTTTACCAACTTTTGCGGTTGGTAAAAATTGTTGAATTCTCTCTATCCATTGATTCATTAAAAATTCTTTGTGTACTATTACTAATGTTTTCTTCTTTAATTGTGATATGATATAAAGAGATGCTGATGTTTTTCCCCAAGCACAATACAACTCCAGTAATCCACCTCCATATTTAACATCGGAACAGTGATTTATAAATTTATTAACGACTGGCTCTTGATAATCACGAAGTTTTCCATTAAATTCTACATTTATATTTGTACCTTCCGGAATCTTATATTGTTTAGGTACACCAAAATATTCCACACCATAATAATGAGGAACATAAAATTTATTAGGCGATTCTCTATAAGCAGGAAAAGTTTTTGTATCATTTAAAGGTGCTCCCATTGTAAATGGTTTAATTGTTAAATCATTTCTTATTTTTACTTGGTTTTCAATACTTAATTCACTTTTAGATAAAGTATATCCTTTTTGTCCAAGATATGTATTCATAATTATATTATTTAGAATATTGTTTTTATGTTGTTTTCTACCTTTTAAAAGGTAGAGTCAAAGAATATCAAGTTTAGGAAACGTAATATAAGATTGACTCCAACCTTTCTTAAAGGTAAAAAAATAAAATCTATAATTATGATATATGGATAGTTTTAAAGAACTTTTTAAAAAAGAACATACAGGAGAATTAATTTTAGTCGTTTTGATTGTTATATATCTAATATTAGGACTAAAAACACCTAACTTCATTGCTAATATTGTAGATAACATTATTGGAAAAATTGTAATTATATTAATTGTTATTTATTTGTTTGTACATTCTAATCCAATTTTAGCTGTATTAGCTGCTTTAGTCGGTTTTGATTTAATTCGTAGATCATCTATGACTAATGAAAATAATGGATTAGGATCGCTTCAAGCATATGCACCTTCTGAGAAAAAGAAAATGTCTCAATTTACAGCATTTAATCAATTCCCATATACATTAGAACAAGAAGTTGTTGCTAAAATGGCACCTATTGTACGCTCAGGGTCATCATTAACCCCACCTTCTTATAAACCTTTATTAGAAAACTTATATGATGCTTCACCCATCAATAAAAGTAATTAAGTTAAATAATAAAATTTATTCATTTATTATTTAACAGTTTTAGGTAATTTTTGGTATTTTAGGTAGTTTTATAGAATCAGAAGATAAATAATTATAAAAAGCACTAATTCCATAAAAGACAATTATAAATAGTAGACAACCTAATACTATTAACATTATAATTTTAAATACAGGACTATTTATTACATTTGATATATCAACAGATGTAGAAGCTGGTTTATCATATTCTACTGCTACCTCATCTTGTGATGATCCAGTAGGTTTACATGAAATATAAATACCATCTCCTATATTGGTTCCTGAAACAGGACCTTTTGAATTATAAAATAAACTACCTCCTGGCGTTGGTATAGGAAAAGGAGTAATTATTTGTTGTAAAGTACTAATTGTAGTTGAACTTAATGGAATAGAGTTTATAGCACCATAAACAATCCAATCAGTATTATTAGTATCTTGATACATAAAAAATGGTTTTCGAGGAATGATATCTTGAAGATTAAAACTCATATTTAAATTTGTTGTTTCTCCTTCACTTGGAGCATTTGATGCTACAGTTTGAATAATATTTGTTATTATTTGTGTGGCATTAGAAGATTCTGATGAAGAAATAAACGGAACACATACTTTTAAATTATTACCACCTTTAACAGGATTGTGTTCTACAATTATTTCGGCCGGTAAATAATTACCATCAAATAAATGTATAGATGGCGATACAATAGTTATATTACCAACAGTATATTTTTGTTCATTAAATATAACTGGTGGTACACTTTCCGAATCATATGTTAAATTTATCATAACACCATTGTTTTTAGCAGTTGAATTACTTTCTTGGTATTTAAAATGATATGAACATTTTAAGTCACATTTTCCTGCAACATTTGTAGCTGATATATTTATATTTTGAGTACTCATTAATATAAGTAAATAAATAAAAATATTAATTTATTTATATAGAATGAAATTGACTAAAGGTAAAATATCAAAATTATACAATAAAAAAAAACAAAGTTTAAAGAAACATAAAAAGCAAAAGACATCTTATAAGAAAAGAACATTTAGAAATAAAAAAATTAATTTAGCTAGAAAATCATTAAAAAAATTTGATTATAAAAAATATAAAGGTGGAGAAGAAGGTAATGATTCTAAAGATGTAGCAACACCTGTTGAAACCACAAATGTACAACAACCTGTAGAACCACCTGTTGATCCAAATATAGAGCAAACACCTGTAGAACAAACAGATAATAAGACTGGAGAAACAATATCAGGTGATGAAATTACAGGACAATATATTCCTCAAGATGAAATAGCTGGTTTAGACACACTTACAAACACAGAACCTAAAACAGATATAAAAAGAGAAACAAATATTCAAGAAGGCGATCAAACTAATTTAGAAGGAGATAAAAATTTAGAAAGTGATCAAATAAATGTACAACAACCTGTAGAAGAAAGTGATCAAATAAATGTACAACAACCTGTAGAAGAAAGTGATCAAATAAATGTACAACAACCTGTAG